AAATAATATATTTTTAAAAAAGTTTATATTTATTATTGATTTATAAAATTAAATATGATACTATATAACCATAGTAGTAAATAAGAAGTTTTAAAAGATAGTAAAAATAATTAATAAATTTTTAAAAAAGCTCTTGACAAAATAAAATGATGTGTGATATAATATAAAGTATAATAATAAATAAAAGGGGTTGATAATATGAAAACAAATAAACAAAGAATTGAAGAAAAATTAAATAAAGAAGGTTTCATAATAGGTTGCTGGGATAAACAATTAGACAAATTAAATTATAACAACATCAAAAAAATATTAGATGATATTCCTTTTGGAGCTACAGATATACAAGTATCTCTAAATAGAAAAAAATACATAGTAGAAGTAAGTGACGTTGATAATGAATATGATTTTAAAATGACTTCAAAGACTTCATACTTAAATAAATACGATGATGACGAATATTATACAAAATGGTAGGGATTAGTCCCTACCAGCTCTTAAAAAATAATTAATAAATAGTGATTGTAATTTTAAATTGCAAGTGCTATAATATAAGTAAGATAATTGAAAGGGGAAATGATAATGAATAATATTAAAAGATTTTTAAATCTGTTAAATGACAAAACAATAGAAGGTAAGATAATAGATTGCTATTGTACGCTTCATAAACAAGCGTGGTATGATGGCAAAATAAAAACCAACATAGTATTAAATTTAGATGGAACAATAACAACTACAAATACAAATGAAATAAAAGATAATCAATTGTTATTATTAGCAATTAGTGAATATGTAGAAGTGCCAGAAATAGAATTTGGTGACATCGAGTTGCAAGATGATTATCAAGAATTCGTGGACTATCTGATGGAAGAATGTGAAGAAATATTTGAAAGTAATGTGGATAAACAACAGTATATTTGGGATAATGCTACATGGAGTGAATATAAGTATTTTAATGAATTGGGTTACGAAGATGAGGAACAGTGCGTCTGGAATTATATTTGTGATATGGAGGACGCAGACTTTATATATAATGTTATATCAAAATTAATAAGTCGATTAGAAATGATGATATAAACTATTATATGGTAGTATGGAAACATCTGTACTACCATATAGAAAATGATAATAAAAATAATTAATAAAATTTTATAAAAAGCTATTGACAAATATATTTGCAATGATATATAATGTAACTATAATAATTAATAAGGAGTTGATAACATGAAACAATGTACAGGAAATTATAAATACAAAGGATTTTTAATTAATTTTAGCGAATATACACAAAGTTGGAGATTAGAACCAACATTAGAATTAATAGGAGATAATTCAGATGTTGCAATAGATTTTGCAGTAGAGTGCAACAATGACAGTATGGAATTTAGAACTATAAATCAAGCCAAGAAATATATAAAAGACAACTATGATATATTGATATCAGAAATTAAAAAATCATATGAGGACTTCAGATAGTCCTCTAGCTCAAAGTCAATGATGATAAAAATAATTAATAAATTATTAAAAAGTCATTGACGATATAATATAAAGTGTGTTATTATATAAGTAAGATAATTGAAAGGGGATAAATGATATGAAATATTTTAAAAATATAAACTCTTTAGAAGACTTAAAGAAACAATTTAAAAAACTAGCTTTTAAACATCATCCAGACAAAGGCGGAGATGTTGAAGTAATGAAAGCTATCAATAATGAATACGATATATTATTTCCTGTTTGGAAAAATAGAGATAATATAAAAACAGAAGAAACAGCAGAAAGTACAAGAAATGAATTCTATACTCAAAATGGTTGGAAAGGTGAAAAATACGATAGAAATTTAGATATTAAAACAATAGCTAAATTTGTTAGAGAACAATTAAAAGAAGAATTTTCAGACTGTAAATTTAGTGTTACAAAAAATGAATTTTCTGGAGGCTGTAGTTTAACTGTAATTGTGAAAGAAACTCCTAAAAGTGTTTATGCAAATGATGATAAAAATATAATCAATTATGAAATATCACCGTATATCGAATATCCAGAACTATCAATATATGGTAAAAAATTAGTTGCAAGAGTTTGGGAAATAATAAATCAATATAGATATTCTGATTGTGACTCTCAAATAGATTATTTTAGCGTTAATTTCTATCCATCTTTAAAACTTGGTAATTATGACGAGACAGTTAAAGTGGTTGAAAGAAAAGTTAAAAAATCTAAAAAGACAACAGAAAAAAATAATAAAAATAATAGTGATAAATTTGATATAGTAGAAAACTTTGAAAAAAATGGAATAGAATTATATTTTGAAGGTAAACCATCGGAAAATTTTAGAAACATGTTGAAACAATTTGGATTCAAATGGAATAGAAATAAAAAATGTTGGTATACTAAAAGAAATTCAGATACCTTAATAGTACTTGAAAATTTACAAAATCAATATAAATTAATAGGATAGTATTATAGGTTTGTGGGTTATCCTTTAAAACCTGCAAAAGATTATAAAAACAATTAATAAAAAAGCTCTTGACAAATAATAACACAACATGATATACTTAATATATAAAATTAATTAGGAGGAGATAATATGGGGGCTAAAATAGATAGAACTGGAGAAACAAAAGTTAATAACTTTGGAAGTGAGATGGTAATAATAAAATATAAAAAATGGGAAGATGTTGATATTTATTTTCCAGAATATAATTGGACTGCTAAAAATAAAACATATCAAAATTTTAAAAATGGTCAAATAAAATGCCCATATGAAAGAAATATTTATGCTATTGGTTATATTGGTGAAGGTAAGTATAAAGTAAGTGAAAATGGTAAAAATACTAGAGCTTATAAGACTTGGAATCATATGTTGGAAAGATGTTATAATGAAAAGAATAGACATAAAAATCCAACATACAAAAATTGTAATGTTTCAAAAGAATTTCATAATTTCCAAAACTTTGGATATTGGGACGAAAATAATTATTATGATATAGAAGGCGAGAAAATGTGCTTAGACAAAGATATATTAGTCAAACATAATAAAATTTATAGCCCAGATACTTGTGTTTATGTACCAAATACAATTAATACTTTATTTACTAAAAATGATAGTAAAAGAGGTACTAATCCAATAGGTGTTTCAAATTATAAAAATGGAAAATATGTATCTCAATGTAATTTGATTAATCCCAAAACAGGTAAATCAAAAAATAAATATTTAGGTTTATATGAAACACAAGAAAAAGCATTTGAGGTTTATAAATATTATAAAGAAAAGAATATTAAAGAGGTTGCGGATTATTATAAAGGACAGATTCCACAAGAAGTATATGATGCATTATACGCTTATGAAGTTGAAATTGATGATTAAAAATAATTAATAAAAGGAGAGATGAAATTATGGAAAAATATATTAAAAGCCCTCTTAATTACACAGGTGGAAAAGGGAAATTATTAAATCAAATATTACCACTATTTCCAAAAGATATAAACACTTTTGTAGATTTATTTACAGGTGGTTGTAATGTAGCAGTGAATGTTAATGCTAATAAAGTAATAGCCAATGATTTATGCACTCAAGTAATAAATACTTATAAGGGAATACAAAATAATGATACAGAAAAAGCTATCAAAATAATAGAAAAAGTAATTAACGAATATGATTTAAGTAAAGAAAACAAAGAAGGTTATTTAAAATTAAGAAATAACTATAATGACGGTAATAAAGAATGGTATGTATTTTATACTTTGTTAGCTTATTCTTTCAATAACCAAATAAGATTTAACAAAAAGGGTGAATTTAATATGCCTTTTGGTAAAGGTAGAAGTAGCTTTAATCCAACTTTAAAAAAGAAATTTGAAGACTTTTCAAACGCAATTCATAACAAAATATAAAATTTACAAATAACGATTTTAAAAAATTAAATATAGATAAATTAGGAGAAAATGACTTTGTATATTTAGACCCACCATATTTAGTGACAGAAGCAACTTATAATACAGGTTGGAATGAAGAAACTGAAAAAGATTTACTATCATTATGCGACAAGCTAAATAACAAAGGCGTAAAGTTTGCAATATCCAATGTATTAGAACATAATGGAAGTAAGAACGAAATCCTAATAAACTGGAGCAAAAAATACAATGTAAATTATTTAAATTATGATTATTCAAATTGTAATTATCGTAAAAAAGATAATGGACATAAGAGCATAGAAGTTTTAATTACTAACTACAAATAATTAATAAAACTCTTGACAATGATGGTTAAACATGATATACTTAATATATAAAAATAAAAAGGTGGTTGATATTATGAATAAAACTGAAAAATTTTTAGGATTTTTAAATGATGACAAAATATTTGGTGAAATACAAGAATTATATCACGAACTACATCTAAATTTATGGACTGACGGTCATATAAAACATGATATAATATTAACTATAGACGGAGATGTTGAATATACAAGTTATATAGGTAATCAGTCTAGAATGGATGTATATGAAGGTGATGCAATACTTATATGTACTATGGACGAATATCCAGAAGTATTTGACGAAGATTTAGGGGAATTATCAGAAGTTGATAATTATAATGAATACCTTGAATGGTTAGAAAAAGATGCTAGAATCAATTATGAATATGAAACAACAGAAGAAGTTAAAGAGCATATTGAAGAGTATGCTGACGACTGGGAAAAATATTCAGAATTTGATTTAATAACATACGAAGAACAGCAACTTTTAGTTTGGCAATTTAATTGTGAACAATACGACTGGGATTATATAAACGATAAAATTTATCAAAGAATAGACGAGTTAGAAGAAATAGGGGAAAATTACTTTAAAAGAGGGTTTTAAATAACCCTCTAGCTCAATCAATGATGATAAAAATAATTAATAAAATTATTGACTTATATAATATAGTATGTTATATTTAATATATAATATAAATAAAGGGGTGTTGATAATATGGATGAAAATGTATGTGCGAATTGTGATTATAATAAGATGTGGGGAGGTAATTGTGAATATGAACAAGAAGAAAAATGCATATATGCAACTGCTAGATATTTAACTCATGATGAACGTAATAAAATAGAAAAGAAATTAATTATGATTGATTATTTATTAAATGATATAGTCGAAATCGACAAAGAGAATACTATCGAGGATTTAACGGATAAACTTTCAGAAGTATTACAGAATATGAATTATGAAATAAAATACAGAAACAGAGATTTTGAATACATGAAAAGCAACAAAAATAATTAATAAGTAAAGGGGAGGAAATTAATTATGGGAAGAAAAATAATTGATAGAATAGGAGAGAAAAATGTTAATGAATTTGGAAGTGAGATGATTATAGTTGAATATAAGAAAGCAATAGATATTGATGTTTATTTTCCAGAATATAATTGGACTTTTAAAGGAGCAACATATCAAAATTTTAAAAAAGGGCAAATAAAATCTCCATATGAAAGAAGATATTTTGGGATAGGTTATTTAGGTGAAGGTAAATATAAATGTAAGGAAAATGGTAAAAAAACTAGAGCTTATTCTACTTGGAATAGTATGCTACAAAGATGTTATGATAAAAAATATCATAGAAAAGAGCCAACTTATAAAGATTGTGAAGTTTCAGAAGAATGGCATAATTTTCAAAATTATGCCAAATGGTATTATGATAATTATTATGAAGTGGAAGGAGAAACAATGGAGTTAGATAAAGACATATTATTTAAGCATAATAAAATATATAGTCCAGAGACCTGTATATTTGTACCTAAAACAATTAATAGTTTATTTGTTAAAAGACAAAATTCTAGAGGTGAATCTGTTATAGGAACAACTCCTAAAAACGGTAGATATCAAGTACAATGTAATATAATTAATCCTAAAACAAGTAAATCAAAAAAGGAGTATTTAGGTATTTGTGACACGCAGGAGAAAGCATTTGAAATATACAAATACTATAAAGAAAAGAATATTAAAATTGTAGCTGATTATTTTAAAAGTTTAATACCAGATAAATTATATAATGCTTTATATAACTATGAGGTGGAAGATGATGATTGAAAATTTGAAATGATACCAAAAACTATTAATAAATAATATTAGGGGGTAAAAATAATGAATAGAAATATTAATAAAAATAAAGGGAAAACTTGGACACCGAAAGATATAAGAAACTATATGAAGAATTTTGTTTCTACTTTAAACGAAGAAGACAGAATTATAATAGGAGATACGGTTAATACAATTCCAATAACCATAGACGGACGACTTAAAACATCATTAGGTTACTTCTCTGGCATATATAAAAGAAACGGGGAATTTGTATCACCTGTTAAGTTTAAATTTAGTAAAAGAATGAACGTATACGATGATGATACCATAAAGCATATTATATCTCATGAGCTTATGCATTTATTGTCAGACAAAAAACATAAAAAAAATACAGCACATGGGGAAGAGTGGAAAGAATGTTGCCATAAATACGGAGTAAATGATGATGAATTCTTTGAATCCAATTTAGAGCTTGAAAAGGATTATCATAAATACCATATATATTGCACTAAATGTAATAAACTTGTAGGAGTTAGAGATAGATTATCCAAAGGGAAGATAATTGAATTATTACTATATGGTAGACATGGAGCTGATTGTGGAGAATTAAAAATATACGATAATAAAGAAAAAAAATATATTAAATTAAATAATATAATGGTGAATGATAGTAAAAATAATTAATAAAAGTGTTGACAAATGATAGTAAATTATGATATGATTAGTATATAAAGATAAATAGGAGGGGTAAACATGAAAAATATAATTGAAGGAAAAATAAAAGAGTTAGAAGAAAGAATAGAAAGTAATAATAAAGAAATCAAACATAATTTTAGCAGAATAGAAGGTATAATGCATAATTGGAGAGAAAAAGATATAAATGATATGTCTTATGAAGCTGAAAGCATTGCATTTGCAACAAAAGAAATACAAAAAAGACAAAATTATAATTTCATATATAAAAGTCAATTAAAGGAACTTAAAAATTGGTTAAAAAATTATAATAAATAAAACATAAGGAGGTTGGTAATTATGAATAAAAAATTATCAGTACTAATATTAACAGGGATGTTATCAATATCTATGATAGGATGCAAAGATGCTGAACTTGATTCTGTACCAGAAAATACAACTCAACAAATGGATGATGAAACAAAAGACAAACAAAAACAACAACTGGTAGAAATAGCATATTATTTAACCGAAAATAAGGTTGATGAAATATTCTATGGAAAAGATTACAGTTATAAAATGGAAAAGGATGGTTTAGTATTAACTAACTATTTCCAATATGATGAGGTTTCTAATGCTATATATACTGGTAAATGGGATAATCTGTTAAATACATTAAAAGAAACATCTAGTACCTTAAAACAATATTTAGACGACAAAGGTTACACTAATGTTAGCTTTACAATTCAAATTTGTGACGCAAAGGATAGGGATGGAACTTGTTATTTGATAATAAAAGATGGTGAAATTGTATTTAACATAGCAGATAACATGAATCAATAAAAGAACTAAAATGATGACAAATAATATTAATTAATAGGCTAGATTTTATTCTAGTCTATTTTCATATATAGAGAACAAAAAAAGATTATAGAAATAATTAATAAAAACCATTGACAAAATATACCACATGATATATACTTATACATATAAGATATTAAAAGGGGAGGAAAAGATGATGGAAAAAGTTAATAATATGGAAAGATTAATAAATAATTATATAGCATACTTGAAGGATATAAAAAACTTATCACCTAAAAGTATTAAATCATATATTCCAGTAGTAAAGGAAATGATTGAGTATTGTGGATTTAAAAGAATAGATGATATACAAAATTCTACTATAATCCAATTACAAAATTGGTTAAACAAAAAAAGAAATGAAGGATTATCTAATCAAAGTCTTAACAGAAGGATAGCTAGTTGTAAATCATTTTACGGTTATCTATGTGCATTTAGGATTATTGATTTTAATGCTAGTAAGGAACTTAAACAATTAAGAATTGAATCTAAAGGTAAAATAGGAAACACAGGACAAGTTGACAAAATAAGAACTTATTTAGAATCTGAATATAATAGAAAACCTAATTATATGAATATGAGAAATAGATTGATTGTTGAAGTCATGCTTAATTGTGCTTTAAGAAATTCAGAGCTTAGACAATTAAATATAGATAGTATCAATCCCAATACTGGAGAATTTACAGTAATTCAAAAAGGTGGTGGCATTAAATCTTGCGTGTTATCTAGTAAAACATTACAACTATATAATGAATACATGATAGAACGCAACAGAATCCCTTCTAAGGATAATTCTCTATTTCTTAGTAGTTATAAGAGTAGAATAAGTATTGGTGGCTTAGAAAGGCTTATACATAAGATAACAGAGGTTACAGGGCAAATACTTAATCCTCACGATTTACGTCATATTTCAGCTACAAAATATGTGGAAGCTGGGTTTAGTTGTGATGAGGTCGCAAAGTTACTAGGGCACTCAAGTAGTAATACAACCTTCAGATTTTATTATCACCAAGATAATGACAATAAAAAGAAAATGGTTGAAAATACATGGGATTAATTTTAATTCATAGGTAATTTTACTTAAAGTTATGTTAATATAATAATAAAAAGGGGATGATATTATGGGTGTTAAAATAGATAGAACAGGTGAAAAAAGTATTAATAATTTTGGGAGCGAGATGATTATTATAGAATATAGAAACAAGAGAGATATTGACATTTATTTTCCAGAATACGATTGGACTTTTAAAAATGCAAAATATCAACATTTTAAAAAAGGGAATATAAAATGTCCTTATGAAAAAAGAACATATAGTGTTGGATACATTGGAGAAGGTAAATATAAAGTAAGTGAAAATAGTAAGCACACTAAGGTTTATAATACTTGGAACGCTATGCTTCAAAGGTCTTATTCTGAAAAATACCATAAAAAATATCCTACTTATAAAGATTGTACTGTTTGTGAGGAATGGCATAATTTCCAAAACTTTGCAGAATGGTATGAGGATAATTATTACGAAGTAGATGGTGAGAAAATGAATTTAGATAAAGATATATTAGTCAAACATAATAAAATATATTCTCCAGATACTTGCATATTTGTCCCTCATATAATTAATATGTTATTTGTTAAAAAAGATAATGATAGGGGTAAATCAGTTATAGGAACAAGTCCTCTTGAAAATGGTATATATCAAGTACATTGTAGTTTAATTAATCCAAAAACTGGTAAATCAAAGCAAGAATATTTAGGGAGACACGATACACAGGAGAAGGCATTTGAAATATATAAATATTATAAAGAACGTAATATAAAACAAGTAGCTGATTATTATAAAGATTTAATACCTAATAAACTATACGATGCACTATATAACTATGTTGTAGAAATTACGGATTAAAAATATATAATAAAAAGGATAATGATTTTCTAGTATTTAATTATATAGATAAAAATAATTAATAAAGGAGATGTGATTTATGAGCAATAAAGTAAAAAAATTATTTGATGAATTAATAGAAAAATATAATATGAGAGCAATAACTATAGAAGATAAAACATGGTATGCAATGAACGATTTGCCTATGAGTGGAGGTGCAATAAGAAAGAAATTACATGATATTTCGGATGTTACTTTAAGTAACAGCTTAAATTTTGTAAAATCAAATACAAAATTAATAACTAATTCAGATATAAATAAAAGTTCGACTCGAAATTTTGATAAAGTGAATAATGCAGGTGAAAGATTTGGAAATTTTAAAATGATAAATTATTTAATCATGACAAGTAAATTAGGAGTCGAATATAAAATTGAATTAATAGAGATATTAAATGAAATAAAAGAAAATGATTTTTATGTAGATGATAATATATCAAAAGAACAATTAAATTCGCTTCAGAACAAAGTTAATAAGCTAAAAGATAGATTGCATTATGAAAGACGTAGAAAGGCTTACGGGGCTACTCAAATAGTTAAAAAGATAAATATAGATAATTTGTTACCAAGTACATTATTTAGATACCTAGATGAATATTTGAATTTAGGAGATTATATAATAGTAAATAAAAATAGAAGATTTAGACCTAATGATAATTTTGTTAACAAATGTGCTGATTTAGGTGTAGCCAGAATTGGAGTAAACAATAATATAATATTCTTTAGTGAATTTGCAGAACAAGTAAATAAAAATAAAGACATCCTTAATATATTGAAAGTAATTAATAAAGAAGAATTACAAATAAAAGAAAGGGGAATTGAAAACAGAATTAAATAACTATTGCTTTCAAGAGGTTTTATACCTCTTATTTTTTTTGCTTATTTTAAAAAATAATTAATAAAAGTTGGTATATTTAAACTCCAATCTGTGTATAATATATAAAGAAAATTAATAAAGTTAGTTGTCTTAAAATATATTTTATGATATACTAAGCAAGACAACTAAGGAAGGAGTTAAAATGACTAAGATGTGTGATAAACAAATTAAAATGAATAGAATGGAAAATAAGGTGAACGATTTAATTAATGAAATAGGTGAAAAAAATATAAATGAAGAAGTGATAAAAGATTTCGCTATAAAAAATTTAAAGACAATCAATAGAAGTAGTTTCTACGATGGATTTAGAATTTTAAAAGAAATATTAGATACAAAGGGAATTAAATACGATTTAAAAGAAGATGAATTAATGGAAAAATGTTTATACTTTGACGAATCTAAATACTTCACAAAAACTCAAATATTAGATATAATTAATTCACTTATAAATGCACAAGATAAATTATTAATATACATGATATTCAATAAAGTATTAGGTAAAGGATTTAAAGACCTGTTAGAAATTAAGGTTTCTGACGTAGCTGAAGACTATAGTTATATCAATATAAATGGAAATAAAATATTATGTGATGATATAATGAAAGAATTAGTTAAAGATACAATAGAACAAGAAGTATATGTTAATACAACAAGAAGTAGAAATGTGCTTTATTATGATTTAAATATGCATAGCGAATATTTATTTAAGACATTATGTAATAGATATACCAATAATGGTTTAGAACCAATGAAACGTAGTAATTTAAGTGGAAAATTAACTGTTTTAACAAAAGAATTACAACATGGAGGATTAAATGTTACCTTGACAGCTACAGGAATATACCAGTCTGGAATCATGTATGATATGTTTGTGTTACAAACATTAGATAATATTATATGGACTATACAAAATACAAAGAGCTATCTTGATATAAATGGATACAATATGAATGCTAACGAGTTATCCTTAAAATATCATCGTTTATATTATGGTATGAATTCATCAAGGAACTAGAAGATTTCTCTAGTTTCTTTTTTTGTTTTTTATAGTTCATAGGTAATTTATTTAATGATAATGTTAATATGTTAGTATAAGAAAGGGGTTGATGCAAATTGAGTGTTGATAAAAATAATTAATAAAGTTAATGAAATATCAATAAAAATAATAAATAAAAAGGAGAATGATTAATATGGGAAGAAAAACAATAGATAAAACAGGCGAAAAGAATATTAACAACTTTGGAAGTGAGATGATAATTGTAGATTATAGGAATAACATGGACATAGATATATACTTTCCAGAGTATGATTGGACTGCTAAAGGAGTACAATATGTAACTTTTAAAAAATGGTAAAATCAAATGTCCATATGAGAGAAGTGTATATAGAGTAGGATATTTAGGAAAAGGTGAATATAAAGCAAGCAAAAACGGTAAAAATACTAGAGTTTATAAAACTTGGAGTTGTATGTTAAAAAGATGTTATGATGAAAAACTACATGAAAAAGAACCTACCTATATTAATTGTGAAGTATGTGAAGAATGGCATAACTTCCAAAACTTCGCTAAATGGTATTATGAAAATTATTATGAAGTAGAAAGTGAAAGGATGCATTTAGATAAAGATATTTTAGTAAAGCACAACAAGATTTATTCTTCAGAAACGTGTGTTTTTGTACCACAAACAATTAATAGTTTATTTCTTAAATGTGATAGGAGTAGAGGTGAATCAGTTATAGGCACGAGTCCTGCAAATGGAAAATATAGAGCTGATTGTAGTTTAATTAATCCTCAAACTGGTAAATCTAAAAAAAAATATTTGGGTTCATATAATACAGAAATAGAAGGATTTGAAGTTTATAAATACTATAAAGAAAAAAATATAAAAGAAGTAGCAGATTATTACTTTGGCTTAATACCTAAAAGACTATATGACGGTATGTATTCTTATGAAGTTGAAATCACAGATTAAAAATAATTAATAATCTTTAGACTGGATTTTATTCTAGTCTATTTTTTTTGCTAATTCTTATTGACAAATATATCCAAATGTACTATTATTATATAAAAGGGGTGATAAATATGAAATATGTATTAGCTTTTATGTTTATTAGTTTAATTGGGGGTGTGATGGGCTTCATTTTATTCATAATTAATTTTAAAAATAATTAATAAAAATAGTTGATAAATTATAATAAACATCATATAATATATATAAAAAATAAAAACAAGGGGGATGAATAAAATGATAATTAAACCTATTAATTGTGCAGGGGGAAGTGTAATTGAAAAAAATAAAGAAAGAATTAGAAACATAAGATTGGAAATACAAAGAGGTGGGGTTTCAATAAATAATCTATATAGTAAATATAACTACGAAGGATTTAAAAACTATTTATGTAATAATGTTTTATTTGAAGATATACCAGATTCAGAATGTATAAGAATATACAACTGTATAAGCAAAGAACAGTTTAAAGAATGGTATATGAGTAGAGGGTGTAAAGGGGCGTATGATTTAATAGCATATTATAAACTTTATAAATAATTAATAAATATGTTGACAAAGATAATTTGGTTATGATATACTTAATACATAATAATAAATAAAAAGGAGTTGGTAAATATGAAGAAAGTTGATTTATATAATCTAGCTAAAAATTATGTATACAAAGGAGAGCTTGTAACAATTGTGGATGAACTTACAGGATATATAGAAGAAAACGGTGAAGAGAAAATAATTTTACCATCACAAACAGAATGTTTAGGAAATAAAGTAGAAGAGTTTGAAGTAGGAAAACAATATGTATTTGATAAGAGATTAATATCAAAACATCTAAATATGCCTTTGAGTGGGTGGGAAAATGAAATAAATAGAAAGCCTGTTGAAGTTGTAAATAAAAAAAATGGTTATTGTTTCAATGATAAAGGTGAAGGTTATATTGTATTTGCCAGTTGGTGCATGGAAGTATAATAACGTACAAAAAGATAAAATGAAGGGGGAAATTAATATGAGATTAGGTAGTATAAATGTTAAAGAAGCGTACGAAATAGTAGCAAATAGCGTAGAAGAGGATATGATATATTCTAGAGAAATTAATCAAGATTTTGATGATGATTTTTTAGAAAAGGTTATAGATTTTCTTCAATGTAGAGTGGATGTGTTAGACAGAGCAGATAAAAGAGAAAGTTATTATAATCATTTAAGGGGATTTGATTTAGAAGTTTAAAAATAATTAATAAAATAAGGGGGAAAATTGATTATGTATAAAATAAAAATTGGAGAAAGAAATACAAATAACTTTGGTAGTGAGATGGTAATTGCGAAGTATAGAAATGCATTAGATATTGATATTTATTTTCCTCAATATGATTGGACTGCCAAGAATAAAACGTATCAACATTTCAAAAACGGTGGAGTTAAATGTCCTTATGAACCTAAGGTGTTGGGAATTGGTTATATTGGTGAAGGAAAATATAAATCAAAAGAAAATGGTAAAAATACTAGAGTATATAAAACTTGGAAAAATATGTTACAAAGATGTTACGATTCAAAATATCACGAAGAAAAACCTACTTATATAAATTGCAGTGTCAGTGAAGAATTTCACAATTTCCAAAACTTTGGAGAATGGGATGAATATAATTTCTATCAAATAGAAGGTCAACAAATGTGTCTTGATAAAGATATATTGGTGAAGCATAATAAACTATATTCACCCGATACCTGTATTTATGTCCCCAAAACGATTAATAGCTTATTTGTTAAAAGACAGAATGATAGAGGTAAATCGGCTATAGGTACATTTTGTGATAAAAATGGTAAATATATAGTACATTGTAGTTTAATAAATCCAAAAAATAGAAAATCTAAAAATGAATATTTGGGAACTTATGATAGTCAAGAGAAGGCATTTGAAATATATAAATATTATAAAGAAAAGAATATAAAACAGGTAGCTGATTATTTTAAAGATGAAATTCCAGTTAAACTTTATAATGCTTTATATAATTATGAAGTTGAGATTACAGATTAATAATAATTAATAAAGTATTAACGAATATTATAGAAATCAAAAATATAAAGTAATAAAATGGGAGGTTATATAATATGTTAGATAAATTTGATTTACAATCACTATATATCTTTAGTGAAAATAAGTATTATCTTTATAATGGTAAGAAATTTACTTGGACAAGTATATGTGATGGATTAATCGTAGAGCCAGAAACTGAATACATAGGCATTGTTAAAGTAGAAGATGAGGAATATGTTGTATTTCCTTATAGTTGTAATAAAATAGAAGTAGATGTTAAATCCATAGAAAAAGAAAACGTATATGGAAATGATATTATAAATGACGTTATAGGAACAATACAAACAAAATCAAGTTTTCAAGGTGGTAAACCTAAAGAATTTGAAGGAAAAATATTTTTTGATATAGATAAAATTTTATCTATAGATAAAGGTAATATTTGGAAAGACGCAGGATTTTCATTATTAGATAATTTAGAAGATAAATCTATAAATAATCACTCAAAAGAACTTACATTTAATGTAAATAAGAAATATTGTTTCGATGTAGATTTAGTTGCTAAAAAAGACATAAAAAATTGGATGCATGAGTGCGATGGATGTATTGTTGATATAACAAATGAGAATGAAGGTTTTGTATATAATGGGATAATATGTTATACTGTATTTAGAAAATGGTGTAGAGTCATAAGCAATCAAAAATAATTAATAAAATTTACTAGAAGGTATTGACTTTCTAGTAAATACTTTATATAATATATAGTATAAGATAAACAAAGGGGGAGAAAATATGAAAGAAAAAGCCTATACAGAAGAACAAGGGAAATTAATATTAAGTATAGCAAAGGGAATATGGAACAAAAAATACAAACAATTTCCTAATGACAAAGACGATGCAATAGGATTAGCATCGTTGGAAATGTATAAATCTATAAAAAGATACGATAGTAAAAAAAATATATCCTTAAACAGTTATCTTAATTTAATAGCCGATAGGAGCTTTAAGAAATACTTTAGAGACTTTGTATATAAGTATCAAGACAAATATACCTATATAGAACAAGAGAGTGATGAAGGATATATACTGGGCTTAGAAGATATAATAGGTAAAGATGATAGACATTACAATGATATAGAATTTAATGAACTAATGAAAAAGTTTAATAGAAACATAGAAGAAAGAAATAAACATACAAGTAGAAAAACAAACATAAATGAATTACATACAATTATTAAATTATCTGATAATGGTTATACACAGGTAGAAATAGCTAAGATGCTTGATTGCAGTCAGAATACTGTAAAGAAAAAAATTCATAGAATGAGAGAAGTCATAAATGAAATAAAAAATAATGAATAAAGGAGGAGGTATTATGAAAATAGAAATGACACAAGAAGAATTAAATTATCTTAAAAAATTATTATTAAATACTAATAATTGTATGGAGTGTAATCTTTTAACGAAAATAAAAAAATATTTAGGAGAAATGACGTGGAATAAAAATACTATAGATTTGAATAAATTTATATATGAGGACATAGCAGTAAGTTGTAATACTAAAGAAAAAGCAGAAGATTTTTTATATTTTTTATCCGATAAAGGTTATACGTGGGCAAGTGGTAGTAATCTAAAAGTTACCGATAACTTTGATAGTTATGGAAGTAATACGGCATATGACTATGATATTTATGGTATAACTTATTCAAATAATAATTATTACGAAACAAATAATTTTATAATAATATCTTGGGAAATAGTTTAAAGACAATCAATAATATACAAGATAAAGAAAGGTGATAAATATGAAAACATTAAAATTAACAGACCAAGAGCTAGAAACGTTAATATTGATATTGAGTGAAGCTGAAGTATGTTTATCTGGTTGTATTATTGAAGAATATCAAGACGAAGATTTCGATTGTGAGGATTGCCCATTTGAGCAAAACAAATGGAATATTTGGGAAAAACTAATGGAAATTGACTGTGAAGACGACCCAGCTTACAGATAAAAATAATTAATAAACTATTGATAATAGGGGGAATAAGTAATGAACAAAACAATAATAAGTGATACAGAATATTTAAATTTATCTTTAGAATTGACTGGTAAGATATATAATAAAAATTATAATGGGTTTTCCAGATGTAGAGAGGATATGATTCAACATTCATTATTGCAACTTTGGGAATCTAGAAATAAATTTGATGAGTCTAAAGGAAATATAAAAAGTTTTATTTGTGCAATTATATATAATTCATACAATGTATACATTAGAGATAATGTTTATAGGGATAAAGATGTACTTACATCACTAGATAAGAACGTAAACGATGAAGAAGAAACTACTCTATTAGATACTATAGGGAAAATAGATTTAGAATATCAAAATATCGAATATATAGAATTAATGAATGAATTCGATAGTATAATAAAAAAAAGAAATATTAATAAATTTAATAAGATTAATGCAGAAGAATTACATATAATTATGGATATGTTAATGGATGGATACAAGCAAAAAAATATTTCTAAAACATTAAATGTAAGCAGTGTGACAATTAATAGAAAAATTAACTTAATTAAAGATATAATTACAGAAATTAAAAATAATTAATAAAGGAGAGATAAATATGAGAAAAATAAGTCAAGAAGAATTAAATAAAATATTAAAGGAACATGAATTATGGTTAAAAGGAGAAGGAAGAAAATGTGCTGATTTAAGCAATGCTAATTTGAGAGGCATTAATTTAAGTAATGTTGATTTAACGGGTGCTAATTTGAATAATGCTGATTTAAATAATGCCGACTTAAGCAATACTGACTTTAGCAATGTTAATTTAAGATGTGCTAATTTAGAAGACGCTAATTTGAGAGGTGCTACTTTAGTACATACTGATTTAAGATGTACTACTTTAATACGAGCTGATTTAACATCTGCTAATTTAAGCAATGCTAATTTAAGTAGTGCTAATTTATCCAATGCTGATTTAAAAGATATAAAAACAAATATTCATACTATTGGTTATAATTTAGCTTGTCCAGAAAAAGGTAGTTTTATAGGATATAAGAAAGCTGGTGGATGTCTAATCGAATTATTGATATTAGAAGATGCTAAAAGAAGTAGTGCAACTACTGCAAAATGTAGATGTGATAAAGCTAAAGTATTAGATATAGAAAATATTGAAACAGGAGAGAAAATAAAAGAAACAAGAAGCAACTATGATAGTAATTTTATATATAAAGTTGGAGAAATAGTAAGCGTAGATAATTTTGATAATAATAGATGGAATGAATGTACTACTGGAATACATTTCTTTATAAATAGAGAAAATGCAATAAATTATCGATAAGACATTAAAGTAAAAATAATTAATAAAATGTATTGACAATATAAATAAAAGTATTATAATTATAAGTATAAGGGGGTAAATATTATGTTTAATATTAATGATTGGATTTATTACCGACCAAAGAAAGGAACTAAGAAAATAAAATGTAGGGTCATAGGTGTCATTTATGATTTGACTAATTATAGATTTATACTGGAAACCAATGACGAAGAAGTTTTAGAAAATGTTTCAATAACTCAAATGTATAGTAGATAAAAATAATTAATAAAGGAGAGATGAGATATGAACAAATCAGATTTAAAGAATGGTATGGTATTTCAAATAAGATATGGAACAAAATATTATATAGTTTTAAACGAAATATATACATTAGACAATTCCGTATCTTATACAGGGTCATTTTATAATATTATGAAATATTATAAAGAGGATTTAAAATATGATGGAACTACAAATAATGATATAATGTATGTGTATGATTCTGATGGAAATTTAATTTGGAAAAGAGAAGAAGTAGATTGGAGCAAAATACCAAAGGATACAAAAGTGCTAGTTAGAGATTCTAAAGAAGAAGTATGGAGAAGAAGATACTTCGCCGAATATAAAAACGGAAAAGTTTATACTTTTAATAATGGTTGGACTTCTTGGACTACGTCTAATAAAACATCCTGGGAATATTGTAAATTAGTAGAACCAGAACAAAAAGAATATGCATTTGAAGAAGTGGAATGTTTATTTGAAAAATATTGTGATAAATTTAATAATTGTGACGGATGTGAATATTCTGGTGATTGTAGAGAAAACTGGAAAAATGATAATTTTACAATAACTAGAAAATAATTAATAAAAGGAGAGATGAGTTATGATGTATATAGAAGAAATGTTAGATAAATTAGAAGAAATAAAAGAATTAGTCATAGCAACAATATGTGATAGTCAAAGTGTATGCAATCATTACTGTGAAAATTGCGAATTAAATAAAGATATAAATAAAATACTCGATGAATTTGAGGATTTTAAACAACTTATGGAAAAGTCAGATATGTAAAAATAATTAATAAAAGGAGATGGGAAGATATGAATGAAGATTATATTTTATTAGAAGAAGCTAAGAGAGAAGAATTAAGAAAAGCATATGACATTATTAAAAAAGTGAAAAATGATATAAATCCAGACTATGAAGAATATGTATGTTTAGAAATAACATTAGATTATTTAAATGTAGCTATAAGGAAAAGAGACTATCTTGAGACAAAAACAATAACTTAATACTATTAAACAAAGAGGTAAAATTTTATAATTTTTAAAAGAGATAAAGTCAAATAAAATGAAATTTTTATTAGGAGGTATAAAAAATGGGTAGAAGATATCTTAAAGAAATAGGAATAGAATTAAAAGAAACTCCGTGGGGATGGAATAAAGGTGATTCAAGAGAAAAATATTGGACAGAGGAAATATATGAAGATGGTTTTGATGAAAGAGAAACATGGGATTTAAATTTTACTATGAATTTATTATTATATGAACGTTTATGCAAATATAAAGAAATAACTAAAGGAATAGTAAATTTAAGTTTCCATATATTTAAATATAATGAAGAAGAATTAACACAAGAAGAATGTATAGATAAAATTCTTGAGGGATTAAGATTAGAACTAACATTAGAACCTTTTGATAAAAAGAGAAAAGAACAAGAAGTGATAGATAAAATAGAATCTATATGGAAAATATATGATTTAATAAAATATGCGTTATGGTGGTAAAGGAGGTGATAACTTGGAAGAATTAGATTATAATCAAGAGTGGGAATATGAATGGACTGATGGATGTTGGGATAATACAGACGACGATATAAAAGATTTAATTATAGATAGAGATAAGGATAATGGTAAGTTAAATGACAAAGATGATATTTTAAAATATGCTGTGCCTACAGACGAAAAATATATGAAAAATAAACAAATTAACTATGTACCGATAATAATACCATTACCGTATAGTAGATATAAAAAAGGCGAAAAACATAGATATGTATATGAAAATGAACTTTACGAAAATAAAGAAGAAATAGAATTTTTAAGCAAAAGAAAAGTAGAAACTATAATTAAAAATCTTAGAAAAATGTCCAAGATGGACTCACCGTTGGAAGTGAAAGAAATTAACGGTAAAATTGTTTACATATTAAATTATAAAAATGAACAAGACAGAAAATACGTTTTAATTGAAGAAAAAATTCTAAAAACTTTATTTTCAACTTCAAACCATAATAAAATAAGAATATATTTAATTTTAAAATATAGATGCAACACTACAAAATTTACAAGAATAACTAGAAAATCATTAGCAGAAGCTATGGGTTTAAATGTTAATAGTGAAAATACATTGACGAGAATAGGTATAATATTAAAGAGTTTAGCAAAAGAAAGATATATAGAAATAATAGAAAAATATGAAAATCAAATGGATGAAAATGGGAAAATAACATATTCAAGAAATAAATATTTTCGATTATGTACCTATGAAGAATGGTTAGAGTATGACAAAGAAATTATAAAAAAAGAATAATTATTTATATTTTATCTATTTATATTTTATCTATTTATATTTTATCTATTTATATTTTATCTATTTATTAATACACTACAATTATTCATTCATACCACTACTTTATGATAATTCATACCACCACAATTAGGTTAAACCATTGATATTACTAGATTTGAAGGAGGTCGATAATATGACGGATTGTGAAATCTTAGTGTTATTGCACAGAAGTATTGATATAAGTTATAAATGCATACAGGCTTTGTCAAAATACAAAGGGAAATTAGAATTAGAACAAAAGCAATGCATAAAAGAAAATTTAAAAGAGTTGATAAAAATAGAAACCATATATTGTTATAAACATAGTGATGTAAATATATTATTAGATAAAGAAGAATATGACGAAAATTATAAAAAATTAGTAAAAGACGAATTGAAATATCCACAAAACGAAGTAATTGGATTGTTTAAGAAATGGAATATTGATGTGGAGTTTAATAAAAAAGAAAAATTAGGTGTATGTGGACTTATAAATCTATGGTTAATTTTAAAAAATGCTAATTATAAATTGGACAAAAATATACGAGAGCAACTGGATATGGTTATTGAAGATATTGATAAATTTTAAAATAGGAGATGGTTAATATGAGATTAGATTGTGATTATAATTTGTTAAGAGATATAGTTGATATAGAATTGAAAAATTTTAATAAAATGATATCAGAATCAATACCTTTATTAAAAGAAGAGGTTATAAAGGCTTGTTGGATAACAAACCAAGGTGTACTGTGGGCAGAAGGATTAAAAAAAGATTTTACAAAGATTAACCTTATATGAAATTAATGTCACAAAGAAAATAGATAATGTTTATACTTCAGAAGGAGAATTTTTAAAATTAGATATTGAAATATATGCTAACGATGAACAAATACATCATATAGGTTTACAAAACAGAATTTCACAATAATAAATAACTATAGATAATTTTTACAACAATTATGTTAATACAAAAATAAAGGTGATGATAAATAATTTATTTTAGAAAATAATTAATAAAATAGGAGGAATATAAATGAATGAATTAATGTTATTTAACAATGATGAATTTGGAGAAATAAGAGGTTTGTTGATTAAGGATGAGCCTTGGTTTATTGGTAAAGATGTGGTTAATAGTTTAGGATACGAAATAAATAAAACAACAAGTTATACAAAATATATAAATCAATACTGTGACGAAGAAGACATTATTAATTACAATAAAGAAACTCAATTCCAATATAGAATTGAGTTAAATTATAAAGATTTAGGTCAAAGAGGTGGATTATTAATCAATGAATATGCACTATATGATTTAGTTTTTGAATCTCCATTACCTCAAGCTAAAGCGTTTAAGTCTTGGGTTACTCATGAAGTATTACCAAGTATAAGAAAAACAGGTAAATATGAAATACAAACGGATAGTGAATTGCCTCAATTACTCAATGATATGACACAATTAGTTGAAGATATGAAATATAGAATTGAAAAACAAAATAAACAAATCAATGAACAAAATAAACAAATAGAAGAAATAAAACATTTAGTTGGTATAAGAGCAAAAGATGTATTTGATTACGGCAAAATAATTAAAGAACATTTAGGTATTAGTAAAGGAGCGATATTATGGGGAAGGAAATAAATAGAATAGGTGAAAGAAATTATAATAACTTTGGAAGTGAAATGGTGATTGTACATTATAATGGATGTATGGACATTGATGTTTATTTCCCAGAATTTGATTGGATTTTTAAACACGCAAAATATAACAATTTTAAAAAAGGAGAAATTAAATGTCCTTATGAGAGAAGATTTTATAACGTTGGGTATTTAGGTGAAGGAAAATATAAAGTAAGTGAAAATGGTAAAAATACTAGAGTTTATGATACGTGGAAAGCTATGTTACAAAGGTGTTATTCTGAAAAAGAACATGAAAGACATCCTACATATATAAATTGTGAAGTTTATGAAGGATGGCACAACTTTCAAAACTTTGCTAAATGGTATAAGGATAATTATTATGAGGTTGGTAATGAAAAGATGTGCTTGGATAAGGATATATTATTTAAAGGAAATAAAATATATTCACCAGATACATGTATATTTGTACCAGAAACAATAAATAAATTATTTATTAAAAATGATAAAAATAGAGGAGAATCAGTTATAGGTGCAACACTTTGTAAAAATGGTAAATATCAAGCACAATGTAATATTATTAACCCAGAAACTGGAAAATCAAAACAAGAATATTTAGGATTATATGACAGTCAAGAAAAAGCATTTCAAGTTTATAAATACCACAAAGAACGTAACATAAAACAAATAGCTGATTATTATAAGATACATATTCCACAGAAATTATATGATGCAATGTATAATTATGAAGTTGAGATTGATGATTAAAAATAATTAATAAAAGCATTGACAAATAATTTTATTATGATATAATTATTAATATAAGGTGGTGATTAGATGATTGAAAATGGGAAGATTTAAATTATTCTAGAGAGAATGTGAAATTATTAATTGATATTTGTAATGATTACAAGCCAAGTATTCAAATCAATATGTTTGAGGATTAATTACTCCTTTAACTAATGCAGAACCCTTAGAATGGCATTTACAAGGTATTTCGGGTATTTCAGAGAGAATAGTAGAGACCAGCTTATATAAATAAAAATTTTACAATATTTGTGAAGATATGTAACATATTTTTTGTAAATACATAATATATATTAAAAAGGGGTTGATATTATGAATAAAAATACAAGTGTGGCGATAGATATAGGTAATATTACATCTATTGGTGTGTCAAATGAAAAAGAAGTTGTTATCGAATCAAGAATAAAAGAATATTATGGAGGTATCGATGATTTAACATCACATGAAATTTTTGAATTTGACGGTAAAAAATATATAATTAACGAAGGAAAATTTGAATTTGATATTTTGAAATTTAAAAAAGATAATTATTTAATGTTACTTTATTATTGTATTAGTAAATGTACTAATTTAAATAATATTAATCTTGTTACTTGTATCCCTGCTAGTAGATATAAATCTCGTAAAGACGAAATGAAAGAATTTATAAAAAGTAATAGTAAAAAAACTGTAGTAATTGAAGGAAAGAAAAGAATAATAAACATTGAAAATATAGAAGTCTTTCCAGAGGGGTATGCATTCAAAACAGATAAAAATATAATAAATAAAATATCAAAAAATGCCGATACAACATTTATAGACCTTGGAGGATTGACCAATGATATTGTAGAATTTGATTCTGATATGAGATTAAAAAATGCTAACAGTATAAATATCGGATTGTTAACATTATATAATTCTGTAAAAGAATATATTAATACAACATATGATTTAGATTTATCTATTGAAGAATGTAAAGCAATATTTAATAATGAACAAACATTATTAGTTGATAGTAAATTTGAATATAAAAATGAATTAGTTAAAAGATTTATAGTTAATTTAATAAATGAAATTAAAGCTGTTTGTCCTAATTTAAAAAATTCAAATATATTCTGTCTAGGTGGTGGAAGTAATATAATAGGTAGTACAATAAAAAAACTTTATCCACAGACAATTGTTTGTAATGATATAAAATTACAAACAAGATGTTTATTAAATATAGCTAATAAGTTATATAAGTAGGTGAGTAATTATGACAAAGACGATTAGAGAGGTTAGATTGACTTTTAATGAAAAAGATAAAGATATATCTGAATGGTTAAAAGGAAAATCAAGTCAAACAGCTTACATTAAAGACATTCTTCGATTACACATGCAGATTGAACAATCGTATTTAGCTAATGGCATGAATATAGAACAAAGTGTTTCACGTGAAACTGTAAAGGTAGAAGAAAAGAAACAAGATGAGTTTGATTTCTCATTAGATGACCTAAATTTATAAAGAGGGATTAATTTCCCTCTAATTTTTTAAAAGAGGATTTAAATAATAATAAAATAATAATCATAGGTAATTTTTATAAAGTTTATGTTAATATAGTAATATAAGGAGGGTGGTAATATGAAAAACTTAAAGTTTAGGGTATGGGATAAAGAATAAAAAGAATGGATGGAACAAAAAAATTATTATTAATGAAAAGGAGAGAAAGATATGAAAGGATATAAAGTATTTAATTCAGATTGGACTTGCAGAGGTTTTCAATATAAGGTAGGAGAAACATATAGACATGAAGGGAAAATAGATATATGTGAAGCAGGATTTCATTTTTGTAAAAAGCTAGTTGATTGTTTTAATTATTACACTTTTGACCCAGAAAACAAAGTAGCTATAATAGAAGCTACTGGTGAAATTATAGAAAAAAGTGATTGTTCAAATAATAAATGTGTAACAAATGAAATAAAAATAATAAAAGAATTAAGCTGGCATGAAGTATTAGATATGGTTAATACTGGTAAGGGTAATACAGGTATTAAAAACACAGGTAGTTATAATATTGGAAATTTTAATACTGGAGATTGGAATACTGGAGATTGGAATACTGGAGATTGGAATTCTGGTCATTGCAATACTGGAGATTGGAATTCTGGTCATTGCAATACTGGTGATTGTAATTCTGGTGACAACAATACAGGAAATTATAATAAAGGTAATTATAACATTGGAGACTGTAATTTAGGCAATAAAAAATTAGGATGCTTTTGCACTGACGATAATGATAAACATGAAACGATTAAACTATTTAATAAAGAAAGTGATTGGACGTTAGATACATGGAAGAATAGTTATGCATTTGAAATAATAAATAATTGTTTTGAATTGACTTTATGGGTTAATGAATGTGATATGACAGGTAAAGAAAAAGAAGAACATTCTGAATATAAAGTTACTAAAGGTTATTTAAAAGAACTAAGTTATAAAGAGGCATGGAGAAATATGTGGAATCGTATAGACGATAAAGAAAGATTGACATTTGTTTCATTACCTAACTTTGATAAAGATATATTTAAAACAATAACTGGAATAGATATAGAAGAAAATTAAAGGATTAAAAAAATTAATAAAAATAATTAATAAAAAGTATTGACAATATAAATAAAAAATAGTATTATTATTAATATAAGGAGATGGAAAATTATGAGAAAAATTAAGTTTAGAGGTCATAATGGAGTTGAATGGTTATATGATTCGCAAATTTCTATAATACCATATGGCAAAAGCGTATATTGTTTTATGCCGAATGAAAAAAATAAATCAGACCAAAATGATGTATGTAATTGGGACAGTGTTAGTTATGTAGGACAGTATACAGAAATAAATGATATAAACGGCACAGAAATATATGAAGACGATATAGTAAAAATAGATTATGGAGATGAATTGTTAATAGGAATTATGGAATTTCATAATTTCGCATGGTGTATCAAATCGAAATATAAAAATAAAAATTTATATTATTCTATCTTTTGCGAAGATATTGATTTAATTGAAATATTGGGCAATATATTTGAGAATAAAAATTTATTAAATGATTAAATAGGAGGTTGGTAATATGAATAAAAGTAAAAACGAAATATTTGCTGAAAAGCTAGAGGGGTTGATATTGGAGGAAGTAAAGGAAAAAGTTGAAAAATTAAAAGGACTTGATGTATTAGAGGTGACTTTGAAATTAACATCTAAAGATTTATATGAATATATAGATACGAATATAGGAGATGCTAAACATTTCACATTGTTAGCTAAGTTAGATGGAAATTATAATATATCAATACTGTATTATTACAAAAATAAGATTATACAAGCAGTGACTACAGAAAAAAATACTGGAGTAATTGACATTTATACTTTATTAAAAATATGTGTGCTTCAAAATACGAACACACCTTCTGTTGAATTTACTATTCATAAATGTGAATTGCATGGAAAAGAAAGTTTAGACCCATCTGAACTTTCTGAGTTAAACGGTATATTGAGTTGTGAACCTCCATGTTGTGCCGATTGTGAGTATTACGAGGAGGAAGAGATTAATTTATTAGGTGATAAAAATAATTAATAAAGGGGAGATATTTATGAGTAAATATAGAAATTTTATGCATGAAAAATTTGGAGAAATAAGAGTTGTTGAAATAAAAGGACATAATTGGTTTGTAGGAAAAGATGTGGTTGAAGCATTAGGATATAATCTTAGTGGAAAACATAGTTATACTGAATATATAAACAAGCATGTATCGTCTAAGGGTCAGTTATTATTAAATAAAGAAACTTCCCCTTGCTATAAGGGTGAGTTTGATTATAAATTATTAGGTCAAAGAGGTGGAATTTTACTTAATGAAGGAGGTTTAAATCAATTAACACTAAGTTCCCCATTGCCAGAAGCAGAAGAATTTCAAGAATGGATTTGTTATGAAGTATTGCCGATATTGAATCATACTGGAGGATATGTTGTAGAGGGTAATGAATTGGAATTTGTTCAAAAATATTTCCCATCATTTTCAGAAGAAGTGCAATTGAGTATGGTTACTGATTTAATGAAACAAAATAAAGAATTTAAAATTAAAGCAAATTGGTTTGATGATTTTATAAATGGAGAAGGGACATATACATCGACTCAACTTGCTAAATTATTTAAATTATCTTCGGCTAGAAAACTAAATAGTATACTTAATGAAAATAGAATTATTTATAAACAGGGCAATAATTGGTTTCCATATGCGAACATAAATAAATCATGGTATAAACTTAATGTTGGTGTAAAAAATGAACATAATTATTCACAACTTAAATTTACACCTAAAGGGATTTATGAAATATCTAAGCTATTAGGGATAAATTTTACTGAAGAAGATTTAGAACAAATATTATAGGTGATATTATGAATGAAGCTATTGATTATTTAAAGAGAGAACTCGATGTTGAATTGGTAGAAGACGGTTATTTCTACTCAATATTTCAAAATGATAAATATAGAGTAAAATTAATATTTAGAGATAGAACATTCATAAGAGATAGTTATAAAATATTTATCAATGATTATATGATTAAATTTACTAGATGGAGTGATTTATATGGAATCGTTGATTCGTTTAAAAATAATTAATAAAATACATTGACAAATAATTTAGTTATGATATAATTATTAGTATAAGGGGGAATAAATATGAGTGGTATAGCAATATTACTAATAGTAATAATGCTTTTAACGATTATAGATTGTATGTTGAGAGGATAGGAGGAAAATATGAATAAAATTAATGAATATCTTGATATGAAAATCAATAGAGAATTCTATAAAGGAAATTTTTATGAAGATTTAATTTTAGATTTGGCTTACACAGTTAAACGTCCATATGCTAGTATAAGAGTTTTAACGAATGACCTTAATAGATTGATAAAAAATGCATATTACAATATAGAAAATGAAAAATTTATAGAAACAAAATTAAAAAAACATGACAATGAAATAGATATTATTTATAATGTTTTACTTGATAGTGGTGAAGAAAAGAAAATTGTACTAACTGGAATTAATATAGAAAAAGATAATAATTGGAAACGTGAAAGAGGAAACAGAGATGATTCATGGGTTATTGATTTAGATAAGAAAGAGGATATAGAGAATATAAAAGACGAAGATTTTTATAGAGAGTTTGTAAAGATAGGACTACATAGTGACAATAAAGTAAAGTATTCTTTTTTATATAATTAAGGAGGTATATTAATATGAATAAAAATGATTTAAAAAATGGAATGTTTTTTGAAATGAGAAATAAAAGTAGATTTCTAATATTAAATAATGAAATATATTTTGAGGGTATAAATCTTTATGAATATTCCTCAAATTTGCATTATTTTTTAGTAAGTTATAATGATGATATGTGCAGTATGAATGATAATAAATATGACATAATGGAAGTATTTAATTCATGTAATGAATCAATATGGAAAAGAGGAAAGGTAGATTGGAGTAAAATTCCTAGAGATACAAAAGTGTATGTAAGACAAAACCAAGAAGATGAATGGGAACTTAGATATTTTACTTGCTATGAAAATAATAAATTTTATACATATAGTAACGGAAGGACTTTTTGGAGTGACAGTTTTGTAGATTTAGAAAAATGGAATTATTGTGAATTAGCTGAAAATCCTAAGAAAGAAATAACAAGAAATGAATTACAAAAAAAGTTTTATAATTTTTGTGTAAATTGTCATGAATGTGAATATTCTAAAACAAAACTTGATTGTGAATTTAAGTGGATATTAGATAATTATAATGTAACTAGAAAGGAATAATATATGAAAATTAAATGTAGTTTCGGGGAGTTTATAACATTTTATGATGAATCAGATAAAGAAATAATAACAATACAAAGTGACGATATTAAAAATACATTAAAAAATATTTTTATCTTATTAGATTATTGTGATATAAAATATATTTATGAGGAGGATTAATACATGGGAGAATTATTTATTAAATTAGAAAAATTACAAAATATAAGTGGAACAAACGATAAAAAAAAATTCATAAAAAATAATCAAGATGATAAATTATTCTTAGATACTTTAGAATTTTTATTAAATCCATATAAAATTACGAATATATCTAAGAAAAAAATTAATAAAAAGGTGAAAATTACAGATAATCAATTAAAAAACTTAAATGAGTTTTACGATTATTTAATTGACAAATCGACAGGAAAAGATAAAGATATAGCAATTATACAAGCATTTATAAGAGAACATGGAGAGTTTAAAGAACAATTAGAAGAATTAGCTTGTAAAAGTATGAGATTAGGAGTACAAGGTAAATTAGTTAATCAAGCATTGGAGTATAATTTAATACCACAATTCAATGTGCAATTAGCATCTAAATACGAAGATAAAAATATTAAAGGAAAAGAGTTTATTATATCAACAAAAATAGATGGTGTTAAAACAATATGTATTATAAATAAAAATGGCAAAGCTAAATTTTATAGCAGACAAGGGAAAGAGTTTACTGATTTAGTAGATATAGAAAAATCAATAAATAAATTAGGATTAAAAGATTTTGTTTTTGACGGTGAAATTTATTATAATGGTGAAGTTGAAGATAGTAAAGATGGATATAAAAAAACAATGAACAATATATCAATAAAAGGTGAAAAACATAATTTAAAATATATTGTGTATGATTGCCTTACAAGTGTAGATGAATTTTATAATGGTATATGTAAATTACCTACAATAGACAGAAAAAGAAAATGTAAAGAATTATTAATAAACTCAGATGGATATGTTGAATATTTAGGTGAATTATATACTGGTAAAGACAAGACTGTAATACCTAAATTATTAGAACAAGCTGATAAGAAAGGTGAAGAAGGTATTATAGTATCTATAGCCAGTGCAAAATGGGAAGGTAAGAGAACTAAAAATTGTATGAAGTTAAAATCATTCAATGATTATGATGTTTTGGTTACTGATGTTTTGCTTGGTGATGGAAAATATAAAGACGTATTAGGTAAAATTGAAGTACAATTTAAATATAAAGGGAATGTGTATACTAATTATATAGGAAGTGGATTTACGGATTTTGAGAGAGAATATTATATAAATCATAAAGATGAATTAATAGGAAAAGTAATAACTATTAAAGCATTTGAATTAACTGAAAATCAAAAGGATGGTATTGGGTTAAGATTTGGCACATGGCAAGGTAAAGAATGGATAAGAATGGATAAGAATGGAATAGATGATACTAATGTTGAATAGGGAGTGATTAGATGCTTGAAAATGAAAGATATAAATTATACCAAGGGGATTGTTTGGAAGTTATGGATAAGTTAATATCTTTAGGAGTTAAGTTTGATGCAATAATAACTGACCCTCCTTATGGAAAATTAAATAAAAACAAAACAAAATGGGATAATCCAATTCCTTATGATAAAATGTGGGAAAGACTTGAAAAGTTAACAAAAGAAACCACATCTATAATATTATTTGGAGCTGAACCATTTAGTAGTGAATTGAGATTGAGCAATATTACAGATTTTAAGTATGATTGGATATGGGAAAAAAGTAATCCTTCAAATATAGGTAATGCCAATAGACAACCATTAAATTATCATGAAATTATAAGTGTATTTTATAAAAAGCAATGTAAATACAATAAGCAAATGATTCCTAGAAAAAGTAAAAGAATAGAACAGGCACATAAAACAGGTTATGTATTTCATAATTCAACGAGTGAACAAAACGCATTGGGATATATAGAAGTTAATAGTAGTAAATATAATGCTAATTTAAAAAATCCTAGTACAATATTAAAGTTTAACTCTTTAAGACCTAATAGCAAAGAATTTGTTAAACATCCTACTCAAAAGCCAGTAACATTGCTTGAGTATCTTGTAAAAACTTATACTGATGAAGGGGATTTAGTGTTAGATTTTACTATGGGTAGTGGAAGTACGGGAGTAGCTTGTATGAATACTAATCGTAGATTCGTAGGTATAGAACTCGACGAAAACTATTTTAACATAGCTAAAAATAGAATAGAAAACATTTCATTATAATTTATTTATACCACCTTGGAGTTTGTTGCAATTTAGTGATATTTTAATATATTTTTATTAGGAGGGAATATTATGGATTGTTATAAAATATATTATGAATATTTTGAAGAGGAGCTAGAAAAATATATAGCAGTAAGTGGAAGAGAACCGACTGGAGCAATCATTGACGAATGTGTTTATGAAGGATTATTAAAGTATTTAAAATCATTGTTTAATTTTGATGACGGTTATAAATTGAAAACGTTTAAAGGAATCAAATTAACTATAGGAAATGGCTTAAAATTAATATATTTTTATTAGGAGGAGATAAATATGGAAAGATGTATTAAAATTACAGATAGTAATGAAGTGTGTGATAAAGATATAGAATCTATAGATTTTATTTTTGAAAATTGTGAATATATGAGAATACCAATTGAAAGCTTTAAAAGCTTAGAAATAGAAAAAGCAAATGATGATTCTTATTCTCTTTCATGTATTATAGAAGGAGTAGATAAAATACAGGACTCTTTATATAAAGAATATTTTAATCCATTTCAACGTATTGTTGATTATGATGATATAACTTCTATAGAAATAAGATATAAAAATGGAGACGTAAACAATTTACACATGATTTGGGAAGGTGATTATTCTAATTTTTATCAAGAATCATATTTATTAAGATTTAATAAAATAAAAATAAATATAAATGAAAAAGTTAAACAAGCTAAAATAAAAAGAAATATAGGAGAAAAAGCTATAAAAATATTAGATTATATTTATCAAGATGTAGATGTAAATTTTTGTAATGATTGCGTTTATTATGAGGACTGTAAAAAAATGAAACAAAATAAAGACATTGACGTATGTGATGTATTGTATTTTTTATCAAATTCATATGAAAATAATTAATAAAATGCATTGACAAATAACATAGGTGTGATATACTTATTTGTATAAGGAGGAGATAATATGAAATATAAATTTTAAATCATAGGTAATTTCAATAACAGTTTTGATAATACTATAATAAGAAGGTGATTAAAATGTAAACTTAAAAGAAATACCTCGACAAAAATAGTAAGGGATTAAAAATAATTAATAAAGGGGAGTGAAAAATATGAGCAATATAATTGATATAAATAGAAATAAAAAGACAAAAACTATACCAAGCACAGAGGTTGCTAAAATGATGCAAAAAGAACATAAAGAAGTAATGAGAATGATAGACGGATATGAACCTCCAGAAGGTAGTAAGAAAAGAAAAATAGTTGGGATAATACCAACTTTAACTAAGGGTAACATTACCCCTAGTGATTATTTTATAGAAAATACTTATAAAGATAAAAGTGGTAAGTTAAATAAATGTTATGAATGCACTAAAATGGGTTGTGAATTATTAGCTAATAAACTTACCGGTGAAAAAGGTATACTATTTAGTGCTACATATGTTAAACGTTTCAACGAAATGGAATCAGCACAAATGCAAACAATAGACACAACAGAATTATCACCTAATCTTCAGTCATTCAAAATATTATTTGATAGTATGGTTGAACAAGAATTAAAACAGAAACAAATGGAAAAAGATATAAAAGGACTTCAAAATTCATTAGATAATATACAAGACTTAATATCATTGTCGAAAGATAATTGGAGAGCAGATGTGAAAAATATGGTTAATAAGATAACATATAAAACTGGTATAAATCATAAGGTTGTATATGATGAAATATATAAAGAAATAGATAGTAGATTTGGAGTAAATTTAAATACTAGATTGAAAAATAGAAAAAATAATGCTATTAAAAATGGTGTAAGTAAAACAAAAGCAGATAAAATAAATAAATTAGACATAATAAACGAAGACAAGTTGTTAATTGAGGCAATATTAATTGTAATAAAAGATTTAGCGATTAAATACGGTTTATATGAAGAAAATGATTTAACAATAAATATGTAATTAAAAATAATTAATAAATAAAGGGGGTGGTTAAAATGTATCAGAATGAGGAACATAGGAAAATAGTAAACGAGAGAGGAGATAATTATATTTATCTTGGAAGTTATCACTGGAATGAAGTGACTATAGATGGTAAGAATCAAAATAAAAATAAAATATATATCAGAGTAATATGTCCTTATTGTGGAGAAGAATATGATATAAATATTTATTCATTTAGAGACGGTGCAAGTTGTAAAAAATGTTGTAATAAATACGAAAATTCATTTGCTTATTATATACAAATAGAATTAAAAAGAGGATTAAATGAATTTTGGGACTGGGAAAAGAATGAAATTAATCCTTATTGCATAAGTAAAGGAAGTGGAAAAAAGGTAATTTTGAAGTGTGACAAAACTGATTACCATGATAATTATGAAGTTGAGCCACATAGCTTTCTTCAAGGTAATAGATGTCCTTATTGTAGTCATTTTCATGGAAAAGTACATCCAAAAGATAGTTTTGGACAATGGTTAATAGATACATATGGAAAAGATGCAATAAAAAAATATTGGAGTGATAAAAATACAATAGACCCTTTTAAAATAACACCTAAAACTAATAAGAAAATTTGGATTCTTTGTCAAGAGAAAGGCTATCACAATGATTATGGCGGATATGAAACTATTCCTGTAAATTTTATAAAAGGTGCAAGATGTCCTTATTGTTGCAATTATCATGGGAAAGTGCATAAATTAGACAGTTTTGGAAGTTTATATCCAGATAAAGCTAAATATTGGAGTAAAAATAATGATAAATCACCTTATGAAGTTACTTCTTATACCAATAAAAAATATAAGTTTATATGTGAAGAATGTGGGGAAGAATTTAAAAGAGGTTTAGATAAATTAAATAGAAATGATGTTGGCGTAATATGTAGTAAATGTAATTCTTCATCCTTAGAACAAAAGACTAAAAATGTATTAGAAAAATATAATATTAAATATTATAAAGAATATATATTTAATGATTTAATAGGTGTTGGTAATAAAAATTTAAGATTTGATTTTTATTTACCGCAATATAATACATTGATAGAATGTCAAGGTAAACAACATAAGAGATGGTCAGAAGGTTGGCAAACTAAAAAAGATTTTGAAGATTTACAGATACATGATAAACGTAAAAAAGAATATTGCAAAAAGAATAATATTAAATTAATTGAAATTTGGTATTATGATATTGATAATATTGAAGAAATATTAATAAATAAATTAAATTTAATATAAGGGGGACAAATATATGATAATTTTATTCGATGGTGAATTAAATGAAGTTTTAGGGAATGTAGTAATAGAACAACTTTTAGATGTATATACTAAAAATCAAGCAATAATGGAGGCAAATGATAGACTTAAATATAAATCAGATTACTTACCTTTATATTGTGATGAAGTAGAATTTAGAATTAATTCGGAGGGAGGGGACTTATTTAAATTCTTAGAAATATGGGACATAATAGAAAGGATGAAAGATGAGCAAGGTGTAATATTTAAAGGAAGAGTAAGTAGTCATGCCTATTCAGCTGGTTTTTATCTTCTGTGTGCATGTGATTATAGAACAGTGTCAAGATTCGCTAGTGTTATGTGTCATGAGATGAGTCTTGGAAATATGATGAAATTATCCGACTGGAGTTTAGAGGCAGATAGAAAGGCTAAAACACAACAATATTTAGATGATTTAGTTGTTAAAAACACAAAGATAACTCAAGAAATGTTAGACTCTTATAAAGGACGCGATTTTTGGATGGATTACGAGGATTGCGTGAAATATGGAATAGTCAAAGAAGAACCTAGCGAAGAGGAACGATTAGCAAAAGCATTAGAAGATATGGATAAAGAAGATATGACAGAATCAGAATGGAACGCTTTTATGGAAGAAATGAAATCGTATGTAAATATCATACCAGACGAACCTAAACCTTCAGAAAAAGAAATACAAGATAAAATAAAAGAAATAGAGGGAGATACAGAGCCAGATATGACATTAGGGGAAGCTGTTAAAGAGGTATTAGGCGAAGATTTTAAATGTAACGAAGAAATTAAATGTGATAAATTTGAAAATAGATGTTGTTATACGTGTGAGAACTTTGATAAATGTGATAAATTATGTGAATATGCAGAAAAAGCAGATATATGTGAACATATGGAGAATAAATTGGATGAATTAGATAGTGAATGTGAAAATTGCACTTGTAAAGAAAATAAACAAGAAGATATAAAGGAATGTGAAGAACCAATAGATTGTGAGTATCATGACGGAGAATTTACATGCTGTATGTATTGTGAGGAATATCAAAATTGTGATTATATGGGTAAATGTGAATATGCTATAGAATTTAAAAATAATGGTGATAGTGACGAAGTCTTTGATTGTAAATATTTTAAAGAACCGTTGGATGACTAAAAATAATTAATAAATTTTATAATACGAAGAGGGGAGGAATTCCTCCCTAGAAAGGAGAATAAAGATATGAGTAAATATTGTATTCATTGTAATAAAGAATTAAAAAATGGAGAAGTTAGTTATTGCGAGAGTTGCTATAATGAATTAAGAACTAAAGGAATGTTTACAACTGAAAAAGAAAAAATATCAAAGAAGTAGTTATGTACTATAAAGATAAAGTGTCAGAAAGATTTATTAATAGCATACAAAACTATAAAGGAGAGATAAAGATATGGACAGACACTGCAAAATTTGTGGAAGAGAACTAACGGATGGGGACAATATAAAAAGGGAATTATGTAATAAGCATTATTTACAGATAAAAAAATATGGATTTCCTTTAGAAGATAATAGAAGAACAGAAATAGATTTAAATGAATATGAAGAATATCCTAAACATTATGAAATGAAGTTATATGACGAATTTCAAGAGGAGCTAGAAGATAAAGTTTTAATTGATAAAGATGATTATGAATTAATAAAAGATATTAGATGGGATAAAAATGCATCTTGTGTCACAGCAAAAATAAATGGCAAGATTGTACCACTTCAAAATTATATATTGAATACAAACGAAAAAATAAACTTTGTGTCACAAGATATACTAGACTGTAGAAGAAATAATTTATATATTAAAAAGAAAAAAGATAAAAAGCATAAACATTATGATATATCTAAAAAGAATAAAGATAAAATTATAATAGATTTTGCAGGGAGTAGTAAAACACAAGTAACAGGGAGTGCAATAATTGTATCTTATCCAGTAGGTGATAATAAATATGAAAGATTGTTAGTTGAATTTGGACAAAGTCAAGGTAATGGAAGTTTATATGACGAATATAAAGCTAATAAGGGGGTGGTTGATGATGTGTTAAGTAGAATAGACAATCTACAAGCTTGTTTTATCCTACATACACATCTTTGAAGCTAGACCATATTGGAAATCTCCCTTCTTTAATAAGTAATCATATATCAGTACCTTTAATAACAACTAGAGAAAATAGATTACTATTAGAACCGTTGTTACTTGATGGAGCATACATAATAGAAAGAAATGTTAAAGCATTGCAAAAACAGAAATATAAAGTAGAACCTATATATAATGAAAGTGATGTTTATCTATTAATGAATAATGTAATTGAAAAAGAAATGCATAAAGTATATAAATTAAATGACAGAGTAAGTTATGAGTTTGTCAATTCTGGGCATATTTTAGGTGGCTGTCAATTGATTCTTTACATAAAAACTCTATCTGGAAACACTAAAAAAATTCATATAACATCAGATTTAGGTAGTAATTATAATAAAGCACCATTTGTATTAAAAAGGGATAATATACAATCCTCTAGTGTAAGTATAGTTGAAGGAACGTATAATGATTTAAATAGAGGATTTAAATCTAAAAAACAAGTAGAAAAGGAAAGAATCAAATTAAAAGAAATAATTAAAAAAGAATTAAGTAAAAACAAAAGAATACTATTTGGGGCATTTGCACAGTCAAGAACTCAAAACTTGATGATATATTTGTATGAATGTTTTAAAGATGACTCTAATTTCGATACGAAGATATATATAGATGGGAAATTATGTCATTCTATCACTAATGCTTATTTAGAAATATTACAAGGTGAAGAAAAAGAATATTTTAGAGAAGTGTTGAATTGGAAAAATTTCATTTATGTAAAGGATTATCAAAATAGCTTAAGTGTAGCAACTAATAATGAAAAGAAAATTGTTATCTCTGGTGGTGGTATGTATACTCAAGGGCGAATATTAAACCATTTAAAAACAATGGTGGAGGATAAAGATTCTACTATTATAATGGTTGGGTATTGTGGAATAGGTACTATAGGTAGAGAACTTCAAAGAAAAGACAATAAAACTATAAAAATAGAAGGATTAGAATATAAGAAAAAATGCAAAATATATGAAATGAATACTTGGTCATCTCATATAATGGCTAACGAGAATATAGATTTTATGTTTAATATAAATACACCGTTAATATTAATACATCATAGTGATAAAGACGGTAAATATAAATTTAGAGATGTTATAGAAGATGAATTAAGAACTAAAGGTAATAGTGCTAAAATAATAGCAGTCGATGAGAATAATTCAGTATTTTTTATTTAAGGAGGAATATTAATGGGGAGTAAAAATGATAGAACAGGTGAGAAAAATATTAATAACTTTGGAAGTGAGATGATTATAACAGAGTATAGAAAATGGAATGATATAGACGTATATTTTCCTCAATACGATTGGGGAGCTAGAAATAGAGCATATTGTGATTTTAAAAAAGGAAATATTAAATGTCCTTATGAACCTAATGTATATGGAGTAGGTTATATCGGAGAAGGAGAATATAAATCAAAAGAAAATGGTAAAAGTACTAAAGTTTATTCTACTTGGCGTAGTATGTTACAAAGATGTTATGACTCTGAATATCATGGAAAACATTCTACATACATTGGTTGTAGCGTTATTGAGGAATGGTTAAATTTTCAAAACTTCGCCAAATGGTTTGAAGAAAATTACTATGAAGTTCCTAATGAAATAATGAACTTAGATAAAGATATTCTTATTAAGTATAACAAAATATATTCACCAGAAACTTGCATCTATGTGCCTCAAACTATTAATAAATTATTTGTTAAAAGGGATAGTAAAAGAGGAAATAATCCGATAGGAGTTTCAGATTGTGAAAACGGGAAATATATAGTACAATGTTGGTTAATTAATCCAGAAACTGGTAAATCAAAGCAAGAATATTTAGGATGTTATGAAACTCAAGAGAAAGGATTTGAGGTTTATAAGTATTACAAAGAGAAAAATATTAAAATGGTTGCCGATTACTTTAAAAAATATACACCAGAAAGATTATATGATAGTTTATATAAGTATGAGGTTGAAATAACTGATTAAAAAGAAATTATATTAAGGAAGTGTTGATATGAGTATAGAAGAATTAAAAGATTTATTACATAAGTTAGACTCTAATGAAGTATGTGAGTTATTATCTAATAAACAATGTGAGAAGTGCTTTTGTTACACCAAAGAAAAAGAATGTGTCATTAAAATATTTAGCGAGGGAATGTTAAATGAAATAGGAAATAAATAAGGAGGTAGTTTATATGAATGATTATGAATATTGGCTAAGTTGTTGGACTATGAATGGAGAGAAGAAGTACATCAAAGTATCCAAGAGAGATAGATTTGGACAAAGTGAATGGATTGATATGGTAGTAACTGAAGAAGAAATAAAAATTGCCATAGAAAAATTAAAAAAATTAATCAATACGGAGGAATAAAAAGGTATAAAATATCAATTTTCCTAAAAATTATATAAATCATAAATAAAAATAATTAATAAAAAGGAGATATGTTAATATGATAAAATTAATAACTAATGGTAGTTTAGAAGTAGTGAAAGTTTATAACACAATATATTCTGCAAGAATGGATTTAAGACAAAGAGATAGAGAAAAATACTTAGTTGAATATTGTGATAGAATATATAGTATCGGTAAATTTTTTGAGTTAATAGAAGGAGGTGAAGAGAAATGAATTTAAAAGATTTGATTATAAGATGTATTATTATAATCTTATCTCTAGTATTAATTTTTCGAGTAGAATTTGTAACTCCTTATGTAGTAGTTTTAGTGTCATTAATAATAGGGGAAATAATATATAGTTTAAGATATAAAAAATAAATTCATAGGTAATTATTACAACTTAATTGTTAATACAACAATATAAGGGGTGATTAAAATGTAGTGTATAAGAAGTATTTAATAAAATATTAAATAAGGAGGGGTAATTATGAAAAAGAAAAAATTATGGTTAGTATATGTTGAATTTGGTGGAGATATGGAATGTTATGAATGTTTATACATATTACATAGATTATGCAGAGGTAATACTAAAGAAGAAGTTTTAGAGGCTTATCAAGAATATTTTGACGGTGATATATCAGACGGAACTATGAGTGGTAGACCTATTAATATGATAGAAATTCCCGAAGTTGCAGAAGGTGATTGGGGAGAATTAAAAATAGTTAAATTTAAACATTAATAAAAATAACAAATATAAAAATAATTAATAAAAAGGAGAAATAAAATTGATAAAATTAAAAAAGGGAATGTTGGTGAAAATAAAAGATAGAGTTTCAATTAATAGAATTTATTACCATACAGAAGAATCATATGTAAGAAGTTTAGATAATTTTAATAAGATTAAAGGTGAGATAGTTAAAATAACCAATGTTTATGATGATTCGCAAATTTTAGAAGTACTTTGTAAAGGTGAAATGACAATGTGTCATACATATTGGATAGAAGGAATAATACCTTTAGAACCATTAATAATACCTAAAAATTTGTTAGAAGTAAATCGTACAGTCAAATTAAGAAATGGGGTAGAATTAATTTATACTGGCGATTGTTTTATAAATGAAGATTTTGAAATGGAACTTTTCGACTCAAATTATAATAATTATTTAGAAAGTAAAGAAGGAAAAGAATTTGATATAATTGAAATAAAAGATAAATGGATTAGAGAAGATTAATTGTAAAAATATTAACAAGTATAAAAATAATAAATAAAAAGGAGAGATGTGTATATGAGTAATTTAAATTTTGTTATGATTGGGAAATTATCAATAGCACCAGATAGAGAAAATAGAAAAGCTTTTAGCGATAAATTATTAGATAGTGGTTGTAATATCCGACAATTAAATTTGAATATGAAATGTGATAAAGATAACTTTAATCTTCAAATAAAATCTTTCATGAATAATGTCAAAAGAACTTCAGATGGGACACTTAATGTTAATGATTCAACTATATATACCATATTAGATAATGACGGTAAATTTGAATCAACTAACTTTAAATATAAAGACAGAGAAAAATATGAAGATAGAATCGCAAACTTCCGTAAACTGGTATTTGTAGACGAAAACGAAGAAAGAGTAGAGTGCAGTAATGAATTTGATTATTCAATGGCAGTACACTCAATATTAAAATCAGATGCTTATAAAGACAAAAAATTTAAAGTACAAGGTAATATAGAATATTCAAGTTATACTAATCCTAAAACACACGAAGAAAAGATTTATACAAATTACAATGTGCAAAGAATATATGTTATAAATGACGAGGCAGAAGAAAAAGCATTAGCAAACGTAGAATTTTATATAACAGAAGATTGTTTAGACGATAGCAGATTAGAAGAAGAGAATCTATTAGTTATAAATGGATATATACCAGAGTATAATTCTAAGAAAAAGGCTGATATAGGATTTTATCAATCATTTGAATACCCATTAGGTGAGGATAGTGAGAAAGCTAAGAAAATGGCTAAATTAATAAATAAAATGCTATTAGATAACTTTGACGATAATGAATTATGTAAAATGGGGTATAGAGTTAGATTAATAAATAGACGTGAAGAAGTGCCATTTAATGAAGATATGTTAAGCGATGAAGAAAAAGAACTTGTTAAGTACGGATTAATGGATATTGAAGATTTGAAACAACAATATGGTGCAGGAATGGGGTCTATGCAAAGAAGAATGGAAATATCTTCAATAGGTAGAGGATATAGTAAAGGAGCAATACCAGTACCTTTAACATTAAACGAGTTATTAAGTAAAGGCGATGAGCCTAAGAAAGAATTAGTGGACGAGGACGGAGACTTAGATATACTTGGTGAAGAAGATAACGACGATGATTTATTTGAATTCTAAAAAAAATATATAAAAATAATTAACAAAAGGAAAAGGGTGGTTGAGATATATCAAAATGAGGAACATAGAAAGAAAGTGATTGAAAGAGGAGATGGCTATGAGTACATAGGGAGCTATCATTGTGGTGAAACAACAATAGATGGTAAATATAATAAGTCATTAAGTTACATAAGGGTAAAATGTCCTTATTGTGGAAGTGAATATGATATAATATTAAATAATTTTGTAGGTAAAAATAAAAGCAAATGTACTAAATGTTGTAACTCATATAAAAATAGTTTTGCGTACTATATACAACAAGAATTAAAAGAACCCTTAAATAAATACTGGGATTGGGAAAAGAATAATGAATTAGGTATTAATCCTTATAGTATTTCATATCAAAGTCATAAAAAAGTATATATAAAATGTACTGAAACTGATTATCATGGAAGTTACTTAGTTATTCCACATAATTTTTATAATAGTACTAGATGCCCATATTGTGTTAATCAGAAAATTCATCCAAAAGATAGTTTTGGAAGTTTATATCCCGAGAAAGCCAAGTATTGGGATAATGAAAAGAATAAAAAATCTCCATATGAAATAAGTAAAAGAAGCAGTTATGAATATTGGTTTATATGTGAAAAATGCAATCAATCCTTCAAAAGAAAATTAGATAACTTAAATAAAGTAGATGCAGGTGTTGTTTGTAAAAAATGTAATAGTTCACAAGGTGAAACTAAAATATTGAGATGGTTAAATAAAAATAATATAACATATATACATGATGAACGATATTTTAAAGATTTGATAGGTACTGGAAACGGATTATTAAGACCAGATTTTATTTTACCAGACTATAAGATTTGGATAGAATACGATGGCAGACAACATGACGAACATATTAAAAGCTGGCAAACAAAAGAAGAATTTGAAATACAACAAAAAAATGATGAAATAAAAAACAAATATGCTAAAAAGAATGGTTGGAATTTAATCAGAGTTAAAGAAAAAGATTTTGATAATATAGAAGCTATTTTAGAAAATTTATTTTTAGATTGAAAATAATTAATAAAATTATAAAGAGGGATTAATTCCCTCTAGGAAGGAGTTGGTAATGTGGAAGAGTTGAAGTTATATGTTGATTATATCAATACAAAAGATTTATATTTGATTCAATTATATAAAATAGATGAGAATGAGGAAGTTTTAGAATACTTAGAAAAATATACAACTCATAATGTATACGGTGCTGTAAATAGGGCAAGAGAAATAGCAAATAGATATCCTAAGATTACAATAATAAGTGAAGATATGAATTTTAATGTATATTATATGAATAAATAAATTTTAAATCATAGGTAATTTAGGAGGTATAATTGTTAATACCTTAATATAAGGAGGTGTTAAGATATGAATATAGAAGAATTAATGAGTATAGACATTGATAACTTAGCCCAAAAACAATATGACGGATTAAAAGAACATTTGAAAGGAGTTTTAAATAAAATAATAACATTATTAGACCAAGACAAATTAGAAGAAATTGAAGAAATGTTAGTTGAATCTCCAGGAGGTGATTGCTATGGAAGTGACGACCATTATATAAATTTTTCATATAAAGAAAATTGTGAAGAGGATATGTATTGGATGTTAGACGATTTAAAAGATTTAAGAAAAATATTAGATAAAAAATAAAATTATAAGATATAAATAAGAATAACAAATAAAAATAATTAATAAAAAGGAGAGATGTGTAATGGCTATAAAAATTAAAATGAATAAAAGTACAAATGATATAAATAAATTAAGAATATATTTGAGAGCAGTACCTAAATGGGGAAAAACAACTTTATTTAGAAATGTAGTTTTAGAAAAATACAATGGTGACGCAACAAAAGGATTGTTAGTTGGAATCAAAGATGAAATAGGATATACATTACTTGACGAATTACAAACAACTCACTGTAACACTTGGAAAGAATTAAAAGAATTACAAAGTTGGTTAATAAAAGAAAAAGGAAAAGAACATGATATAGAATTTATAGCATTTGACTGTGTGGATGAAATTTTACCAATAGCAGAAAAAGAAGTTATGAGATTATCGCAAATACAAACTGGTAAAGCTTGTGATTCAATTAATAAGGCTTTTGGTGGATATGGGAAAGGACAAGAAAAAGTAAAAGAAATATTAAAAGAATACTTCACAACATTATATAAGGCAGGATTTGGAGTATTTTGTATAGCACATACTAAGATGAAAACAATAATTGAAAAAGGAAAAAATGAGGATGAAGGTTATAACATATTGACATCTAATTTAGCTAACACATATGAAAGTATATTTGCAGATATATTTGATTGTGTCTTAACAGGATTAATAGACAGAAGTATTAATGATGGTAAACTAGAAGATACAGAAAGAAGATTATATTTTAGAGGGACAACAACTGTAGAAGCAGGAACAAGATTTTCTTCAAATTCAGTACCAGAGTATATAGTTGTTGATGATAATCCAAAAGAATTTGCTAAAAATTTCTTAGAAACAATAGAAGAAGGTATGAGAAATTCAGCAACTAAACCAGTAAATAAAGAACAAGTTAAAAAAGAAATAGAAAAAGAAAAGAAACAAGCTGAAAAAGATTTAAAACAAGTACAACAAGAAGTTGAACAACAAGAAAAGGAAGAAGAAAAAGTATCGTTGGATGAATTAAAATCTCAATTAAAAGACAAACTTAAAACAACAGAAAATAAAAATATCGTAAAAGATTATATGAAAGAAAAAGGTGTCAAAAGTGTTGCATCATTAGATGCAGAACAATTAACTGAAGTATTAACTAAATTACAATAATAAATAGTGCTAGAGGGATTGAGTTCCTTCTAGCACTAATAAAAGAGGAGGATTGATATATGATTAAATTAATAACACACAGTGATTTAGATGGAATAGGTTGTGAAATATTATTTAGATATGTTGAAGGAATGTTTGATAATAATATAGATGTTGTAATAGCAGAATATAATGATGTAAATGAAGTGGTTGAAAATGCTTTAAATGGATTAGAAAATGGGAAATATACGGAATTATTTATAACAGATTTATCTATAAACAATGAGTTGGCGAAAAGAATAAGGGACAATAATATGAATGTTAAGTTATTAGACCATCACCCTTCGGCAGAATTTTTAAATAAATATAAATTTGCAAATGTTATAATTGAATCTGGAAGAGGCAAAGAATGTGGTACTAGCTTACTTGCAAGTTATTATTATCAATATTTACAACACGTAAATATTGAAATTGTTAAATTTATTGAATTAGTTAGACAATATGACACATGGGAATGGAAAGATAAATATAATAATATTGATGCTAAAAAATTAAATGATTTATTGTATATCTTAGGTAGAGAAAAATTTGTAAATTTAATATTACAAAAGTTACTGAATAATGAAAGTTTATTTGATGAAACAACAAATTTAATATTAAAGCTTAAACAAAATGAAATAAACAATTATATAAATACAAAAGAAAAAGATTTGATTATTAAGGAAGTTTTAGGATATAAAGTTGGGATAATTATGTGTGATATGTATTCAAGTGAATTAGGTAATGTTTTAAGTGAAAAACATCCAGAATTAGATTTTATTGCAATAATAAAACAAAATAGTGTAGAATTAAGATGTATTAAAGATAATATTAATTTAACTGAAATAGCTAAACATTTTGGAGGTGGTGGTCATAAAAAGGCAAGTGGATTTCCATTAAGCAATGTTAAATTAGATAATTTTATAAATGATATATTTGATATAAAGGAAGGAGAATAAATATGAAAAGATTAATTAGTAATTATATTGATAAAAAATTTTACAAATTAGGATGGGTGAAAAGAGAAGAAAATAAATATATAATAGCTTATGAAAAATATATTAAAAAGTATGATTATACACATCATATAGATATAATACATAAACGAAGTGGTAATCATCTAATTCAATCATATTGTGATACAGAGACAAATAACCTATTTAGTTATATGGTAGGGTTAAATTTTAAAGAAATATTATTATCAATTTTAAAAATGAAATTAATATTTTAGGAGGTATTATGTGTAAATTTTGTGAAGGATTATTCAACGATAAGCGTGAAGTAGAATGGTATATGAGAAGTGAATATGCTGATGATAACTTTTGTGAAAAGGTTTTTAATAATTCATGTGATAATTGTAAAAAATGTAGTAATCAATATATATTAAAAGGTTATTTATTTGACAATAGAGCATATATTGTATGTGATTATAAATTTACGAACGGTGATATATTGATGTGGAATTCTACAGAACCATTACCTGTAAATTATTGCCCTTATTGTGGGAGAAAATTAAGCAAAAGTAGCATTGATTTCAATAATATAGGTTGTAATATAATAAATATGTTAGATAAGGAAGGTGATTAAATGTGCATTTATTGTGAGCAAGGTAAGGGCATATGTGACAATAGAAAAGAATTAGGAATAGAATTACACTCGGGTACAAGTGAATTAGTAGCATATGGATTAGATGATAATAATTGGGATATAAGTGTTAAGTGTGAAATAAATTTCTGTCCTATGTGTGGTAAAAAATTAAGAAAAGAAAATAAAGAAGGTGATTAAATGGGAAGAAATAAAATTGACAGAACAGGAGAAAGAGGGATAAACAATTTTGGAAGTGAAATGGTTATTATAAATTATAGGAAAGCAATAGATATTGACATTTATTTTCCAGAATATAATTATGTAATTAAAAATAAAACATATAGCGATTTCAAAAATGGCGAAATTAAATGTCCTTATGATAGACGAGTATTTGGAGTAGGATGTGTTGGAGAGGGAAAATATAAAGTTTTAGAAAATGGTAAAGCTACTAGGGTTTATAGTACATGGCATTGTATGTTAAGAAGATGCTATGACAAGGAATTTCACAAAAAGAATCCCACTTATAAAGATTGTACTGTTTATAAAGAATGGCATAATTTCCAGAACTTTGGTAAATGGTATGATAATAATTATTACGAAATAGAAGGAGAAAAGATGTGTTTAGATAAAGATATACTTGTAAAACATAATAAAGTATATTCTCCAGAAACTTGTATATTTGTACCAGAAAGAATTAATACTCTATTTATTAAATGTGATAAATCGAGAGGTGATTCAGTTATAGGGACATCGCCTAAAGATGGCAAATATCAAGTGAGTTGCAATTTGATTAATCCAGTAACTGGAGAATCAAAAAAGGAGTATTTAGGCTTTTACGATACTCAAGAAAAAGGTTTTGAAACTTATAAATACTATAAAGAAAAGAACATTAAAGAAGTAGCTGAATATTTTAAAAGATATATACCGATTGAATTATATCAAGTATTGTATTCTTATGAAGTTGAAATTGATGATTAAAAAGAAAGGATGTTAAATTAAATAATTTTATAAATGATATTTTTGATATAAAGGAAGTGATTAAATGTCAAAAGTAACTTGTCGATATTGTAAAAATAAGATAGATAAAAAAGACGCTTTCATAGAAGAATATCTCAATGATAACTTAGAAATTAAAAACAGATATTATTGTAATAAAGAATGTTTTGATAAAAAGAATGAAGAAATAATTAGAAAGCAATGGTTAAAACAAGTAAAAAAATTAGCGAGAGATAAAGTGAGAGAATTGTGTGATTTAAAAGAAAAAGAGAAATCCATATATTTTTCTTCTACATATAAAATAATTACTGATAAATTTGAAGATGAATTAATATATGAATTTATTAATAAATATGAAAAAGATATGTTAGACATATTAAACAATATAGATTTTAAAACTGTTAATTCAAGAATTAAATATTGTTTATCAATGTTAGAAAATCAATTACAACATTATATAGCCGAGAATCAACTAGACAAACAAGAATTTAAAGAAAAAACAGAAGAAGTAGAACCAAGTTTTGTAGATGAGGATTTTGATATAGTAGTTAATGTAAAGAAAAAACAGAGAAGAGATATTGACGACATATTAGGATTATAAGGAGGTAATAATCTTATGGATGAAATATATAAAAAGGAAATTAAAGAATTATTCGATGAATATGATAGACTTTCACCAATAACTAAAGATGACTTCAAAAGAGTTATAAAGAAACAAGCTGAAGATATGAATATTGAAAATTTGGAAAATCTAGATGAAATAAGCAAAGCGTGTTGTAATAATTTTAAAAATAATATAGATATGTTAAAAGACATATATAACAGTGTATGGGGATTCACTTTAAATAATGAGGAAGAACTAATTTATTATATGAGTTTAATTAGAGATATATTAAATATGTTAAAACAATAAGGAGGTCTAATTTATGGAAAATATATTAGAGTTTCAAATGAGAAAAGAGCAGGAATATTTAAATAATTTGTTAGATAGTATAAATAATTTATTAAATAATGAATTTGAATTTAGCGAAGATACTAAGGTGCAATTAGAAATTGAGAAAAAAATAATATTGGCAAAATTAAGCATATGGAAAACAGTAGAGAGGGCTGTAGAAGAATTAAAGAACGATATTATATTTGAAAAATAATTAATAATACAATAGGGGGTTGATATTATGGATGAAAAAAATAGAAAAAGATATTTTCTTGCAAACGAGGATTTATATCAATTAACGGTAGATTTTGAATGTTTATTATTTGCTTTTGAAAAATTAGACCTTCTAACTTCTACAAAACTTAAACCAGACATTGAAGAATGCATCTTGATTAGTGATTTTAGTGCTTATCAATTCATAGATTATGAAGAATTAGAAAATTCCAATAAAGATACATTGACAAGAATAGCAATATTATTATGTAAGCAAATATTAAAATTTAAATATGGAGAATCAATAGGTATACCTATTATTGAAGATTATGAAAAAGCTTATGATAGATGGAAGTTGAATAACACAAGTAAAAAAGAAACAAAAGAATGTAAATTAGACGATGTAATACTTGACAAAGAAATAAAAGAGGACGTGCTTAGTACAATAAACTTTGTAAAAAATATGGAAAAATATAAAGATATTGGATGTGAATTACCAAGTGGTATATTACTAGAAGGGTCTCCTGGAACTGGTAAAACATTACTTGCTAAATCAATAGCTAGCGAATCTAATATGAATTTTAAATCAATAGTAGCATCAGATTTTGCCGAAAAATACGTAGGGGAGTCAAGCAAAAAGGTGCAAAAAATATTTGATGACTTAAAAAATAAAGGTGGAGGAATTCTTTTTATAGATGAAATTGACGCTATAGGTGTAAATCGTGAAGGTGACGATAACAAGGAATATAGAAGTGCAATGAACAAATTATTATCTTGTATGAATGAAGCAAGTGATAATAAGATTATAGTTATAGGAGCAACGAATTTAGTAGAACAATTAGACCCAGCATTAATTAGAGAAGGGAGATTCGATAAGGTTATAACTATTCCTTTGCCTTCTTATGAATTAAGAGTTGAATTATTTAAATTATACGTTGGTAAACTTAAACATGAGGACGATATAGATTATGAATTATTGGCTAAAATGACAGAAAGACAAACTGGAGCATTTATTCATACAGTTTGTAATCATAGTGGTATATATGCTGTAGATAAAGGTTTACATAAAATTAATCAAAGTTGTTTATTACATACAATAGAAAGAATGGTTAGAGATAAAAAAGTAAAAAAATCAACTATTGGATTTAAATAATAATATAAGAGGTGATTATTGTGCAGAATAAAAAAAGAAGAGTAATCTATGAGATATATTTTCCAGCATTTTGTAAAGACCTCCAAGATTTAACTAATAAAATACATTATTTCAAGGAATTAGGAGTAACAACCTTATGGCTGACTCCTATATTCCCTAGTCCAACAGAACATGGTTATGACACTACTGATTATTTTAATATAAAAAAAGAGTATGGAACTCTTGAAGATTTTGACAATTTCATTAATAAAGCCCATGAAAATGGGTTAGAAGTGTTGCTAGATTTAGTATTATGTCACACAAGTTCAGAACATCCACTGTTTAAGGAGTCAATTAAAGGCAAAAATGATTGTTACTTTTGGATTAACCATAAATCAGACGATACGTGGAAAATTTGTAAAGATAATGGTCGCTATTATTTAGCTAAATGGTATTATACAATGCCACAGCTAAATAATCAATCCTCACACGTCAGACATTTAATAAGAGATATAATAAAGTTTTGGTTGGTAGACCATAATGTAGACGGGTTTAGACTAGACGCTATAAAATATGCAAGTGGTGACGCGATAGCGTTTTGGAAATGGTTTTGTGATGAAGTTTACAAAATAAAAACAGATTGTTACTTGGTCGGGGAATGTTGGGATACATATGAAGTTTCTAATAAATATGCTAAAACAGGAATGAAAACATTTAATTTTGAAGAATCTGGTTGGATGAAACATTCCTTAAACACAGGAAATCCATTAGTAATTAAAAATGACCCAAAATATGATGTCAACTTCTTATGTAATCATGATATGAGCAGAATTAGCAATTCTGTAGGACATGATATGAATAAGCTATTTAAAGCCGTTGATATGTTATTTTCATTAGATGGTGATGTTTGTATATATTACGGTGATGAAATAAATATGGGATTAAACCAAGATTGTCATGTTGAACAAGGAGGATACGGGGACTGGAAAGTTAGAGGAAAAATGGACTGGCATGAAGTAGAAAGACAAAGAAAAGACCCTAATAGCTTATTTAATTATTATAAAAAGAAAATAAAGGAATATAAAAAATAATTAATAAATAGCTCAAGTTTAATCGACTTGAGCTATATTTGTAAGGTATAAATTATCAATAAATAAATTTAAAACGCTTAGAACGGCGTATAAAAGGTCAAAATTTTTATCAATCATAGGTAATTTTATAACAGTAATTGTTAATATGGTAATATAAGGAAGGGAGTGATAGAAAATGTATTATAATGAGAAACATAAGAAATTGGTCGAAGAAAGAGGGGATGGATATACTTATATTGGGAGCTATCGTTGTGGCGAAATAACAATAGATGGAAAAAAGAGTGACAAATGTAGTCAAATAAGAGTTAGATGTCCTTATTGTAGAAGTGAATATGATATAAGATTAAGTAACTTTAATAAAGGTGATATTTGTGCATTATGTTGTAATTCTTATGAAAAATCATTTGCGTATTATATACAACAAGAGCTAGGAGAACCCTTAAATAAATATTGGGACTGGGAAAAGAATACAGTTAACCCTTATTGTATAACTTCTCAAAGTCATAAAAAAGTATATGTAAAATGTGATAGAACTGATTATCATGGAAGTTATTTAGTCAGTCTACATAATTTTTATAATGGAAGTAGATGTCCATATTGTTGTAATTATAATGGTAAGAAAATTCATCCTAAAGATAGTTTTGCGCAATGGGGAATTGATACTTTTGGTGAAGATTTCTTGGAGAAATATTGGAGTAGTAAAAACATAATAAATCCCTGGGAGATAGCCCCACAAAGCAATAAGAAAGTATGGATGTTGTGTCAAGAACATGAATACCATAATGATAACGGTGGATATGAGACAAGGTGTGCAAGTTTTTATAATGGTCATAAATGTCCATATTGCACAAACTGTAATGGAAAAGTACATCTGAAAGACAGCTTTGGAAGTTTATATCCAGATAAAGCTAAATATTGGTCATTTAATAATAAAAAATCGCCTTTTGAAGTCACCCCTAAAAGTGGCAAAAAATATAAATTTATATGCGAAGAATGTGGTAATGAATTTGAAAGAAGTTTGGAAAAATTAAATCGAGCCGATACAGGTGTGTTTTGTAAAGAATGTAATTCTTCTCAATTAGAAATCAAAACTAAAGATATTTTAGTTAAATATAATGTAAAATATAATTCTCAAGTAGAATATAATGGTTTAATTGGATTAGGAAATGGTAATTTATCTTATGATTTTTATTTATCAGATTATAATTTATTAATAGAATGTCAAGGAGAGCAACATGAAAGATTTATAAAAGGACTCCATAAAACAAAAGAAGACTTTGAAAAACAATTAGAGCATGACAAACGTAAAAGAGAGTATGCTAAAAAGAATAACATTGATTTACTTGAAATTTGGTATTATGATGTGGATAATATAGAAGAAATTTTAATAGAAAAATTACATATTAAAAATAATTAATAAAGGGGTGATAAATATGAAAATATTATATGAAGAATTGCCAGACTATCTACAAAAAAATAGAAAAAGCATTGAAGGGTGTGTACTCGGTGTTTTATTCCAAGACATAATGAGTGTTAAAGAATATAACTTAGACGATATATTTATAACACATGAAGGAATGGTATTATATAGAATCGTTAAAACGCTTTCAGATAATAATGTATTAAAGGCGACAGATTTAGATATTAAACTTCAATGTGAACCTTCTCTAGTTAAAGAGTATACTGACTTAGGTGGTTTTAAAATGGTAGAAATATTAATGAGAACAACAGAATTAGAAAATGCCAATTCATACATTGATTCGTTGCTTAAACATAATATGTTAATATCATTTTGGGAAGATGGGTTGGATTTAACAAAAGAGATAACTATAACAACTAAAAAAGGTGAAACTCAAATTAGTTGGTTAAATTTGGCTGATAAAATGACTACGGATGAATTATTAAATTTTAAAGAAAGTAGAGACACTTCTTATCTGCCAATTAGTATTAATTCGGATGTAAAGGAACATGTTGGTGAAATAAGCATGGACTTTATAGAAAACTTAGAAAATGGCGTTGAGGTGGGATGTTTATTTGAAAATGTCTTATCTTCTAAGTTTTTACCAACTATAAGTAAAGAAATACTAGGGTTACAAAAGAGAACATTAAATTTTATCGCCAGTTCTATAAATATTGGGAAAAGTACATTATTATCTAATCTAGCCTTATCTTTAGCATCTAATGGGTATAGAACATTGTTGATGACAAACGAGGAAGACATAAGTGCTTTCAAGATTAAATTCTTAACTTATTTGGTAAATAATGAGGTAGGATATAAAAAAATAAATCAAAAGAAAATTAAATCTGGTGGATTAACTGACGAAGATAAATTAGCACTTAGGGAGGCAAGAAATATATATAATGAAAAAATAGCAGACAATTTAATAATTGTAAGTACTAATACAATGAACATGGGTAGTATGAAAAAAATAATTAGGAAATATTCATTAAGTAGTAAAGGTTTAGATGTGTTTCTATTTGATACATTTAAGATGAGTAACGGTACAGATGATGATTGGAAAGCCTTAGTAAAACAATCTCGTGAAATCCATGAATTAACAAAGATTTATGATATATGTGCTGTAATGACTTATCAATTAGCAATGAGTAATCAAGGAGCTTTATTTCTAGATATCTCAATGATGGCGAATAGTAAACAAATTGGGGAAGTTGCCAGTGAAATTTTTTTAATGAGAACTTTATATAAAGAAGAGTTAGATAAGGATTCTAAAGCATATTGTAAACCTTTTAAAAGAGTAAAGAAAGGTGATAGATGGGTCGAAGAAGAGGTTGAGTTGAGTCCAGATTCAAATTATAGGATATTTTTTATAGGAAAATCGAGAAGTACAACTGTGTCAAGCGATAGTAATACAGCTTTCATATTACATATGAATACATATAGCACAAAGATTAGTGAAGTATGTTTTTGCCATCCAGTCAGAATGAATATAAACAATATCAATCAACAAAATAATAAATTTGGTAAAAAGTAGGTGACAAACCTATATGAAAGAGTATTTGAAAAATAATCCAGAACAAATTGAAAAAATATTAAGTTATTACAATTATCATAGTATTAATATAACAGATAAAGAGATTAGGTGTGCAAAAGTAGGAGGAGATAACCCTAGTGGCTGTAGAATCAAATTAAATAATAATTTATCAGCTACAGACTTTACAACGTCTTATAACGGTGACCTATTCGGTTTAATAGCTACTCATACAGGTTTAACCTATGGAGAAGTATTAAAAACAACACAAACTATGTTAGGTAAGAAAATAGAAGGTAACTATCAATCAGAGGAAGAAAGTTTATTTGATGGATTCTTCGATAGCTTATATATACCTTATGAAGATGAAGAAAAGGAAGTGACTTATGATGAAAGTGTTTTAGATAAATATAATAACGGATATAAATGGTTTAAACGTTTTGCAGATGACGGTATATTACCTTCGAGTCAAGTTAAATTTAAAATTGGATTTTCTGAAGAGAGTAATAGGATTACAATTCCACATTACAATGAACATGGGGAAATTATAGGAGTCATGGGGAGATTGGATTCAGACGAAATGACAAATTTTAAATACCTTCCTTTAATCCCTTTTCCTAAGCACAAATATCTTTACGGTTTATATCAGAATAAGGAATACATTAAAGAAAGTAGAGAGGTGTATGTGTTCGAGTCAGAGAAATCAGTTATGTTAGGAGATAGTCTAGGTTATAAATCCTTTGTGGCAGTAGGAGGAAACAGTATATCTAAGACACAAGTAGAACAATTATTGAAATTAAACGTGAGCAAAATCATTATATCATTAGATGAGGGACTAGATACAGAAATAATTAAAAAGGATATAAAGACGATAAAGGATTGCTTATTTATGCGAGACTGTAAGGTTGGATTTATTTTAGATAAAAACAATAAATATCTCCCAAAAGGGTCGAAAGCAAGTCCAATAGATTTAGGTAGAGAAATATTTGAAAAATTGAAAAATGAATGTATTATAGGAGGGTAAAAATAATTAATAAACTAAAGGAGTGATTACATGAGTAAAAATAAAAAAGAGAGATTCTCATACTCAAAATTAGGGACATATCACAACTGTCCATACAGTTATAAACTAATATACCAAGACCATGTTAAAAGAAGTAACGGTGTATACGGTGTATTAGGTTCTAAACTCCATAGTATTATGGAGTCCTTAGAACATGGAAAAATGACAAAGGAGAAAGCATTAGAAGAATGGAGGAGAGAAATAGATATATTAGAATTTGTTGATGAATTAAAATTTCCAACTGAAAACGCTAAAAACAATTACATTAAAGACGTAGAGCTATATCTGGAGTATTTTGAACCATTAGATTTTACAAACAAAGAATGTTTAATAGAACAAGAGTTTGAAATAAAATTATGTGGTATAACTATTATGGGATATATAGATTTAGCTATTTTAGACCATGAAAAAAAAGAAATAACTATAGTAGATTATAAAACAAGCAGTAAAAGTGGATTTACAAAAGCACATTTAGTAGAGAAGTGTCATCAGTTGATGCTCTATTCTAAAGCGATGGAAATAAATTATCCAGGGTATAAAATAGTGGAGACAAAGTTTGATATGGTCAAATATGCTAGAAAAAAAGGCAAAACTACTGTTAAAGAACGCAAAGATATACCTTTAGAAGAAATGGAGGATTATGAAAGATATTTTATATCTATTCCATTTAATGAAGAAAATTATAAAGTATTTGAAGATTATGTTAAAGACAGTTTAGAAAATATTAATAATGCCAAAGAATTAGATAAGTGGAAACCAGAAAAAAATGCTTTCTTCTGTAAAAATTTATGTGGTGTAAGTGGAGAATGTAAATATTATAATAAAAAATAATTAATAAATAGGAGGATTATATGAGATTTTTCTTAAAATATCCTCTATAACTCTTATGATACCTTGTTATAGCCTTAGAATGGCGTTCTAAAAGGTGTATTAAAAATATAAAGATAAAATTGTGATTTTATTTTAAAAGAAGATAAATGATTGGAGGAATAATTATGGCAAATTTAAATTGGGAATATAAAAATAAATTTAAAGCAAGAGCAAGAAATGATATTAAAACAAGAGATGAAAGTAAAGTTTTATATAAAGCAGGAGAAACATTTGAATTTATAGTGACTGGTTATGGTGGTGACCATTTTGGAATTGATGAATGTGAAGGCGAAAAAGTTTATTGTAACATTTATTTTAAAGATATAGAATTTGCTTTAAATATGGATAAAGGTACTTATAGAACATATGATGATAATGGTAAGGTAATTGAAAATACTGTACCTAAAACATATGACTACATTTATTCATCAATATATGACGAAGAATATTCAGCTCATTAAAGGACTAATTGTTAAGTAATTATATACGTAGAAATATGTATTCAAACATAATTAAACATTAAAAGATTAGGGTTAAAACTAACAAAAGAGGAGTCTAAATTATTAAAAGAATATAGTAAATATAAAGTAGAGGATTTGATAGGAATAGAAACTGAAATACAAGTTGTAACGGATATTATAGAGTTTATACTGCTTGGATTTCCATTAGAATATTCTATTAAATTTTTATTGGAAGAAAATAATTAATAAACTATAGGTAATTTTTAGTGTATTAATGTTAATACACAAATATAGGAGAGTGATGCAAAATGGAATGCAGATATAATAATTATCATAAACATGATTATTATACAAATATTAGGCAACTCGATGTAGTTTGTAGCCCTTTGGAATATATTCAGAGGGCTAAGGAATTAGATGGTGATAAAGCAATATTTTTTAGTACTAATCATGGATATCAAGGAAATATGCATGAATATTACACAATGTGTAAAGATAATGGAGTAAAACTTATAGCGGGGGTGGAAGCATATTATGTTCCAAATAGATTAGAAAAAGATAAATCTAATTATCATTTAATTATAATAGCTAAAAATAAAAATGGATATAAACAAATTAACAAAATAATGTCAGAAGCAAATGCAAGTGGATTTTACTATAAACCCAGAATAGACGATGAATTATTATTTAGTTTAAATCCTAATGACATAATAATTACGACGGCTTGTGTTGCTTCAAGATTAAGAGATATTGAAGGTGCTGAAGACTGGATAATTAAAATGAAGAATTATTTTGGTAATAACTTTTATTTAGAAGTGCAAAATCATAACACTAATATTCAAAAAGAATATAATAAAAGACTTCTTAATTATGCTAAAAAATATAATATAGAAATAATTCATGCAAACGACTCACATTATATTAAACCCGAAGATTCAAAATATAGGGATTTATTTTTAAGGGCAAAGGGCATTGTGTATGAAGAAGAAAGCAATTTTATATTAGATTATCCAGATTATGAAACAATAGTAGAAAGATATAAGGTACAAGGTATTTTATCAGATAAACAAATCAAACAAGCTTTAGATAATACATTAATATTTGATAACTTTGAAGGAATAGAATTAGACGATGATATTAAATTACCTTCTATATCTAACAATCCAAATAAGGAATTAAAACAAATATTAAATAATGAATTAAAAAAAATACCAAAAGAAGAAAGACAGGAATATATAAATGCTGTAAAATACGAATTGAATATAATAGAAAAAACTCATATGGAAGATTATTTTATCCTTGATTATCATATTGTTAAAAAAGGTATGAAAGACTATAACGGACTATTAACTAAAACTGGAAGAGGGTCAGCACCTTCATTTATCATAACTAAGTTTTTAGGATTAACAGAAATAGACAGGCTAAAAGCACCTGTGCCATTATTCCCTACCAGATTCATGTCTATAGAACGTATATTACAAGCAAAATCCTTACCAGATATAGATTTAAACTGTTGTAATCCAGAACCATTTATTAAAGCTACAGAAGATTTATTAGGAGCTGAAAATTGTGCATGGATGCTTAGTTTTAAGCCTTTACAAAGAGCATCTGCATTTAGATTATACTGTAAATCTTTAGATATGAAAGTATCTGAATATGACGAAGTAGCTAAGAATTTAGACGATTATATTGATGATATTAACTGGAAAAACATAATAGAAGAATCAAAACATTTTGTAGGAGTAATTGAAAGTATTTCTCCTTCACCTTGTTCAATGTTACTCTATACAAAACCAGTTGATGAAGAAATAGGTCTTATAAAAACTAAAGATGGAATATGTGCTAATTTAGATGGCTACAATTGTGATAAATATAAATATTTAAAAAATGATTATCTAACCGTTAACGTTTGGGATATAATAAGGAAAACTTGTAAATTGGCTAATATAGATATACCATCAATAACCGAAATTAATAATCTTTTAGATGATAAGACATGGGATATTTATGAGAAAGGATTAACTTCGACTATCAACCAAGCAGACTCCAAGTTTGCTACGGATTTAATTAAAAAATATAAACCTAAAAGTGTGGCTGAAATGAGTGGTTTCGTAGCTTCTATAAGACCTGGCTTTGCATCTTTATTAGATACATTTATAGATAGGAAAGAATATACGACAAATGTAAAAGAATTGGATGAATTATTATCTGAAAGTTATCATTTTATGTTATATCAAGAGTCAATCATGAAATATTTAATATGGTTAGATATTCCAGAATCAGAAAGTTATACGATAATTAAGAAGATAGCGAAAAAGAAATTTAAAGAAAAAGAATTAATTGAATTAAAAGAGAAATTAAAAAAAGGTTGGTTAAATGTTGTTGGCAAAGAAGAAGGATTTGAAGAAACGTGGAAAGTAGTAAATGACTCCAGTAAGTACGCTTTTAATGCTAGTCATTCACTATCTTATGCCTATGATAGTTTATATGGAGCTTATTTAAAATCTCATTATCCATTAGAATATTATACTGTTGCTATGAATAACTATACAGGGGATGAAGAAAGAACAACTAGGTTAACAGAAGAAATGAAACATTTTAATATTAAATTAAAGAATGTTAAATTTAGATATTCTAAAGGTGAATATTTCATGGATAAAGAAACTAATTCCATTTATAAGGGTTTGTCCTCAATTAAATTTATATCAAAAGATGCGGGTGAAATTTTATATAATCTCAAAGATAATGAATATAATTCGTTCATAGATTTATTAATAGACATAGGAAATAAAATAAATAATAAAAATATAAATATATTAATTAGACTTGACTTTTTCTCTAATTTTGGAACAATCCCTAAATTATTAAAAGTACACGAATTATATCAAACTTTTTATGGTAAGAAACAAATATCTAAAGATAAATATCCTAAATTAAATAAAATATTTACTAAATTTGCTAGTAAGGAATCAGATAAAATGTTTAAATTTAATAATACATTACCTATGCTTAGATATATGGAATCCAAAATATCTAATAAAGAAAACAACACTGCACAGCTTATACAAGACTATTTTGAATTTACTGGTAGCTGTGATATTAAAGATAAATCATTTGGTAACAAATATCTTGTAGTTGACGTTGACACCAAATATGCACCTAAAATAACCCTTTATTCACTTTCTAAAGGTAAATCAACTACTATTAAGATATATAAAAAGCATTTTAAATTAAACCCTCTTAAAGTTGGAGATGTAATTGGCATAAAAGATGCACAATGGAAACATAGAAAAAAAATGGTAGATGATAAATGGATTAAGCTTGAAGAGAAAGAACTTATAGTAGAAAGTTATAAAATTTATTAAATCATAGGTAATTTTTAAACAACTTTGGTTAATATTAGTAATATAAGGAGGTGATAAAAATGTAAAATATTAATAAAATATTAATAAAAATAACAAATAAGGAGGAGAATAATATGTATTGCATTAAAAATATAGACTATATAAAAATAAACGACTTATATTTAAGGACTATAAATGGTTATAAAATTTATAAAAAAGGAAAAGACGTATTATTATATATAGATAATGAAGTATTTACAAACGAAATCAGAAAATTTTTATTAAGTGTTATTGTTAATAGTAATAATTTGTATAATATATCTATAGTAGAAACAACAATAGACGATATGGGTGTTACAAATAAAATAAAAACAACTTTTCTATGTGGAATAGCAGAAGGTACAATATATGAAAAAAAATATGACGAAATATCAAATACATTGCCAATATTCCGAGTAATAAATGTTTATGAAAGTGAGGTGGAATAAATGTTATTAAAAATATATGGAGTAATAAGTATTTTAAATATAATATTAGGATTAAAACTAAAAAATGATTTAAATAAAAATACAGAATTTGTTGATGTGCTAACAGCACATCAATTAGGAATAATAATATATGACAGACATATTAAACGAAAAAAAATAATAATAAATTCTATATTACCTATCTATAATTTATTTACTTTCTTTGAAAACAGTACTTTTTTTATATTTAATATTTTTAATAGCGATGATGGAAATAAAGCAATGCTAAAAGTAATAGAAGATTTTGAAAATGAAAATAATTAATAAAGGAGGATTTATTATGGATAAATTAGAATACGAAATAAACGTATTAAAACCAAAAGAAGGAGATATAGTTTTATTTAGATATAAAACAATTGACGGAGAACCAATAGCTACGGACGAAGAACTTTCAGATTTTCATAATCGTGTTAGGAAAATATTCAAAGGAGACGTAATTACTGTACCAGATTATATAAATATAGATTTGGTAGATAAAAAATTCTTAGAAGATTCAATAAAAGTTATGCAAGAAATGTTAGATAAAATGGAATAAAAATAATTAATAAAAGGAGAATGATATTATGGGGAGTAAAATTGATAGGGTTGGTGAAGAGAATGTATTATAATGAAAAACATAAAAATATTGTAGAGAAAAGAGGTGATAGATATAAATACTTAGGGAGTTATAAGACTAAGGAAGTTACGTTAGATGGTAAGAATAAAAATGGTAAGAAAAATTACTTTAGAGTGAAATGCCCTTATTGTGGAGGAGAATATGATGTAAGAATTGACCATTTTGTAGACGGTGGTCAATGTATTAATTGTTGCCATACTTATGAAAATTCATTAGCACATTATATTCAAGTTGAGTTAAAAAGAGGACTAAATGAATTTTGGGATTGGAATAATAATGAATTAAATCCGTATCATATTTATAAAAACAGTACTAAAAAAGTAAAGATAAAATGTATTGAAAAAGATTATCATGGAAACTATTCAATAGACCCACATCATTTTATTCGAGGAAATAGGTGTTCATATTGTGGAAATCATAAAGTACATCCAAAAGATTCATTTGGGCAATGGTTAATAGATACATATGGCGATGACGCTATAGAAAAATATTGGAGTAATAAGAATATAGTTAATCCTTTTAGTATAGCGACACAAAGCAATAAGAAAGTTTGGATATTATGTCAAAATAAAGATTATCATAATAATGATGGAGGATATGAAATATCACCTGGTAATTTTTATTATGGTTATAGATGTCCTTATTGTGGAAAGCATAAAGTACATCTTAAAGATTCTTTCGGATATTTATATCCAGATAAGGCTAGATATTGGAGTAAGAATAATAAAAAGTCAGCTCTAGAAATGTATCCTAAGAGTAGTACTAAAAAATATAAATTTATATGCGAAAAATGTGGGCAAGAATTTGAAAAATACTTGAGTGATTTAAATGAAACTAATAACGGAGTCATATGTCAGAATTGTAATGCATCTCAATTAGAACAATCAACCAAAGAAATACTAGATAAATATAAAATCAAATATTATAGAGAATATATGTATAATGATTTAATGGGTATTGGTAATAAAAATTTAAGATTTGATTTTTATTTACCAGATTATGATACATTAATTGAATGTCAAGGTATTCAACACGAAGAATGGCAAAGAACATGGATGGCTAAATATAAATTTGAAAAACAATTAGAACATGATAAACGTAAGAAAGACTATTGTAAAAAAAACGGAATTAAGCTAATTGAAATTTGGTATAATGAAATTGAGAATATAGAAGAAATTCTTAAAAAGGAATTGAGTTTAGTATAATAATTAATAAAAAGGAGAATGATAATATGATAAAAGTTTTATATTACAATGAAGAGGAAATAATAAATAGTTTAGCAGAAAGTTTAGTTATAGGTGGATTGCCTATGAATGATAAAGTACCTACATCTGAATCGTTAAAAAAGGAAATAGACGAATTAAAAAATAAATTAACTACTATATGGGAATATAAAGAACTGTTTAACTTTGATAAAGTTAATAAAGTAATAAGATTAAAAGAAAATACAGGTGTTAATATGGTAGATGGTTATTATGAATCGCTAGATGTATATACAAAAAGAGCAAGAACATTAGGCAATGTGCCAACAGGTAGTGGTCACAATTCATTATTTAAAGGGGTACAATTTAACATGATAGTTAGTTTTCCATTATATTGGTTAAAAGAATATCAACGTTATCATTTTACTGATATAATATCATCTCAAAGTACAATGCACAAAATATTAAAATTTAATTTAAATGATATGTTTAGTGATGAAGTTGACCCTAGATGTATAGCAGTAATTAAAGAATTAAAATGCGAATACGAAGAAGAAACTGATAAAGATGAAAAGAAAAAAATATGGAGAAAAATAATAAATAGTTTACCAGATGGGTTTACAATGACACAAGGTATAACAATGAATTACTTACAGTTAACAACTATGATTCCACAAAGAGAACATCATAAATTGTCAGAGTGGTCTGAAGATTTAATACCATTCTTTAAATCATTACCATATTACGATTTCTTTTTAATGTAAAAGGAGAATAATATGAAAACATACAATTTTGACAAACATTTTCATAAAGAAGGAAATAAATTTAAATTAAACGATAATGTTAAACAGTCAGAGCTAAATAAAATGTTAAAGGTGATGGGTATGAACTCATTACCTTTAAATAAAAGACATATAGTAGAACATTATTTTAATATGTATATTCAACATGGATATTATTAAGAAAGGAGAGTACATGGTCGAAAAGAATAAAATATATAATATGAATTGTCATGATTTAATGAATGATATGATTAATGAAAATTTCAAAGTAGATAGTATTATTAGTCAGCCTCCCTAGTCAAATTAGGGAGGAATATGTAAATCTATTTCAACAGTTTGATAAAATATTAGTAGATAATGGAACAATATTAATTGAAATCCCATATAACAGAAAGAAACCAAGTGAAATATTCCAAATAATAAATGAAATAGAAATGAATACAGAATTTCAATTAGGTGACATTATATATTGGAATAAAGTTGATATTTTGCCAGATAATATGAGTTGTAATCAATCAACAAAAAATGTATCACAAATATATTTATTTTGCAGAAAGAATGAATTTAAAACTTACAAGACTAACAAAAAGGTTAAGAGTTTCAGAGAGACAGGGCAAAAAACATATACCAATATATCGAATATAATTAATGCACCAGTTAGAGATAAAGGTGTTAAAACATTTGGAAATAAAGTATTTTCAACTGAATTAGTAAAAGAATTGTTATATAAATATGTGAAAAAAAGAGGAATTGTCTTTGACCCATTTTGTGGGACTGGGAGTACATGTTTAGCAACAATTAATAAAAATATTTATTATATTGCAAGTGAAATAGATAAGAAACTATATGAATATAGTTTAATTAGAATTTTAAAAAGAAAACAAGAAATAAAGAAGGAGTATTATAAGAATTATAAAAGAAAATAATTAATAAATTTAAAGATAGTATTGACATTAATCATCTTATATGTTATCATTTATATAAGAGGTGATTAATGTGAAAATTTTAGATTTACAAAACATATACAAAGAAAATGAAAAAGAATATGTTGTTTTAAAGACTTTTAAAAATATTACGAAAATAGGCGATGATAAATACTTAACTTATTTATCAGCATGGAATATTGGTGAAATGTTTGAGAAACAACAACTATGTTATTATAGTGATACTCAAAGAGGCATAAAATATAAAAAGGTTAATAATAAAATAGTAGAGAAAACAATAGTGAAACAATCAAATATAAATGAAATGAGTAATTTGATACTTAAAGGAGAATTATCAACGACTCAAATAACATTAAATATATTAAGTACAGGTAATGAAATAATTAATTATAATGAAGAAAAGAAAGAATTGTTTGTTAAGGGTTCATTATCTATATTAGATGGAAACCATAGAGTACAATCATGTTACAGAGCTTATAAATCAGCACAAATACTTAATGAAGATGAATTAATAAAAAATGTAAAACAACTTTTATTCCCAATTATAATTTTACATTTAGATGATGAAAATGCTAAAAATACATTTAGTCAGTTTTCAAAAGGTTTGAAAATTAGTAAGTCATTAAGTGAATCATTTGATTCTACTAAAGCGTCTAATAGAATAGCAACTAAACTTAATGAACATAGTATTTTAAAAGATAGAATAGATGTTAGAAGGACATACTTACAGAAAACCGACACACAACATGTAGTAACGTTTCTTACTTTGAAAACAGCTATTGATTCTTGTTTCCCTTCAATTAAAGACGAGAGTGAGGAACAAGAAATTTATATATTCCTTTCAGCATTCTTCAATGAATTATTAACTTTATTCCCCGATTTAGTTAATGATAACCGTTTACCGCTTAAAGAAGAATATATAAATTTTGAGGACATCTTCTTTTATTGTTATATCAGTTTAGCCGAGGATTTATACTTAAAAAGAAAATCTAACTGGAAAGAAGAAATGAAAGCTTTAGATAAAATAGATTATAGCAAAGATAATTCTATATGGAACTGTGTTATAAAACCTACCAGAACTGGTTGCACTATTGTTAATAACAAATCAAGTAGAGCATTAATGATAAGAGTGTTTAAACAAGAGTTTTATAGTAATTTGTAATTTTATCACCATCTGTAAAAGGGTGGTGATTTTTATTTAAAAAAGTATTGACAAAATCTGCTAATATGGTATACTTATTTATATAGGGTGATAAAAATAATTAATAAAGGAGGAACAAAAATGAGTAAATTAATATTTTGTTATGGTACAATGGGGTCTGGTAAAAGTTTACAACTTCTCACTTGGAAATATAATTATGAAAAAGCAGGGTATAAAGTAATAGTATATAAACCTTCGTTAGATACTAGAAAGAGTTTTAAAACTAATAAAAAAGGAAATACAATTTCTTCAAGGATAGGTTTAGAAACAGAATGTGAATTAATTGATAAAGATTTTAATTTTACAGATAGTTTTCAACAACAAACTATAATAATGGTCGACGAAGCTCAATTTTTAACACAAAAACAAGTAAGAGAATTATACGAAATCTCTCTTAAATATACAGTAGTTTGCTTCGGATTAAAAACAGACTTTAGACAATGTTTCTTTGAAGGAAGTAAAGCATTATTTGAATTAGCTGACGATATTAGAGAGTTAAAAACTATTTGTGAATGTGGTAAAAAAGCTACAATTAATGCTCGCTTAAATGAAAATGGTGAAATTATATTAGATGGGAAACAAATTGAAATAGGTGGAAATGAAAAATATAAATCCATGTGTAAGTATTGCTTTGAAAAAGAAAAAATAATTAATAAAGGAGAGTGATATTATGGAGAATCAATGTGGAGTAACAGTAGTTGATTGCATACCAGGAGCAGGTAAAACAAGCTGGGTAATCGATTATATGAATACAAATACAAATAAAAAATTTATTTACATCACACCTTATTTAGATGAAATACAAAGAGTGTTAGATGGGTGTGTAGATAGAGCTTTCTATGAACCTAAAACAGACAGAGGTGAAGGTTCTAAATTAAAAGACTTTAACAAATTGTTAAGTCAAGGTAAGAATATCGTATCCACGCATTCACTATTTGCTATGATAGATGAAAGCACTTTAAAATATCTGAAAGAGTATAATTACACTTTAATACTTGACGAGGTATTCAATGTTGTGGAAGAAATTAAAATAACCAAAAGTGACCGAGAGATTTTATTAAGAGATAAAGTCGACGTATCTGAAGACGGTAAATTAACATGGATTGATAAAAATTACAAAGGCATATTATTTAGGTATAAAAATGCGATTGAAAAAGGAGATTGTTACATATATGATAATTGCTTTATGTTATGGACTTTCCCAGTCTCTATCATGAAAGCTTTAAAACATACTTACATATTAACCTATATGTTTACAGGGCAAATACAAAGGTATTACTACGATATGAATAATGTCGAGTATGAATATAAATCAGTGAATAAAATTAATAACAAATATGAAATTGTAGATTATAATAAACATGAAGATTTATCTCATATAAAAGACTTGATAAATATATGTGACGATTCAAAATTAAATAAAATAGGTGAAGATAAATATGCATTGAGCAAATCTTGGTATATGAAACAAGATGAAAGCAAGGGAGATGGATTTGATGTATTAAAAAATAATATACTAAATTATTTTCAAAATATTATTAAAGGGAAATCCCATGACAATATGTGGACTACATTCAAAGATTACAAATCTAAATGTAAAGGTAAAGGGTATACAAAAGGATTTGTGTCTTGTAATGCTAGAGCAACTAATGAATATAGACATAAGAAAAATTTAGCATATGTAATAAACATATTCAATAATCCAATGATATTAAAATTCTTTAGGAGTAAAGACGTTAAAGTCGATGAGAATACATTTGCATTATCAGAATTGATTCAATGGATATTTAGGTCGCAGTTAAGAGATGGTAAGAAAATTAACATTTATATTCCTTCAAAGAAAATGAGAATGTTATTGGAAAAATGGTTACAACAATAATTATTATAAAAAGCAATAAAATTAAAAATACACTTTTAAAATAATACGATAAAATTATAATATTTCAATATTAAAAATAGTTATCTCTTATAAAAAAGTATTATATAGGGAGCTATTCGTCAAGAGTTAACATAAACCATTAACTCTTTCCTCTTCACTTTTTCATTTATTCATTACATTCGTAAATTCAAAGTGACAATAATAAAAATTCAAATTCATAGGTAATTTTTACTCATTAATTGTTAATATATTAAATATAAGGGGTGATGTAAATTGGATGTAAATTGGATGTAATACAAAGGAATAAAACAGAAACAATAGATACAATACATGATTTATTAAATTGCTGGAAATTTAATATAGAAAGTGAATATTGTAATTTAATTGATTTAACAAATATAATTCTAGTTGTATCAGATAAAAATGTAGATATTATGTTAGATAAGTTATTGACTGCAATTAATACATTTGAAACATCGTTATCGTATAGTAAAATTAAATGTGAAGATTTTTATTTAATTGTATTGAAATTTTATTTTGATAATTTAGATGTAGATATACATATACAATTTAGAGTGATATCATATGAAAAATATTTGGAATTAACATATCATTTAAAATATAGTTGCGTGCTATTTGATATGAATTATAATAAATTCAAAAAGATTGATTTAGATAAGGCAAAGAAAATAATTAACAAAGAACCAGAGAATATGTTTATAGATTATGGTATTATTAATTTATATTAAAGGAGGAGATATTATGGGAAAAACATTTCAAGAGGTAATGAATACAATTAAAGAAGGTGAAACATGGATTAATAAATATGATGATAGAAGATTGGCGAAAATAGAAAAATCTTCAAATGTTATACATTTTAAATTTAATGGTGAGTTTGAAAAAATTGGTGTCATGTTAGATGACATATTTGTATTAGACAAGAAAAAATATACTTTTGAGGAGGCTATGAAAGCCTTAAAAGAAGGGAAAGAGATAGAAGGCTGTTATAGTGAAATAAAGTATGTAATGTCCCCCCAAAGGGAATGAAAATGTACATTATTTTGATACAGAATATAATAAATGGAATGAGTGTAGTATGTTTAGTCTTAAAGAAATATTCGGTGTTTGGTATATAAATAATTAAATTTATAGGTAATTTTTATAAAAGTTTTGTTAATATAGTAATATGAAGGAGGTGATAATGTGAATGATAAACAAAAGAAAGAACTGATAAAATTGCTTAAAGAAATTAATATAAAATATGAAAGAGGACATTTGTTAAAAATAACTAACAAAAATAAATAAATAATTAATAAGGAGGAATTATTATGGATATATATGAAGCAAAAGCAAATTACGAAAGATTAGAGGATAAGGTGGCAAAAGCATTAGGTAGTGATAGATATTTTATAAAAAATGATAAAGTCGTTAAGATTGACGATGCTTTTGATTTATTTATAGATTTAATTGTCATAAGAGATGCTACAAAAGAAGAAATTGAATTATATGAAGAATATCGTAAAGCTGAAGACATTTATAAAGAAATGAAATATAGATAAAAATAATTAATAAATAAGAGTGGATATGAAAAATGAAATACATAAGTGGATTTACATAGGTAGCTGTTGTATTGGATTAAATATTTTATTTTTCATATTAGATATAATTTTATAAAAATAATTAATAAAGGAGTGATTGTATGATAGTAAAAAAAAGAAATGGAAATATGGTGGCATTTGATAAAAATAAAATAATAGTAGCTATTCAAAAAGCAATGTTAGAAGTAAATATAAATACAGATAGAGCTTATGATATAACTGAAAAAGTGTTGGATAAAATATCAGATAAAAACGAAATATCTATAGAAGAAATTCAAGATATTATTGAAGAAACTTTAATAGAAAAAAATTATCCTACAGTAGCTAAAGCATATATACTTTATAGAGAAAAAAGAAAAAGAACTAGAGAGAACCAAGCTAGACTATATGAAGAATCTCAAAAACAAATATCAGAAATTATGGCAATGAAAAACATAGAAAATTCAAACGCAAATGTGGATGAGGCTTCATTTAGTGGCAAAAATTCCAAGGTAACTTCTTATTTTTTAAAAGAATATGCTTTGAATAATTTAATGAGACCAGAGGTTGCACAAGCACACAGAGATGGTTTGTTATACACTCACGATTTAGATAATTATGCAAGTGGGATGCATAATTGTTTATTTATAGATTTTGAAGATTTATTTAATAATAAAGGTGGTTTTACAACTAGAAATGGTGATGTAAGAAAGCCGAATGATATTATGACATTTTTTCAATTAGTAGCTGTAACATTTCAATGTGCCTCTCAATGTCAATATGGTGGAATCGCTAGTAATAAAATAGATTATGATGCATCGCCTTATGTGGCTATAACCTTTAGAAAAAGTTTTAGAAATGCTTTAATGGATATAGATGGAATAAGTAAAGAACATGCAGAATTAATAATGAAAAATATAGAAGATACCAACGGAGACATTATAAAATTAGAAAATGAAAAGCTTAAATTATTTTATCCTAAACATTACAAAGTTGCAGAAAGACATACTATAGAAAAAACCATGCAAGGAGCAGAGTCTTTATACCATAACCTTAATACTCTTGAGTCTAGAGCAGGAAGTCAAGTTCCTTTTACAAGTATAAATTTTGGGACAGACACATCACCAGAAGGAAGATTGGTATCTAAGGCGTTATTGACAGCTAGTATAAGTGGTATTGGTAAATTTAATAAAACATCAATATTCCCAATAAGTATATTTAAATATGCGAAAGGAATAAATGACAAAGAAGGAACTCCAAACTACGATTTAAAATTATTAGCTTTAGAATCTTTATCAAAAAGAATATATCCTAATTTTTGCAATGTTACAATAGAGGGTGAAGGTGATATAAATGACCCAGACACCCAATCAGCAACTATGGGATGTAGGACGAGATTGGGATATGATATAAATGGTATGGGTTGGCACAAATCTGGTAGAGGTAACATAACACCTGTAACATTGAATCTTGTTGATATGGGAATTAGACATGGTATCTGTTTAGGTAAAAGAGATGTTGCAGATATTGACGGATTTATGGATGAATTAGAAGAAAATCTAAAATTGTCTGAAACAGCATTATTAGATAGATATGAATGGATTTGTTCTCAAAAATCTAAAAGTGGATTCTTCACTCATCACAACGGATTAATGAAGAATCTCTTGGGAAGAACGTTAAGAGATAAAGAAGATGTGAAGGAATCAATGAAACATGGTACATTAGCTTTAGGATATATAGGAATTGCAGAATGTATGTACGCTATGTTTGGTGAAACTCATACATATAATAAAAATGTTTATAATTTTGCATTAAAAATAGTACAAAGAATCAATTCATTTGCAAAAGAGTGTGTAGAAAGAAATCATCTAAATTTTAGTTGTTATGCTACTCCGGCGGAGGGTAGTTGTTTTACATTAAGAAATAAATTAGTTGAAAAATATGGTATTATAAAAGGTGTTACAGATAGAGAATACATAACTAACTCACACCATATACCTGTGTATGAAAAAATATCTATTAAAAACAAAATAGATTTAGAAGCACCTTTCAGTAAATTAGCGACTGGTGGATATATTTTATATGTTGAATTAGAATCATCTTTTATGAATAATATAACTGCTGTTGAAAAAATAATAGATTATGCAATGAGTAAAGATGTTTATTATTTTGCATTAAATTTTCCAATAGATACTTGTATGAATTGTGGATATTCTTCAGAAATAAAAGAAAACTGCCCAAAATGTGGCAGTAATAAAATTGAAAGACTTAGACGTGTCACAGGTTATTTAACTACTGATTATTCTAAATTTAACAATGGTAAAATAGCTGAAGTAGAAGATAGAGTTAAACATTCTGTTGGTGATATTAATGAATATTAGTGGAATAGTGTATGATTCAGTTGTTGATGGAGAAGGTTTAAGAAATACAATATTTGTATCGGGCTGTTTTCATTTTTGTAAAAACTGCCATAATCCACAAACATGGGACTTTAATTATGGTTATGAGTTTACAGAAGATTTACAAGATGAATTTATAAAAAAATGTAAAGAAAATATTTTATTAAATGGAATAACTATAAGTGGGGGAGACCCTATTTATAGTTATCGAGAATTAATTCCTTTTTTAAAGAAGTATAAAGAGAAAAATCCAACGCACGATATTTGGTTATACACTGGATTTAAATATGAAGATATAAAAGACAATGAAATATTAAAATTAATAGATGTTTTAGTTGATGAAGAATACGTAGAAGATTTAAAAGATTCGACATTGGCTTTTAGAGGTAGTAGTAATCAAAGAATAATAGATGTCCAAAAGAGTTTAAAGGAAAATAAAGTAATATTATTGACTATATAAATTAAAAATAATTAATAAATTTGGGGGTGATTAAATGATAATAGAAAAAGAGAGTTATAAATTATATCAAGGAGACTGTTTAGAGGTTATGGATAATGTCAAGGACAAAAGTGTTGATTTAATAGTTACTGACCCACCCTATCTTATGGATTATCAAAGTAATAGACGTAAAAAGGAAGATAGATTTGATAAAATCAAAAATGATAAAGGAAATTATATATTAATACAAAAGTATTTAAAAGAATGTCATAGAATTATGAAAGATAATACAGCAATATATTGTTTCTGTAGTTGGCATAATATAGACTTTTTTAAAAGAGAGTTTGAAAAGCATTTTAAACTTAAAAATATCATAGTATGGAATAAAAACAATCATGGTACAGGTGATTTAAAAGGTTCTTATGCACCAAAACATGAATTTATATTATTTGGTCATAAAGGAAGAACTTTACTTAGAGAAAAGAGAATAGCAGATGTTATAGATTGTGCAAAAATCCCAAGTAAGAAATTAACACATCCTACAGAGAAACCGCAAGAGTTGTTAGAGATATTCATAAAGCAATCTTCAGATGAGGGGTCAATAATATTTGATGGATTTATGGGAACTGGAAGTTGTGGAATTGTTGCTAAGAAATTAAATCGAAAGTTTGTTGGTGTCGAATTAGATAGTACATATTTTAATATAGCGTGTGAAAGATTAGAAAATATAGGATAATTATATACAAATTGTCAATTATTATAAAGGAAGAATACCGAATAAGTTATATTAAAAACTATATAGATATGAAGTAGAAATAGACGATTAATTAAAAATAATTAATAAACATAGGTAATTTTTATATCAGTTTTGTTAATACACTAATATAAGAAAAGGAGGTGATAATAAAAATGTAAAATACATTCTAAATAAAACATTAATAAAAATAACAAATTTTAAGGAGATGATGTTATGGTAATGATTTTTATAGATTCAAGAATAGAACATATGCAAGAAATCGTAGGGCAAATGGTGACTTTGGATTTTGATAGTATGACAGGTGAATTATATATTAATGCATTACAAACAGGAAAATATATCAAATTATCATCTAATATAAATATAAATAATGAAGGTAGATATATAATAATTTCAGATAATGATAATAATAGTTTATTTATAATGAAAGATTTAAATGAAGAGTAAATAAATAGGAGGTATGTTATGGGAGACGATTTCAATTTAGCTTTAGATAGTTTGTATGAAGCATTAAGGACTGTAGAATGTAAAGATTGTATTTTTGACGAAACATGTAATATGCGTAGCTGTTCTGGGGCTGAAGGTTTATGTGATATAATATCAATTTTTAAATTTATTAATGATAAATACGGAAAATAATTAATAAATTTGTGGCGAATAGGTAATTTTTAAGTAATTAATGTTAATACAGCAACATAAGAAAAGGAGGTGGTAATAAAAATATACTCTAAATAAAATATTAATAAAAATAACAAATTTTAAGGAGATGATATTTAATGAACAAATTTAATGTTGGTGATAAAGTTAGAATAAAAGAAGATTTAAGTGAATGCGAATTTGGATATACTCCTTATATGGAAGAATTTGCAGGTAAAGAGGCAACTGTAGTTAAAGTTTGTAGTGGAGGCAATATAAGATTAGATATAGATAAACAAGTCTGGGATTGGTCAGAAAATGTATTAGAATTAATAGAAAGGAATAAAGTAAATGAATCAGATTTAAAAGACGCTGATGTAGAATCAATAACAATAAGGCAAGCGTTACAATCTATATATGATATACCACCTCAAATTAAAATTAATTCAGATAAAATTAAAGAAGTAGAAGATGTTGTTAATCATCCTTCACATTATACAGATGGTAACATAGAAGTTATGGATTTTATAGAAGATAAACAATTAAATTTTGCTAGAGGAAACGTAATAAAATATGTTTCCAGAGCTGGTAAAAAAGACCCAAATAAAGAACTAGAAGACCTATTAAAATCAATGTGGTATTTAAATAGAGAAATAGAAAGACTTAAAAAATTACAAGACAAAAATAATGAATAAGTTTTTAATAATCTAAAAAGAAAGGAGGTGATTATTATACCAAATAAAAGTAATAAAATAGGTGCTAAATTTGAAAATAGATTAACAAAACAATTTGAAAAATACAGGAACGAGGGAAAAGCTTATATTTTTAAAGTTCCTACAGAATTCATTGTATTAAGAAAAGGAGCTAAAATTGTATCGGCTTTTCCTAAGAAACAATCACCTTGTCTAGATTATATAGGCATATTACCTAATGGAAAAAGTATAGTATTTGAGGCTAAAACAACAGCTAATAAAACTTCATTTCCTCTTTCAAATATAAAAGACTATCAATATGATTTAATTGATGAGATTCAAAACTATGCAAATAATGTATTCTTTATAATAGAATTTAGAGAATTTAAAGAAGTGTATTTAGTGAGTGGGTTAGCAATCAGAGAGTTTAAAGAAAATAACAAGCGTAAAAGTATACCGTATAAAGAGTTCAAAAATATAGGTATATTAATGAATGATTTAGATGTGTTAAAATATATAAATTATTAATAAAGGAGAGATGTAATATGAATTTTAATATAGGTGATAAAGTAAGAATAAGAGAGGATTTAAATGAATATAATTTTTATGACATAATACCAGAAATGTTATTATTTGCAGGGAAAGAATCAATTATTATAGACGCGTTTGAAGTTTATGGAATTTCAAAATATAAACTAGAAGGTATTCCTCATACTTGGTATAATGATTCCCTAGAACCAATAGGAGATACAGTGACATTATGTAGTGACGGAAACGAGGTAACAACTTTTAGTATAAAAAGTATAGAAGAAGTACCAGTTAGAACAAGGGGCTTTGAAATTGTATCGGACGAATTTAGAAAATATCCAAACGTAGATATACAGCTACCTAAACGTGGAACTAAAAAATCAGCAGGATATGACATATGTACTCCTGTAGATATAATTATCCCTCCCAATGGTATATCTGATGCAATTCAAACTGATTTAAAAGCATATATGTTAGAAGATGAAGTATTAGAAATAGTACCAAGAAGTAGTATAGGATTTAAAAAAGGATTAATGTTGATTAATACGGTAGGAATAATAGATTCAGATTATTATAGTAATCCCGATAACGATGGTAATATAGGATTTAAATTTAAAAACTTAACAGATAAAGAGGTAGAAATAAAAGCTGGAGAAAGAATATTACAAGGGATATTTAAAAAATATTTAACAACAGATTATGACGATTGTGATATTGAGAGAATGGGAGGAATAGGAAGTACAGGGATTGAATAAAAACAATTAATAAAATATAAGCGAAAGGAGGTGATAAAATGAATAGATATGATATATTACATGAATTAACATTAGAGCAATTAGCCGAAATATTAGGTAAATATAAATTATGTAATATATGTAAATACCAATCAGATAATAAATGTCTAAGTATTTCACATAAAGAAAGTAATTGTTATGAAGGTATAGAACTATTTTTAAAGGAGGAGATATAGATATGAAAATAGGAGATAAAGTAAAAATAACAATAACTGAAGGTGAATTGAATAAAATATTAAAAGATAACAAAGATTTGGAAAATGAAATCATGGAATGTTACAATGTAAAGATAGGAATAATAATTGATAAATTTTTACCAAGTAAATTCATTTCAGAAAATTATTATTGTTTGGATACAAATGATAATGTGGCTTGGAAAGAGAGTGAATTAGAATTAATAGATTAGGAGGGATAAAGAGTATGAATAAAAATAAAATAAGTATTGCGAGTGCAAATGTATTAACAATAGGTGGAGTTGGAGCTATGTTAGCAATAGCAGGATTAAGTTTACCAGTTAGTGGAGTTGTAATGGCATATACAGTAGCAGGTTGTTATTATTTATCTAAAAAGGAAGGAAATAGATAATGAAAATTTTAATTAACTTTATATTGTTAATAATTTTGTCATATGCATTAAAACAATCTTTCACATTAGTAAAACCATATAGACATATAATGATTAGTGTTATAATGTTATCAGTTGTATTAGTTATGTTTAATTCGTTTGATTTATTATTTTAAGGAGGATATATTATGAAAATGAACAAAAAACAACAAGAACAATTTGAAACTATGGCTATAAAATTTTCAAGAGATTTAAAAAATATATTTACATTTGAAAGTAGTGAAAAATATCTTAAACAACAATCCATTTTTAAATATTCAGCATTTTGTATAGAATATCTTAATAGATATAATGTATTCGGAGATGAAGTAAGTGATGACGAATTGATAGAAGATAATTCTTTATATAGAAAATTTGAAAGAATTGCAATTCCTGTATTTAGGGAATGTGTCGAAGAGCTTAAAATAGAAAGAGAAGAAAAGATTAAAGAGGAAAGAAAAAGAGCAAAAGAAGAAAGTGATAAAGGTAAAAAGAAACGTAAGAAAAAATAATATCCAAAAAAATAAAAAATGTGGAGTAGGTGCTTAAAAAACATCTACTCCATTTAATTTGTAAGGTGTAAACTATCAATGAGAAATTTCAAACGCCTTAGAATCGATTTTACAGCGTCATTATTTCTGCAATACTCGGAAATTTATATAATTTCTAAATATTTTTTATTGACAAACCCATAATCTGTATTTGTATAAACAGATACCCATCCATTCAATGAATATCCTATAGTTACAATTTCACCTTTCTTTAATACAAATTTAACTTTACCTAAATTGCCATTTTTATCTGGTCGTGTATCTCTAACATTTAAAGTTGTGCAATTAATTACTCTTGCTTGAACATTATAAGCCTTCTTGTCTTCTATTGTCTTATCAACAACTTTTTCTTCTCCAATTACACTGTTACCTTTTCCATTGGTACAATTTCTTATGTTTGATTCTTTTAATTTTCCTATCATATAGTTATAACAATCTAATTTAAATTGTTCCCATTGAGATTTATGATTTACAAAGTATCTTGGACAAATTTTACCTGTAACATCGTAATGTCTTATAAAATCTTTTCTAGGGTCTAACCCGTATAATTTAGCTAACCAAGCACCTGTTTTAATCATTGAAACATATTCTTTGTCAGTGTAATGGTCGTCTGAACCTGTTGTTGCACATTCTACTCCTACACTATAAGCATTTGCACTATTTGTTGTATAAGCTATTTCGTTAAATGGAATTATATGATATATTTCTCCTTCAAGTCCCATAACTAAATGAGAACTAGCGTATATATATCTACCATTTACTCTATATCCATTAGCTACAACGTTAGAAAAATAACTTACTGTATTTTTAGCAGAAACATCATGTTGTCCTGTAAAATGCCAGGCTATCTTAGTTGTTCTTCTTCTTTTAGTTCCAGGTCTCCCATATTTATTGATTTTCATAAATTTTTCTATCATTTCTGGTTTTTGTACCATATTAATCAACTCCTTTATAAAATAAAAAGAGAGCAGATAAAATCCACTCTCTTTTGGCTTTGGTTTATATTTAAAATATAAGAAATTTATAAATTAATCTTACTTATAATTTAAATAGTAGTATTATAAAATAATTAATAAAGTTTTTGGAATATAATTTTGACAAAATTTATCCTTACTTTATTATAACACTTCACATCTTATTTTACAATAATTATTTTTCGTCTTTATTAATTAAATTTCTATAAGCTTCATACAATCCTGTACTTGCTAATCCTGTAATTAAACCACTTAAAATTACATTAAAATCATAACTTTGAGCATTAACTATTGCAACAAGCATACCAACAATTCCCATAATTAAAGGTATATATCTATTTGGTATTTTAGGTATTGAAGTTTTAATTATATATCCAATCGCCAAACAAAATAACATCACACCACCATTTATTAAACTCATGTATAAATCTAAATCAATCATTATTTTTCACCTTCTCTTTCATGTTGTTTTATATCTCTAATATCCAATTTTAAATCATCCATATCATGTTTTAAATCGTCAATTTTAACATTTGTATCTCTTACTTCATTACTTATTCCTTTTATGGTCAATGAGAATTCATTTACAGTTTTATGAAATTCTTCTACTGAAGTTTTATATAAGTCTCTATTTTGATTAGCCTCGTTTAAAACTTGTTGTATTAAAATCCATACCAATATTACAAAAACACCCATTGCACCATAATTACTTAACACCTCCAATAAATCCATTATTAGCACCACCTTTCTTTATTAATTATTTATTATAAGGCTATAGTTATTTCAATATATGGTCGAGTACTACCCGTACCACTAAAATATCCATAATCTGTAACTGCGAATCCAGCTGGTGCTAACAGTCTAAAGCCATCAATAGTACCATTTTGGATAGATTGTATTGCTGTGCTATTTAGTGTTAATGTTAAAGTTCCTCCTTTATTAAAATGAGTACTGCTACAATATTGAGTAGAATTAACATTACTCATTGAAAAACTTGTAGGTCTATAAGTGTTCATATTAGTTGCCCCACTTATTATAGTGTTTAATCCTGCATAATAATACGAATGTAAATTAGTTAATTTTAATTTCACGCTTGATATTTTTCCTAATTGTCTAGCTTGTTCAAATAAACTTTTAAAACATATTACTCCTAAATAATTAAAATTAGGATAATAACCTTGATATATTCTATCTCTTCTATCGTCATTGAAATTATCTGTAAATGTTCCAGTTGTACTAGAGCCACGATAACTTCCACTCCAATCAGCATAACCTTTTACGATATATGGTAAAGATGGAGTTGAACCTCCACCTCCAGAAGAGCCATTCCCTAAATCTATTCTTTCCATACCATTAGAAGTTTTTTTATAAACAGGACAAATTTCCATACCATTAGAAGTTTTTCTATAGATAAGTATGTTATTTAATGAACCATTTTTATTAATGTATATACCACTCATAAAAGTCCCTCCTAATTAATATTTGAAATTTGCAAATCTGTTAAAACTGAATCATATACTTTGATATATTCATAATCAGAATAACTATTTGTAGCATTGTATAAGTATCTTAATGATGAGGCTCTTCTTGTATAAGTTCCTTCATATTTAGTGTCACCTACATTTAAAGTTAATTGTTTCTTAGTAGAATCACATCTCATAACTAAAATTATTTCTCCTGTAGCAACTTTACCTGTTACATTATCACCATTAATTATAGCTTGGTAAACTGTGCTTGAAGGCATTATATTACAAGCCATATTATCAGTCCAATTTCCTGTTCCTGCTCCTAAAGTCACAATGTTATCACCAGAAGCTACTACGCTTGCATTTGTAGGATTAACTAATATTTTAGCCACTAATGTATAACTATTTAAATTTAACGAACTAACATTGCATAAGAAATATTTATCTCCATCAAATCTAACTCTACCATTAACCTTTTGCACAGTTCCATTAATTGTAGCTGATTTATCTCCTACTAAATCCACCCATTTATTTGCTCCACTTGTAAAATTAGATGCATTTAATTCAAATACAGGATTAGGAACAGTTGTGATAGTTGTCAATGTAGCACTTGCTGTGATTATTACATTACCAGTAACTTTAGATATGTTAATTGTATTATTTGCCACTGAAGTAGAAGTTATATTTGTTCCACCCATTGTAACTACTATAGAATTAATAGTATATCCATTATAAGCTGTTAATTTTGCACTATATGATTTATTTTTTTCTATACTTGTCATATCATTGTTTGTAATTACATTAGTTAAGTTATTTGAAATAACATATTTATTAGTACTTGGAGTAGTACTTCCTCCACTAGAAATTCCATCTATTTTTATTAATATATCATTTTCTCTAGCGTCTGAAGGAAATTCTGAACCTGCATAAATTCTGATTCCATTTATTTCAATACAACCTAATGCTAATCTACTATTATTGATTTCTCCATTTTTCTTCATTTCAAATTGAGAATTGTCAATATTGTAATCTATTTTTCCTTCAACTGAAACATTTATATCTCCGTTAACATCTAATCTATCTGTTACATTTTTTACCGAATTAATTTCATTTATATCAGCTTTGTTAACATAGGCTTTATCAAATCTATATTCTTCTGAACCTAAACTAGAACTTATTCCTCTTTCGTAAGGTATTAAACCTTCTTTAGTTGTACGAATAGCTCTAGTTTCATTGCCATCTTCAGTAATCATACCTTTGTAACCGTCTATCTCTTTAACTAATAAACCTTTTGCTCCATCTATTTTTTCAATGTAATTATTATGTGTATGATTTATATCTGCATATTTTTTATCACAATTATTTTTAAAATCTGTTAGAGTAGTTTTAACACTAGCTTGTAAATCTTTTATATCTTTTTCACTAGCAAATCCATCAAAATCAATATTGTTATTGTCCATAATTATTTCAACTAACCATGTACCTATATAACTTAATCTACATTTATAATAACCTCTAGCAAGTCTATAAACATAATCTTTTTCTGCACTTCTAAATGTTGTATAAATCACTTCTAATGTATTTATGTATAGTATAAATTCATTATGAAAGTCTATACTAGGAAATTTTATAACTAAATCATTATCTGTAGTTACACTTTGATATCTATCTAAAGATAAACTTATTTCTCCATTTACAGGAAGTTTATTTACAACCAAATTGTCTAATGAATAATACAAAGCATCTTCTATCTTATTCATTTTTTGTGCTGTTATAGTGTCTTTATCATGCCATGTGGTTTTATTATATCTTTTATTTACATCAAATATTTCTATAGAATCTCCTATAGTTATATGAGAGTTTCCTATACCTCCTTGATTTATTCCACTTGAAGTATCTTCTGAATAATCAATTATAGGATTTACATGAAATTGATTATAAATTATAGGTAAATGGATTTCACTGTTATCTTTACCGAATAATTTTATTTGAAAATTATAATCTCCTATTTCTACAACTTCATCAACTATATCTTCTGTTACTTTTAAAATTATTTCGTTAATATCCACTGCTGTTTTAGGAAGAACTACTTTAGTTTTATTAGGTTTTTCTAATGTTATTTGAGAATAACTAGCACCTTCTATACCTTCACCATTGGAAAATTTATAAGGAAAGCCATCAACAGTAAAATAAAGTACTATATCTTTATCTTTTTTGCTTAAAAATATATCTCTATCTAATGTTGCCTTGCCACTTTTTATTTTTATATTAAATTTACCGTACATAAAATCACCTCCTATTTACCAAAACAAGTTAAAAATACCGTAAAGCTACCTTCTAATTTTATCTTTGAATCCAAATGTCTTAATCCTATTTTTACTTTATCTTTTCCAGACGGAACAGCTACAACATTTAGATTGCTATAAATATATTTTGTAGATTCACAACTACAAGCTACTGTGAGAATCACATTAGGAAATGATTTTTTTAATGTAATTTCCTGTGTTATATTTTCCGAACTACCATCAGCAGTTAATGAAATAGTCATACATTCTACTATCATTCCATTTATGTTATTGTAAATATAATCGTCACCTAATGTAACTGAACTTGAATTATCTCCAACTGTAGTTGTTCCTAATGATTGCCATGCCCCATCAACCTTGCCTAATATTGATAAATTCATTAAACCACCTCCTAAAATCCATTTTTGTGATTAGCTCTTACATATGTTGGATAATCGAAATAACAAGTATCAAAATCTACGTCTACTCCACCGTAACCACTTAATTTCTTATATCCACCTTGCCATAACTTAACATCAGTTCTAGTCCAAGTACAAGCTGAACTCCATTGAGCCACCCATATGTGGTCAGTATATTTTACATTACTCCAATTCACATAACTTGTTGCCCATGAGTTATTAGTGTAAATTCCAGCCATATATCCTGCATCATTTATTATTTGACAAAAAGCGTTCATGCAATTAGTTAATACTGTTTTACCAGGATTACCCATTTTATCAACTAAGTCATTTTCTTGGTCAAAGAATACTGGGAATTCAAATGTTTGAGAATATTTATTTAATTGTTGAACCACCCAATTTGCCTCTACTTTAACTTTTTCAACTGTATTTGCATATGAGAAAAAATACACACCCACAGGTATTTTGTTTTCAACACATCCTTTTAAATATTCTTCAAATTTAGGGTCTATTATAGGTTGTCCACCTTTTCTACTACCATAACCTATTCTAAGTATTGCAAAGTTAGTTTCACCATAAGTTTTAATTTTAGCAAAGTCAAGATTTCCTTGATATTTAGATATATCTACACCCATACAAGGTACTGTAAATCCTGTATTGCCACCTACTTCTCCCGTTCCTCCTGCATCAACTGTTATAGTGGATATAGCTACATATGAGGGATTAGCATTTATATACCCTATACTATTATTGTAACTTACTTTAACCCATGAAGTATTTGTATAAGTTTCAAGTATTGGCAATGTATATCCGTTAGGTATAGCTCCTAATACTGGATATTTTACACCCATACCACTTCTAACGTTTAAAGCATTACAAATTACTTTTGCAACTTTAGTAGTAGAAGATAATAATAATCCCACATACGCTTTACCTGTATTTTCTCCTATTGCAGTAGCAGTAGGTTGGTCTTTACAGTTTATAGCGAATACGGGAAGACTATGTGAAGAACTTAATCCTAAAGCATCCTTACTTATTGTTCCTGTTATTTGGAATACCTTACCATCTATATCTTTTCCAGTGTCTGCAAATTTAACATATTGTCCAACATATCTTTGGTCGGTAGTTAAACATACATTTTTATCTGGATATTTATCACTTGTAAATTCTGAATCTATATAATAGCCCATTATAGTTGAGTCTAAAGTTAAGTTAGATACCCATACAGTTTTATCTTCAGCAGGTGGTTTTACAGGTGTTGGATTACTCGGAACATCTTTCCCGTCGTCGTCATCGTCTTTAGGTTCTTCATAAATTCTTATCCATAATTTATATTTTGGGTCATTAGGAATATCTTTACCAATATATATTTCTTCTTCTGTAAAATGTTCAAACATATATTTAAATATATCATTAAGAGAATCGAATTTAGTTCCTTCAATTAAACCTTCTTTATAACTGCATAATTCTTTTCTCATAGTTTCAATTAATTCATCTTTAGTCATATCGTTGTTATCTAATAAAGCACCTATACTTTTTACTTCATATGCAACTTTAATTTCCGTATCTAACTCTTCAAAAGAGGAAACTATCAAACATTCTTTTTCTTCGTCATATTCTGGCTTTACTCCGTTTATTTTTTTAAACCCATATTTTTTCATTAGGTCTTCATTTGTATTGAAATTAGTAATTAAAATCCCGTCAGAAGTTTTATAATTTACTGGTGCAAAAACTAATTCACCATTAATAATTTTACCGTACATATTATACCTCCTTTATTAACTTTTTACAAAATAAAAGAAGAGGAAAATAGCCCTCTTCTTAAAATAGAAATAATTAAACTTTGAATAAAAACATGGTTGATTTTACAAACAATAATATTATGTGTTTTTATTTAATTTATATACGCAATATTTTTAAATTGCGAACTAATTGCTATTAAAAAAATATAATAAATAAATGTTATCTTCCATATATAAGAATTTCTGTACCAACCCCAAACTTACCTTGTACCATAGGAACTATCCTCAAATTAGATAATGACGAGATATTAGGTATAATATTGTACATAGGTGTTACAGTGAATAGGTTTGTGTTAAATAAAGAGTTAACAGAGAGAGATTCAAGACAAGTATTTACCACATTCATTCTTATATAAATAACACCGTTTTTACTATTATCACTTCTTAGATAATTTGTGGCTTGAAATAAAATAGTATCACCTGTATATATAACTAAATTTCTTTTTTCTGGCATTGCATTTACGGGGTAAAGAAGTATTTGTACTTCTTTAACATTAAAGGCTTTACCCTCACTATCTGTATTGACAACTATTTGAGCTGTCTCCTCATCTAGAGTAGAACTTTTTAAAAGTTTCCATGGAGCTGAGTCTGTAGGTGTGCTACTTGACCCCCCACTTGAACTAGAACCACCTGAAGAGGCTGTTGCATTTAAAACCCCATTTATAATAGACAATCCTGTTCCAACTTTAATCCCACCTAATGTCTGACTAGTAGCAACAGGTAATTGATACTCACTAAAATTAGGTCTTTGTATCTCATCGGCAACAGTTCCATTAAAATTACAACCAATAGCTACTTTTGTACCAAATTGAGCAGGCGTTTTCAAGGTAACATTTCCATAAAAATTAGAATATTCAAAATGTATATCTACTGCATAATTTAAACTAGTCACCTCATCTTTAAAAGTGCTGTTTTTTATAACCAAATCATGGCATCTATGGAGAACATCATTTGAATTATTATAAAATAAACAACTATCTAATGTCGCTCTATTAATATACCAATCCTCTATATCTAAGCCAAATTGTGTTCCATCATAATAAGCAACCATTCCATCGTATATACCACCATTATCATGTATACAGCAATTTTTTATAATAACCTCTGAAGGTGGATTACTAATACCGCCTCTTTGGTTTGCGTATAATTCGCAACCCTCTATTGTTGTCCCATAATATTTAGCATTACCAAATCTAAAGTTAACAGTAGTTTTAGAATCAGATGCTAATACTCCACCTGCATACATAGTAACATATACATAAAACGTTCCCTTAGGTAGATAAAAATAATTACCCTGCTCGACAGTTATTGTTTTTATAAAAACTTCCTCTTTTGTAAAGCAATGTATTTCTAATGGTTTAGAAGTCCATATAAAATAATTATAACCAGTCGCACAAATATGAGTTGGTTTCGTTGTATCAACACTATGTCCTATACCAAATCTAGGAGATAACCATGAATTAGTAGAACTTACAACTTCTCCATTAACCATATTGTTAGCAGGACATTCAACATTTCCCGAAATATAAACTGTAGTATTATAAACTCCAAAATTCATATCAGAACCTATTCCATCTCCACTCATATGGTGAATTTTACAATTTTTAATTATATTATTATCACTTAAAGCAGATAAAATAATACCATAAGAACTGTCTCTATATTTAGTATTTTCGTCTTGTCTATAAGCTCTTTCACCTACTATTTCAGCTCCAATTATATTCCTATCTGTTTTAAAAACATATCCCATTAATAAATAACTATTTTTAACATTGTTATTTGCAATCAATTCATCAGTAGTCCATGAATAATATGGATTTATGCCTTCTTCATCATATATAACATAAAATTTACAGCCATTAGCAACTATATCTATTCCCTCTGAATTTATAATAGCATTATGTTCGTCTTTTTTACTTGCATTGTAACAAAGAGGGTAATTACCAGGTGGAATGATTAATTCTTGTATATTTTTTTCTTTAGCTTCATTGATAGCTTGTTGAAACCCTAGTCCATTTTGATGTGCAGTATGATAATTCTCTACTGTAAACGGTGCAGTATAATCAGCTTGAGTTATATTGTATTTTTTTAAATCAATTACATTTGTACTATTTTTTAAGTTCGCAATATCTTTAAATTGCGCATCAACTTCATCTAAATTTTCTCTTAATGTTTTGCCATCTTCACATAATATATTATCGTCAGTAGACCAAAATGAAACAACATTTCCATTTTCATCAGCATATTTATTCTTCATATACTTCATTACTTCATACCTCCTTAATTTATATAACATTCTTCAGAAGAAATTTTATTAAAAGGAATTTTTGTAACAATTCCCGTTGCTCCTCCCGATGTGTCGCCTTTAACTATTGGTACATTTTCATCATGTATTAAAGTATCCCCATACCAAATTTCATTTAAATAACTTAATTTTATTTGACACAATATATCTTTTTTTAATATTGGTTGTGTTCTCCATGCTATACTCGGGAATATTAAAATCAAATTATCAACCTCTGGTCTAATAAATAAATTTAATTCAATAAATTCTGTAGTTTTTGGGAGCACAATAGTAGATTGTGAATTAGTTCTTAAATATTGATATTTATCACCTGTTAAATTTAAATTATTTTCTTCATCTAATTCAACTAAATGTAGATAATCTACTATTTGTTCTTTTAAATTTTTTAGTTTATTAAATTTATATAATTTAAAATAATCGTCTCCATCAAAACATTGAAGTCCGTAAGTTTGTCCTTCTCCATTACTTGTTATATATACATAATTTCTATTGCCGTCTAAATATCTTATTTCAGTGCTAGAATTAAAATCTTTTGCCCAACCTTTTAATATATAAGAACCTTTACCTAATTCTGATATTATTATAGGTGTATCTTTTGTGCCTTTTTTAATTGTATAACCTTTACTTTCTTCTAATTCTATTAATTTTGCCTTATGTTGTAATATTTCATCTCTGATTTCGCTAGTTGCTTGTTCTAATTTATTCAATTTAGAATCGGTAATTACATCTCCAGATATCCAAACAGTTCTATTATAAGACCCATCGTCATTGAAAGTTTTTAATTCTTTTCCATATTTAGCAACCTTTACGTTATCTATTGCTGTTCCGTCAACTGTTCCGTAAGATAAATCGTCATCATCCACTTCACATTCTTCAACCGACATTATAAAATAAGGTAGTTTTATTCTTCCACCTTTATCATCATAAATTCTAATATGAACATGATAATTTCCTATTTCATCAATTTGATTCATTATTTCATTATTAATTGTAAATAATATTTTATTATCTATAATAGGTACTATATCTGATTTTATTTGTTTTTTTAGAGGACTAACTAATACTATATCAGATAACAAATAATTAGAACTTAAATCTAAATAATCAGTATCCATCAATTTAAAATATATATCTATACCTTTATCGTGTTGAAATATTGATAGCTGACGATTTAAAATACTCTTTTGTTTATTAATAATTATTGAATATTCTTTTTTCATCTATTTGCTCCTTTCTAAACATTTGTATTATTTTCAAGAGCATCTAATCTTGATTCTATGTTAGATAATCTTGAATTTATATTTCCTATTTTAGAATTTAAATCATTAACTTGATTTTGAACTTCTAAGATTTTATCATTTAATCTTTTTTCAATTTGTTGTAAATTAACTTCACTCGTTGCTGAATTAATTAAATTTATACAGTTTAACATTTGTGAATTTAATTTATTTCTAGCCTCCCTATATAATGCTAATCTTATATTAAATTGTTTTCTCTCGTCTTTATCAAAAATTAAATCTTTCATATCTACTCGTATTGAATTAATGAAATTTGTATGTTTTGCTTTAAAATCATCAAAATATTCTTTTAATAATTGTTTATTATTATCTCCTAATTTTTCATTATTATAGTAAGATTGATAACTAGCTTCTATTTTAGAAACGTAATTAACCATTCCATTTGCTAAAGCGTCTAATGAATTATATTGTGCTACCGTTAATTTCCCATCCACGTTTAACAATGAATTAGTTATAGGCAACATATCATTTGAGTACTTTTGATTTGCATCAAAGTATTCCTGAATAGTTTGTTGTTCTTTAGCAAATGAATTAATCAATGAAGCTTGTAATTCATACATATTGCTAGATAAATCATCTATTCTAGTATTCGTATTATAAACTTCATCTGATATAGTGCTTGAAGCTCCTAATGTTTTTTCACCTTCTGAACCTATAGACAATATTGTACTACACGAATCTTTAAAAGAAGATAATGTTATCAATATCGTAGTTATATTAGATGTTATGGAAGAAATATCTGCTAATGTTATATTTTCTCTATCGTCCTCTGTGACTATTTTAATTTCTACAATTAAATCAGCCAACATTTTTTGCAGAGATAGTTGATATTCTAAAAAAGATGTTGTGTCTACGTCATTAGAATTTTCTGCCATCATGTCAATTAAAGCATCACTATATCCTAGCATTTCTTCAAACTTATTATTGATTATGTCAAGTTTATAGTTGACGTCTGCTTTTTCAGCTGAATTGAATGTCTCGTCGGAAAGTCTATCTGTTAACACAGTCTTTAAATCTATCATTAAAGAATTGGAATTTATTATAGATGTATTTAATCTTTCTTTAATTTGTTCAAATGATAAGTTTTCTTGATATTCTTTTGATAAACTTTCAATATTATCTTGAGTGATTTCTAATTGTTTTTTATAAAATTTATTGTTTTCATTTATCCCTTTTAATTTCTCTGATATTGATTTTTTGTCATATCCATCAAATAACATATCTAATAAATCTGTCGTAGTCGTAATACTAACACCATCTATATTTTTAATAATAAATATTAAATTTTCCTCTTCATCTAGTTTATTATTTGATGTAGTTAGATTTGAACTTTCTATATTCCAATAGATATACTTGTCTTTTGTATATATATTATTTATAGGAAATATTTGTTCATTATATTTAATGGATAAATCCTTTATGTATATATAAGATTTGGTTGGTGTATTATTAATTATTGCCATTTTATCACCCCTATTGTATTGTATATAAAATAATCCCCATGTTTATGGGGATGTTAATATTTTTATTAATTATTTTTAATCTGTTATTTCTACCTCATAGTTATAAAGTCCATCATATAACCTTTGTGGAATTAAACTTTTATAATAATTAGCTACTTCTTTAATATTCTTTTCTTTATAATATTTGTATACTTCAAAAGCCTTTTCTTGAGTTTCGTATCTTCCCAAATATTCTTGTTTTGATTTACCTGTTTCTGGATTAAGTAAATTACAATATGCTACATACTTACCTCGAAAAGAATATGTTCCTATAACTGAATCACCTCTATCATTCTGTCTTTTAGTAAATAAAAGATTAATTGTTTGTGGGAAATAAATACAAGTTTCAGGTGAATATATTTTATTATGTTTTACAAGTATATCTTTATCCAAGCACATTTGTTCACCTTCTATTTCATAATAATTTTCATCATCCCAAGACCCAAAGTTTTGGAAATTACGAAACGTATTATCAGCTTCACAATCTTTATAGGTTGGTTGTTTTTTGTGATATTTTTCATCGTAACACCTTTTTAGCATTTCATGCCAAGTAGAATAAACTCTAGTTAATTTTCCATTTTCTGAAACTTTATATTTTCCTACTCCAATACAACCAATACCGTATATGCTAGGTTCATATGGACATTTAACAGTACCCCTTTTAAAATTGTTATATCTTGCATGTCTGAAAGTCCAATCATATTGAGGAAAGCATACGTCAATATCAGAGTATTTTCTATAATCTACTATCACCATCTCACTTCCAAAGTTGTTAATATTTTTCTCACCTATTCTATCTGTTTCATTCATAAAATATCTCCCCTTTATTAATTATTTTTGTTGAGGAATAATTACTTCCCTTTATATTCTTTCCAATTGCAACTTAAATTAAACCTTTTAAGAAATTGATTATTTATTCCAGATTTGATTTATCCATGAATTTTCAAAAAATGTTTTATCATCTTCTTTGAATTTCCAGAAATTAATCATAGTTCCACCATATTCCATATAGCTTGTAAATCTAGTTTTATATTGACTTATTTTACCATAATATCCCATAGCCCAATTATAAGATTGAGTGTAACTCCAAGCGAGCGATTTATTTCCGTATTCAACTATATAAGCATCTACTCTCATTGGAGCATTCATTTTTGAACTTACGTCTGAATATGTTTTTCCTAAAAATAAATCGAAATCTGTTCCACCGACACCTGTGTCACAAACAGTTACAATACCATCTTTATTACCCCATCTTCCTTTTAAGAAAGGGATATAAATCTTACTACCATATGGTAAATTGTATGAACCAACACTTTTTGCGACTTCTAATGGTAAACCAGAACCTCCTGTTGTATATTTTGCTGAATAATATCCAGTCATACAACAATTAGTTAATTTAGCTACATAATTCATCCCATCTATTGTTCCTTCTTCGTAAAATACATTTGGATGTTGTGAATCAGAAACATTTGTATTTGTATTTCCATTAGAAGTGTTTTTATCAGCTTCAGCAACTTGTGGTAATCTAAAGAATATCCATTGATTTTTATCAAAAGTTCTTTTTCCTTTTCTTATACCACTCGAATAACCAGATGCCTCATACATTTCATAATCTGAATATCCGTAAATCATAACATGATGAGTCCTACAAGTAAATACATTATTTCTACTAAAACTTACTCCATCATTAACGCAAAGAACAATATCTCCTGGTTTTGCATCTCTTAAACCTTCTTCTTTATACAACCAATATTCAGCTCCTAGTTGTTTTAATTTCTGTTGTAATGTATTTGCCGAACATGATAATCCTTTTAAATCGGGTATACCTGCGTAATCATAACAACATCCAACATAACTTGAACAATCCCATCCATATGTTTGGTTTAATACTACCCATGATGGTTGAGAATATGTCACGCCACCGACCGTTTCATAACGTCCTTTGATTGTATTTGGTTTTCTATAATCTACAGTTCTATATCTTTGACTATAATTAGCTTGATGGTTTACACACATTCTAACTATTTCTTCAGCTTTTTCCATAATCTTTTCTCTTATAGGATTTACTCCATTTGTCCCACTGTCTTCATCATCTGGAGGAATAAAAGAGCCAACATTATTTTTGATTTGATATTTAATATTATTTAATAACATTTTACATCCTACTACATTTAAGTCTAATCCATTATAAGTGTAATGTGAAGCTAATATATCGCTTTCAACCATTCCACCTTGAACTGTTATAGATTTTAATCCTAATTCATTTGCGATTTTTTGTAATGTATTATTATAATTTTTAATTTGACTATTTAATTGTTCATAAGTGTAGTCTGTTGTTGCATAATTTATACCAACAGGTAATTCATTTGCTACAAATATGTATTTTCCTGTGTATTTAGTCTTTATAGAATTTAACAATACCTTTATTTTACTTATGTCACATAGAGAGTCATTGTTTAATCCTAACATAACAACGATAGCTTTGGGGTCTGATGGATAAGTTGTAATATCAAAATCTTCAACAATATTTCCAAAATACGTCATTTTTGGAGCTAAGTTATACTCTTGTAGATTTTGGATTCTTTTTGTTCCTATAATTAATACTTCGTCTAAATCATCTATATTTATTTCTGCCTCTTTACCACTAACCGTAACTGTGCAAGATGCTTTTATTTTAGAATTTTTATTTGATATAGCTGTTATAGTACATTTTCCTTGACCTACACCTGTTATTAATCCTTCATTTGATACTTTAGCTATATTACCATCAGAACTAATATATGTTATTGATTGATTTGCATTAGTAGGAATTACTGTAGGTAATAAATAAACTGATTCATGTTTATCTATTTCTAATGAATTTGTATTCAATCTGATGCCCGTAACGTTAACATTACTACTATCTCCCATATCAACTTCTACAACTACTTTACAAATATCTGTTTTATTACCATCTTCTGTTATTACGGTTATTATACAAGCTCCATATCCATTCCCTACTATCACACCATCACTTACACTTGCAATATTTTCATCACTACTAATCCATATTACATTTTTATTTTTAGCTGTATCTGGTAGTATTGTCGCCTTTAAAATATATTCTTCATTTAAATTTATATTTAGAGTGTGTTGACTTAAATCTACACTTGAAACACTGTCAACATAAGCTTTATTAGGGGAAAAATCTAAGTCTAAATCCATACCAGTCATTAATGTACTATTAACTTTATTGTATTTTTGTTTATTCCATAACCATTTATTAACTGATATAATTTTTTTTGTTTCTTTTGATTTTTTTAATAAATCAGCAATTACTCTAGTATCTTCTTTGTTAGTTTTTTTATTCGAGAAGGTTAAACCTAATTTATTATCTTCATAATTCATAGTCCAACCTGTAAAGAAAACTAATTCTTCTTTATCTCTTTCTTTATCGTAAGTAGATATAACATCTCCTAAACCTAGTTGAATTTCTGGACTCAATCTAGTTTTATCACCCAACAATCTATTTACAAAATTTACTGAATCTATTGAGAATTCTACTGTAGGTTTACATTTAGATTCTAAAATATGTTTTCCTGTTTTTATTAATTCATTAGCATCTACAAAACTATCATCTGAATATGTATCATAATAAATATAATCTTTTAATTCACTTAATAAATTTTCATTGAATAATAAATTACCTGCGTCATCTTCTGAAGTTTCTCTTCTACATAATTTATTTAATCTATTAATTTTAATATCTAATTCTTTTAATTCTCTTTCTATTTTATATATTTGACTTGAAACAGATTGCAATTCTAAATTAGATACATCTAATTCGCTTTTTATATCATCTAATAAATAATATTCTTCTTCAGTTTCCATATCTGTATAACCGTCTATTATATTTTGTAATTGATTGCATTTAGTCATAAGTATATTTTCTGAAGAATCTAATGTAGACAATTCTGAATTTTTTTGTGTTTTTAAACTTACATATTCTTTCCATTTTTCCATTCTTTTAGGAGTTAATTCTTCAAATAGTTTTAAAGCTCTAATTAATTCTTTGCTCATATCTTCGTTTTCTATAAAATATGAATAATTTTCAATATAATTTAATCCTGTTGGGTTTGCCTCCTCTACTATACACTCTTCTTCATTACCTTCAAGGATTAATCTAGTTACAATATCAGAAGAATTAAAAGTTTTTTCCAACGATTTTAAGTAATTATCTTTATTTAAAACTAATTTTAAATCATTTCCAAATCCGTCAATATCATATAGGTTTATTAATTTATTTTTTCTATCAAATATAGGAACACAACAAAATTGTTCTGCAATGGTTTCAGTTATAAATGAATAAAAAGAAGTATTTGTTTCTTCTTGCATACGAAGTTTAGGTTCTCCATTATCCATATATCTAACTGAATCATCTATATGACCCAATCTCCAACCTGTTTGTTGATATAAATATTCATCAAAAGAATAAGTATATGTCTCTTCATCTTTATCTTTTAACATAAGTCCACAATCTGATAAAGCTATTGTGTTTTTTTCTAATTTTTTTTCTAATCCATAAGCAGTAATTTCTTTTGTATGATTTGATTGATTTTCATTTATTTCTTTAATCACAAAATATTCACCATCAACACATATTAATCTTTCTGCTATAACTTCATCATATACATAATAATTTACCATCTTCTTTGAGAAATTATCTCTATATCTCAAAGGTATTGTAAAAGTTATCGTATCTACCTCGTCAATATTTCTACTTTCTTCTGTTAAATAAAATATAGGTATTTCTGCAATAACGTCTCCATTTAATTTTGTCAATACAATCTTTTGTATTGGTTTTAATTCCTTAATAATTACATCATTCATATCCATCACCTATATTACTTCTGGGAAACTACAGTGAACAATTATATTACATTCTCCTTCAACGATTAATTGATTATCTCCTTGTTTTAAAGTAATCCATTTTCTATTACAATCTGATATGGGATAATATCGCTTATTGGATTTAACCAAGCACATTTTATTGTCTATTTTAATAGTTTCCTCTTCAAGTAAATTATTTATTACAAAATCATTTACTTTTACTTTTTGATTTCTTTTACAATTACTTTCAATTACAATTATGGGTTCATAATTTAAGTCTCCACTATTATGTATATCTATTAATTCTTTACCTTTCACTTCTTTTTCTATAACTACTTTTTTATATGCATATTGGCTTAAAGGTTTAAATGTAACTTCTATACAACCTTTAGGTTCACCGTATGTAAATTTTTTTTGTATTTTCGTACATTTTAAATAATATACATAATCTAAATTGTCATAAGAAATAAATTCTTCAAAGTCATCACTTATTAACCATTTTTTAATTTCTCTAAAATTTTCACCAGTCCATATTAAAGGTACTCCGTCTTTTTCTAAATATAATTGTAACGTTATATCTTCGGGTTCTTCTTCTTTTTCATTATATAAATCTAAATTATCTTCTTTTTCTAATGTTTTATTATATGGAACTCCAAAATCATTTAGAACATCATTATCAGTGGTTAATATACTTAAAAATTTATCTTTAGATTGTTTTCCTTTCCAAATAAAATATTGACTTTTAAACAATTACATCACCCTCCTTATAAAAGAGGGCTAATATATTAACCCTCTATAATGATTTATTAACAATATCTTTTAAAGTTTTATTAATCATTTCTTGCATGTCATCAAGAACATTTTCATCAACACTTCCTTCAACATTAATATTGATATCACCCACATTTAATGTTTTAGAAGTTGTATCTTTATTCATACCTTCTTTATAATTTACATTTCCTAATTGTTTGAATCCAAGTTCTTTAAATATATCTTTATAGTCTTTTAAATAATCCAAAGCTACTTCAAGATTATCACACAATTCTGTTTTAATTGAATCACCTAATATTCCTACTGCGTCTCCACTTGTTTCTGCAAAGTCAATCAATTTATCTTGTAAATTGGTAATATTACCATTTAAATCAGTAAAAGTATTAGTCATCATCGCATCTTTAACCATTTGTGCTATCTTTTGTTGAGTATAAGTGTCATCTATATTTTGCGTCATGTCTTCTTTCTTTTTATCTAAAGCGTCTAATTGTGATTGGAACATATTGTCTATATCTTCATCAACTTTATTTTGAACTGTTTCATCTAATTTATCTTGAGCTTCTTTTAAATCGTCTAATAATTCTTTCAACTTAGATTTACCACTCATAGAATTATCTTTTTTTGCTAATTCTATTTTTTTATTAATAGAATCAATTTCATCTTGTTGTTCTTTTAAATTTTTTGCATAATCATCTTCATCACGTTGTTTTTTATAATCATCTCTTCTTTTTTCTATTAATTCTTTTTCTTTGTCGTATTGTTTTTCTATAGCGTCTTTACGTTTATCTATCTCATCTTTTATTACATCTGTGATTTTATCTTCTATGTCTTTCACTTTATTAAGTTTATCTTTTTGTAAATCTACTATGTCTTTTTGTAAATCAGCATAATTTTTTTCTGCGTCGGCTAAATCGTCATTTATTAAAGAAGTATATTCTTCTAATAAATCATTAACTTTTTCCAAATCTTCACTGTTTTGAAAACTGTTTAATACTTCGTCTATATTACTTACATTTCCTTCTACATCAAATGTGAAACCATATTTAGATAAACTTTCTTGATATGTAGGAATCTTATTTTTCATATTAGTCATTAAATCCATTTGTTTAGATAGTTGTTCATTCATGAGTTTTAATTTTTCTTCTGTTAATTTAATTGTATCTACTCCATTTGAATTTTCTAGTTTAACATCTATTATATCAATTTTATTTCCTAGTATATCGAATTGATTTTTTAATTGAGTTATGGCGTTGCTAAATTTATACAATTTATCTTCTCTAGTTAGTTTTTCAATTTCGTCATTATTTTCTTTAATTGTATTTTTCATTTCTTGCCATTGTTCTTCACAACTAAATATATCACTTTGTTGTATATCATAATATTTATTAGCTAAGTTTGTAAGTTTATCCAATTCTTCTTTATATTTACTAGCTTTATCACTTGCTGTATTATTTGAAGAACCACTAGAAGAGCTACTCTTAGAAGATTTATCAGCTACATCTTGAAGTCGTTTATATTCTTTTTGCATAGCTAATAATTTTTCTTCATAGTTAGTCATATTCCCATCTTCATTAAATTTGAATCCTTCTTTTTGAAGTTTTTGTTGAAGTGTTTCTCTTTCAGAAATTAAATCGTCATAATATTCCTTTTGAAGTTTTGCTTGTTCTTCTAATAATTTATTTTTTTGTTTAAGGTATTTAATTTTTTCAGTACCTACCGCTTTTTCCATTTGTTTATCTAACAATGAAGTTTTCTTAGTTACTGTTTCAATTCTATATTGCAACTCTTTAAATAATTCAACGGAGTACTCAATCATATCTAATACATTTTGATATTCAAGGCTTATAGGAGTTAAAGCTGTTTCTATATCACCTATGCTATTAAAATCTCTTGCAGCATATGTACTTATTCCACTAGAACTATCTGAAGTAGGAGTTGCTGTGTTTACATCATTTGCAGTTACTACAGGTTGCGAAGTTACCATTGGTGTAGCACTCAACTGTTCTACAGAATAAGGATTATCTTCTATATTAGAAAATTCACCTATAGAATCTCCCCACATTATTGATTTTCCCTTTCCACTATGGGGAACTTTTGATTTACCTTTTTCTGTATAGGTTAAAGTAGCCATTATTGATATACTTCGTGGTATTTCTTTTATTTGTTGTTTTAAACTAGCTAATTTGCTTGCTACATCGGCACTATTACTAATTATTTTAATATATTTCTCTGGAATTTTTAATCCTTGAAGTGCATAAAGTTGCTGTAATGCTTGAAAAGCCATTACGGTAACATCTACAACTTTATTTTTTAATTGTATAGCATCTACAGTTCCAAGTTCATCTAATGCGTTAGATAATGCTACTCCAACTTCAATTTGTTTTTCTGCTGGTAGTTGCCCTATTAAGTCCATTACGGTTGCTATGTCACCTTGAGCTAAAGCTTTATCTATTTTTACTTTTATGTCTTTTTCATCTTTTTCATTTAATAGACTATCTATTTCAGCTTTAGCAGTTTTTATTGTATCTTCACCTAAAACATTTATATGACATTTTGTTACTGCTTCTGGATGGTCAAATACCCATTGAATTATGTCTTCATAAGATTCCAATTCAGATAAACCTTGAATGTTATTTTTAAAAAATGTTTCAATGTCTTTATCTTTACCTCTTAAATTATCCATTAATTTGGCATAATTTTCAACTTGGTCAGTATTTTCTATATTCGCTCTTAAAGTTTTTACTATTTCATCTTTTCCGTCAAATTGTTTAAAACTCGCAAAAGCGTCATCTATTTTCTTTTTATCGTCATCAGATACAGCATATTCTCCTGTAACAAACAGTTTACCTACGTCTATTTTACCTTTTCCAAATTGTTTATCTACAAGATTTTGAACGTCTTGAATTAATTGGTTTCTAGTTTCTTCATCGTCTTCTATATAAATTTGAGATAATTTAGCTGTTAATTCCATATCGTCTAAAGAAAATTCACCGTCATCCATTAATTTATTAACTAAATCTTTTACTTTATCTGGTAAACTACTATCTTCTAAAGTAGCTTTAACTTCTTTGATATTATAAACCATTTTTCCGTCTTTTTCTACTGTATCAAGACCACTTAAATCTTGAAGAAAATTATTGTAAGCGTCCCATGTTGCCATTAAATCTTTAGTTTCTTTATCTGTCATGTTTATGTTTTTACCAAAAGAACGTAAATAAGCATCCATAGCATTTTGAGCCATTTTAGCACTTTCTGGTAATTCCACCATACTTCTAGCTACATCTTCATTTACTCCCCATAATTTAGCTAAAGAAGGGATTAATTTTTCAATTCCTTGTTCATAAGCAGTAATGTCGCTTGTGTCTGCATATGCTTGTTGCAAATCATACAATTTTCTTATTGACTTATCTATTGTTCCAGAATCAAACATTTTCTTCATATTTGATTCAAATAAACTTTGTTGTCCACTTGTTAATTGAGAAAAATCTAATCCATTTACAACTTCTATCATTTCAGATTGAACGTCACTTTTTAACTTACTAAAACCATCACCTATAGACAAAGAGTTTACTATACTTTTATTTATTTTTTGAGATTCGGCACTTATTTTTGCTTCAGCATCTACAACTGCTTCTTTAGCACTAGCGTAAGTATCACTTAATTTAGCAAGCCTTTCTGAATAATCTTCTAACCATGTTACATCACCTGTTTGAGTAAATGTATTGTTAAGTTCAGTTTTCTTTTTTCTGATGTTTTCTATTTGTCTATTATATTCCTTAATTGCTTGTTTATTAAAAGCTCCATCTTTACCAGCAAATCCTTGTCCTTCATTCATTTTGTCTGTGGCATTTCTTTGTTGGTCTTTATATTCTTGATTCAGAGCCTCTTGTTGTTTCTTAATTAATTTATCATATTTTGCAATTAATTTATCAATATCTCCACCCATCGATAAAATCGGGTTATTATCTTTATCATACAATATCTTCACATAAGGTCGTTAATCTTATGCAGTTCTCTTATGAACTTCTCTAGTTTTCACTAGACGTTGAGACTATATCTTTACCTGTTACTAGGCACATACCACTTCCACTCACTTAAGTGTACTCTCTTTCGAGATAGTCGTTGAAGTTTAATTATTTTATTAATTATTTTTATTTATTTCTTTTTCTAATATTTCTTCTATGTTAATAATTACTTCCCTTTTTATTCTTTCCAATCTTTCCTTAAATTAAATCTTTTAAATAATTAATAAAATAATTCTTACCTGCTGATTGCCCAATCCTTAAACTTTTTAAAACCATCACGCTTATCATTACTAATTACGTTGTGGTATTAAGGCTCTAAGGGGTTTCCAGCAATTCAATATGTTTTCTAATAATAATTTCTTATTATAGGGGCTATTTATTAACCCAAGACAATATCTTCACCACAAATATCAATTATTTGTTGTTGTAACTCTTTAAATCTTTCTTGCTGTTCAGAAGTTTTATCTACTGTATCATATAATTTTTTATATTCGTCTCTAATATTTGAAAGATTTGTTTTTGCTTTTGTTGAGCTAGTTACTTTATTGTTCAAATTAGTTATATTTTCTGCATTTTCTTCTAAAGCATCATTAAGTTTATTAGCCTCGTCTGTAAAATGTTGAATAACTTTACCTATTCCCCATGATACGAGCATACCTATACCCATGTTTACAACACCCATAGCTAAATTCATAGCTCCTAAAGCTATTTTTGTTCCTAATGCTTTAGCCTCTACACCTGCTAAAGCACTTCTAACTGCTGTTAATCCAGAAGCAAATACTCCAGATGATTGACGAGCCTCTTTAAATGAAGTGCCTATCCCTTTTATTACATTCCAAGATTTTCCAAGATAACTAGCTTGAAATCCTTCTCTTATTGTTGCAAAGAATCCTGGATTAGTAGTTCCAATCATTGTAGCACTAGATGCTTGTCGTGTTGCAGTGGCTTGTCCTTCTAATGCAGTAGTTGTACTTAAAGCTTCAGCTTTTAATCTTCTTTCTTGATTAATTAATGCTTCAAATCCACCACTTCGGTTAAATTTTATTGATTCAAAAATACCAGAAATTAATCCTGCTATTACAGGTAGTCCTACGCCCATATCGTCTACCCATTTAACAAATTTATCTAACATGCTTAAAACATTTATACCAATGTCTAAAAAACCTTTTGCTGTATTTCCACTTACAGCAGTATTAACTATACTTCTCCATTTTTCTTGGAGTAATGTAAGTTTCCCTTGCACAGAGTCTATATATCTTGCATTCGTTATCTTCACATAAATTCGCTACATCTATGCAGTTCTCTTATGAACTTCCTATACTTTCATATAGAGTCGAGACTATTTCTTCACCTTCAGCATTATCTGTTAAGGGCAAAGTATTTCCATTTAAGGGATTTTCACCCACTCCAATCGCTTGAGCCGTACTCCTATTGATAAGAGTTTAACTTATCTTCTCGGGATAGTCGTTGAAAGTTTAATCTAATTTATTAATTATTTTTTCATTTAAAATGAATTTTGTTAATAATATTAGATTAATACTTGCATGAACACCCATTATTAAAATTACTTAGGATTTAACCATATAATCATCCTTACGTTTTTTCTACTTTCGTACCTTCACGCTTATTGTTGCCAATTACGTTGTGGTGTAAGGCTTTAGGGGTTACCTGCTTTTAACTTTGTGTCCTACGCACATTTCTGTACGTACGGAGAATGTTGTTTCTCTTTCATTGAAGCTCCGAAAGTGTCACCATTTTCGTACTCTTTCATAAATTTTTCTGCTTGACTCCAGTTACTCATTATTGCAGTGAAAACGTTAAGCTGGTTCTTCGGTTTGTTATCGTAAAGGCTTTTTATCCTCTACTTCTAGGGGTTTCCCCCATTATACCATGTTAATTCATGGCTAGCCCAGCATACATTTTCACCCTCGTTTAACGTTAGGTATTGATGGTTGCAAACCCATCTCAAGTATTACTATATAATACTGTGGAGGAGGCTCGTGATAGGATTATTGCTAACAATATCGCTCACCTATTATGCGTTACGGATATTCTCTGTTAAGATACCCTCGGTATTACCATATCCATTTAGGATTTAGGCTCTCTTACCACCTTAACCTTTCGATTTAGTTGACCGATACACCCCTCTAATCTACATGATATTTCTACCATGAGTGGCAAAAATAATTTTACCTGCAATTGCTTCAGCTACAGATGATTTACTTTTCTTATCTAACTTGTCCCACATTCCTGCTATATCACCCATGATGTCATAGAAATCTCTAACTTGACCATTTGAGTCATGCATATCAATTCCAGTTATTTTTTCTATAGCCATTGCTGTTTTATTCATTGAAATACTACCGTCTTTGGCACTTGTTTTCCAACCTGCCATATTTTGCATGATAGTTTTTAAACCGTTACCTAATTTGCTTGCATTTTGTAAAGGTTCTTGACCTGCGATTATGATACCAACTAACTCTTGCATATTAACGCCTAACGTTTTTGCTACGGAAGCTGAACGCATCATTGCTTCAGATACATCTTTACCTGTAACGGCATAGTTATTGTTTGCATAGTTGACCATGTCCATCATTTGCATCATTCTAGTAGTTTCTTTTGTGTTGCCCTTAACTTTCATAGTAACCTTATCTAATGCATTTGCTACACCGCCATAAGATGCTAATGTAGATTTTAAATATTTATCCGCACTGCCTTGGTCTATATCTATAACGTTGGCAAACATAGCTGAATTTTTAGCATATTCTAAGGCTTTACTAACATTATGGAAACCAGATTGTAATGCATTTGCAGTGGAATCAATTATATCAATACTACTTCTAGCAACTGCTTGACCTGCCTCACTTGCTTTTTGAGTTAACCAATCTAATTGTTTAGCTGTTCCTGTAAAGGTATCTGGTGCAACCTTTAATAATTTTTTAATTGCTGTATCAGTATCAACAATAGTCTTAGGTATTGAAGATATAGCTTGAGTAATAACTCTAGCAAACATATTCGGTATTGAATACATTGACAACATAGAGGATAGAGAACTGAAAAATCCTGACGTTTTTCTAGTTGTATTTCCTAGTATATTCATTGCTTGAGTTGCACTTCTAGCACTATTAGTAACTCCGTTTATACCATTTCCATTAATATTAGATAGACTACTAGAAAAAGTACTTACGTCTTTAGTCAGTGCTTTTAACTCTGCGTCTCTATCTTTTAAATTACTTATACTAGCTATAGTTTGTAGTCTTTGTTTAAATTCTTCTACCTTAGATGATGAAGCTCCTAATTCTTGACATCTTCTTGTTAAGTTTGTTAAATCTTGAGATACTTTATTAAAATCTGCATCAAATTTTACATTAGCTCTTTTAGTAGAAATTTCACTCTCAAATTGTTTATATTTATTTTCACATTCCGATATTTTATTTTTTAAACCATCAAATTCAGCTTTAGCACCTTCTGTATTAGGGTCTATATTTCGCAGTTTTGATTGATATTGTTCTATTTGAGTTATTAGCTCTTGTATTCCAGATGTATTAGCAAATTTACTCGTTCCTAATTCAGCAAGTTTAGCTTTAAGAGATTCTAACTTAGCGACAGATGTATTTACCTTATCAGTGAATGTAATAGAACCATTTAATCCTTTTAGAGACATAGATACATTACTAATCCCTGCATTTAAATTATGTATCTGTTCATATGCCTTGTCGGATTTTAATATTTGACTTAAATCAGCACCTTTAATATTATTGATTTTATTTTGAAGTTCTTGGAGTTGCCCCACCTGTGAACTTGTTAAGTTTTTATTTTTGAACATATTATTAATTTGTTCAGAGGTGTTATTAGCCTTTTGTTGAATTTTATCAAATGAACTTATTAAATCTCTACTTATATCTATATTAGATTTATTTTTTAAGTTGTCCATTTTTTGTGCTGTAGATTGCATCTCACTATTAATTTTTGATAATTTAGATTCTAATTCGTTATAAGCTTGAGTATTTATAGTTTTAGACATTTGTTTTTGGAGTGATTCTGATTGTTTTTGTAAAACTTTATATTTAGCTATAGTATTATCTAATTCTTTGTTACCAGTAGAAGTCTTAGTAGAACCATTGCCAAATAAATTTTTCTGTACGTCTTTACTTAAAGAATTTATTTCTTTTAAAGTATTCTGTATTTGTTTAAGATTGTTTAATTGGTCGTCTTTAAGTTTAAAAGCATTATTTAATACTTTTTGAAGTTCCTCCATTTGAGATTTCATTTTAGTTGTATCAAATTTTAGATTAACTTCTTTTTTTTCTAATTTCTCTTTCAGTTTTGTAACTTCTTGTTCTGCTCCACTTCCGTCTACAGAAGTTTTTAATCTAATAGTTAAATCTGCCATATATTAATCTCACCTGCCTTTCTATATAACATCTAAACCTTGCTCTATTAAATATTGTTTCAATTCAGTTGGTATTTGTTGAGCTATTTTAACTTGTGAATCTGGTATAATAGTTGTTGGAGGATAATAAGCAACTGTAGAATCACTTTTAAAACTCCAAACTTTACCTGCTTCCCAACCTATAATAGGAAAGAAATGTTCTCCCGTTAATACACTTGTCCAATCCCCATTATCTTGAAATTCTACTACAGCACAATTCATATCAATACTCGATATTTGTGCTGTTTCTCCCATTTGACCTGTACGTTCATATACAGATGGTTCATGGTCAGCATATATTTGTTCATTCACTTCTCGTTGCATTATCTCTACCATTTTATTTGCCATAGGTGTCATAGCCGTAGAAATAACGGATTTAATATAATTGACTGCACTTTCAATATCATTTACAACCAAATTAATCACCTTTTTTCATTTCTTGTATTTCCTCTTCCAATTTTTCACATTGTTTATTTAATATTTCTAATTTTTCAGCCTCTAATAATATTCTTTTGCTTAAAGTTAATGAAGTCATATTTGCTAATAGATTTTGTTTTTCCAACATGGCTTCTATAACAATTTCACTTACTATTTCGTCTACATCTTGTGCAATAAACATTAATTCTTTTTTGCCTTTATTTATTGATTCTATTAAATCTTCGTCTAATTCTAAATCCGTAGCTAATTCAAACGCCTTTATATATATAAGTTCCATTAATGCTTTTTCTTCTAATCCTTGTTCTAGTCCTTTAGATATTTTTTCTTTTAATTCATTTCTATTCTCACCAAATATATTATAAACTAAAACCGTTTCTATTTCGTTATTTACTTCCACATCATATGAACTTCTAATCATATCTAATGTTAAATCACTTAATTTCATTCCTTAATCTCCCTTCATTATTAATTATTTTAATATATCGTCTCTCCATTTATTTGTATAAAACAAAATAGGAGAAGAATTAATTCTTCTCCTATTTCACGCATTATACAAATAGTAATTAGAGTTATAACACACAACTGGTTTTGTGTACATCTATATTATATGTTAATTTTGAATTTATATACGCAATCTTTTTAAATTGCGAACTTACAACTACAATAAAATAGACTAGAAATTAATCTAGTTTATTCCCAAACCTAGTTTTACTTTTTATGCACTCTAATTTTATAACCCTTACTCAGTTTCAAACTGTCAAATATTTTTATTTCTTTTATCGTTCTTATTAATTTATTTATATACCCCATAATAACTCATTTTTTTCTTTTTTTCTTATATTTATATTTTAATAATACAACAAAGAAAGAGAATATGTCATCTATTTAAATATTATTTTTAGCTATAGTTGTAATCATTTCTGCAAATAAACCCCATCCTATATTTGACACATTTTTTTCTGGACTTTTATATCCATCATGTCTATACATAAATACATTTTGCATATCAGTTCCAGTCTTTGTATGTTCTTTACAAATTACATCTATTATTTTACTTAAGGTTTCATTAAAACTTTCATCTAACAAACCTTCCTTTAATCCTATTGAAATTGCTGTACCAAATAATATAGTTCCACTTGATTCTTCGAAAGTACTTGAATCATGTATTATACTGCACCATGCACCACTTGGTCTTTGATAACGTTTTAATGTATTTGCAAGTTCAATGAATTTAGTAACTAATTCATTATATCTAGAATGTTGTTTTACCTTATTACTTGTTAACACTTTTGCCATACCAGCAAATAACCATCCCATACCTCTAGACCAACCTTTTGATACTCCTGTATTTACTTGATGAAGAGGAACTTTATCAAATTGTTTAGTAATTGACGCATCATATAATAATATACTTTGTTCTATAGCTATATCAGTAGATGTTTGGTCATTAAAAGTATCTCCATAAGCAGATAAAAAAGGTAAACCACAATAAGCCAATTCAGTAATAGCACTATTTATTATATATATACCATTAACATCTTTACGCTGTGAATCTACCATTGCACGCATAGATTGTAGTACTGTTAAATATTTTGTTTCATTAGTTGATTTATAAAGTGTTATTAATGCAGGTGCAAATGATGTTTTATACATATTATCTAACGTTGCATCATTTACAAGTTCTCCATTTTCATTTATATAATGGTCAAAAAATATCTTTAAATTTTCTTTATATCTATCTCCAAATAAAGTATAAGCATTCGCCATAGCATTTAAAGCCCCTGCTGAATGCCAACTAAATCTTCCTATTCCGTATCCTTTAGATAAAAATTTCATAGCATTTTGTATTTTTTTTGCAGGTGTAAGCATAGATATATATTCTAAATTATCTGTATATTCAACAATTAAGCATGGACTTTTACCATTAAAAGTTTCAATCATAAAAGTAGCATCACCACCACTTATTAAAATACCATTGTTATCGTATGTCCCTTCAATCCAGTTTGATACTATTGAAGTAATATCTGCAAAGAATCCATTGTGCCATTTTTCAATATTATATATATTTCCAACGTTTATTGTATTAGAATCTATATCTGTTCCATCTCCAGAAGCACCTGCAGTATTCCAGGTGTTTGAACCACTATAATTATTCCAAGAGGCTGTATCATCCCAAGGTAAAAGTACCGCGTTTATATAAAAATCTGTATCTGAAATAGTAGTATTAATATAATCATCACATACTAATCTTAAATATGCCTTTTTTATTTTTTTACCTTTTAAAGTATTTAAATCGAATTTTAAAAGAGCTTTATTAATACTATTATTATTTAATACTTTTAATGGATTTGTTATATTACCTTTTTTAGGAGCTGATTTATCTAAAGTTAATGCGTTTGTATGTTGGAATATATCAATTTTTGAGTCTTTTACTATTTTATTTAAATTATCTGAAATTTTTGCTTTATAATCAACACCTTTGTTTGTGCTGATATTTTTTTCAATACTTTTTTCACATAAATTATTTAGTGGAAAATAATTTATAATTTCTAAATAATCAAATGTAAAAGTATAATCATTTGAATTGTCATTCTTTGTTCTAGTAACAACTATCTTAACAGTGTGAGCCCCAAAAGGTAAACCTTTAATTGAATACATAAGCTCTTGGTATTTAAAAAATTGTCTATATCTATCTAATGTTCCTTTACTTATTCCATCGATAAACAACTCAACTATACCTTTATTATTTCTTACATGGTCATAAATGTTTATTCCTGTACCTATGAAAGTATACTCCATATATGAACCTTCATCAGCTGAATAATGGCTAGAATTATTATAATAGTTACCATTTTCTTCCTCATACCATGCTCCATAATATGTAATATTTTCATTTGTATCATTAACTTTTACTATTCTAGGGAATATTTCATCCATTCTTTTATTTCGAAAATGTGCATCCCCTAGAATTTGTAATCCATCTTCAATGATTACCCCATTACTAAAACCGTTAAGAAATATATCCATATATTCTTTATCTGGTTCATTACCACTTCCAAATGTTTCTGTTAAGTCTATACAAGTAAATGATTTAACTATAAATGGCAATGAATCATCACTTGTATTTTTTACATTTATATGACATTTATATGAATTAGAAGTAAATATATCTGATAATCTTTCAAATTCCCCACTATTGGAATAGTAAATATCTCTACTAAAACTAGGATTATTTACTTGAAGTTCCACATTTGAGCTATTTGTTTTTACTAATGTGCTAACGTAAATTTTATGCTTATTTGTAAATAATATATCACGTTTACCTATAGCTCCATTTTGGGCAGTTGGAGTAACTTCGACGCCATCATCACTAATAACAGTTGTCGATGAAGATAATATATATCCTGTCGTACCATTTGAAAAATTAGGATTCGTAATAATATTTACCACTTTAGGTGCTATATTTAATTTTTTAGTAGTTATAGAATTATCTGGTATAGTCATGTTTGTTATTGTACCATCATCTATTTTAGATTGAATTATACTTGTTAATTGTTCATCTGTAACTACTGCTGTAGGAATTTCAACAGTTGCTACTTGAGTACCGTCATTTAACAATTTCAATGTTTGACCACTCATACTCATTGTTATTTTAGATAGGTCAATATCACTTCCACCTATTTCAATTCCAGTTCCTAAAAGTGTCCCGTCTTGTTTTTTAATATAAACTTTTCCATCTGTATGTTTTGTAAGAGATAAGTTCACAATATCTTTACATTGCGAATTAACTTCATTTATAGCGCCAATAATACGCTTGTCCGTAGTATTTAAAGTGTCATGAATAGTATCATCTACACCATCAAAAGAAGTGTCATCTTTTTCTAATGTTATTGTTTTACTATTTATTTCGTTAACAGCTCCAACTATTGTTTTTTCTTCAGTAGCCAAATTGTCATCAGTCTTCTTTTGATAATCTGTTAATTCTACTTTTCCACCAGAATCAACATCTTCTCTTAACTGATTTATAGCTCCAACTATTGTTTTATTATCGCCAACTAAATTATCATCCTTTTTTAATTGAACTTGATTCATCTCTATACCTAAACCTATATCTTTAACTTCTTTTATTAATTTTTCTAATATAGGTAAATTTTTATCTTGTTTTATTTGATTATTTAATTTAGCTGTTATGTTTGGTTTTACAACATAATCAAATGATTCAGAAGTAAAACATTTTATTTCATTATCTATTGTTCCAGAAACTCTTATCTCACATTCATAAGTCCCTATTATATCAAGATAATCCGTTGTTAAATCAACTTGATATAATAAATCTTCTTTAGATATTAATGTTGCATTTAAAGGTTTAAATTCATTAGTTTCTGGTTTTAATACTGCAAATTCAACGATTAAATCATCTGGTATGGTTTTATCTTCATCAGTACAAATTAATTTTATAAAAATATTACAAATATTTAAATCTGTGTTATAGAAAAATATAGTTTTGTCGGATTTAACTTTTGTATTTTTTAAATCTACGGTAATTAAATAATCTTTATCTATATTAATCATTTAATCATCCTCCTTTATTAATTTTTATATAAAAAGAGTGGTAAATTAACACCACTCTTACAATTTCATTTCGATACTAAGTACACAATATTTTTAAATTGCGAACTAACCTACCAAGTTGCCCCATCTCTTTTTTGTCCAAATCCCAACTTGTTGCATATTATATTAAACATAACATTGTATCCATTATCATTTGGGTGTAAACCATCATCGTTCAATAACGTATCTACATTTATTCCTTTTAAATTACAATATCTTAATACTTCTTTATATATGGAAATATATTCAAAATTCTTCTCACAAGATAATTTAAAATACATATTATCTATGTCATCTGCATGAAAAATTCTATTATTACTGGTTTCATTTAAAACAGAAGCAGGCATACAACTCATCATTATTATTTTTTTATTTTTTTGAATAGTTATAATGTTATATATCTGCTCTAATTTACTATATAATTCTGTTAGTTGCATATTGTGTCTATTATTTGTACCTATCATACATATCACAAGGTCGTCTTCATCTCTAACAAGGTCGTCTATAGCTGTAATCATTTGGTCTACACCAATTCCAGGACAACCATAATTTTTTACAGTACAATTAAATTTTTGCGTTAAATAAGCTTTTAAACTGTTAGCCCAACAAGTACCAGTATCATTTGTATACCAAGATTGTGACCATATTTTGCTTGTTATTAATTCGCCTCCACTTGTGTTGAAATCAGCATTAAAATTGCTTCCACCTTGACCAGCAGTTATACTGTCCCCTATTATTTTTACATTACAACCCTCAAATATTAATTTAGAAAAATCTTTTATTTGTTTTGGGATTATTGTATCAATTAAGTTTTGTTTTATATTATCATTTAGTATATTAGTATTATAAGTATATCCTACTTGTGGTAATGTATCTTCTTCTGGTTCATTAGTTCCATAAGTTAAAGAAGGGTCATATTCAAATAAATATAAATTTTTATATGAATTAGTACTTCTATCAACGTATAATCTAACATAAACCGTTCCTTCTGGAACAGTAGCCTTTTTCCATGTAACTGAACAGTCGTCTGCTTGAACTCTTTTAATATATTTTTTTGTAGCATCATAACAATATAACCAATTTAGACTACTATTAAAAACATAAGTTTTTCCAACTTCTATTTGAATATAATTTTCAATCACCCAATAATCATCACTATTTGCAATAGCAATTTCTCCTGTATTTCCATTCAAATATTTACTTTGTGTTATTGTAAAATTATCATTATCTATTAGATTTCCATTACGTTGAGAAAAGAAAATGCTATCTTTTTTAGCGTAAACGTTCGCAATATCTTTAAATTGCGAATCAATTTCTTCAAATTTCTTTGTATTTGATTTTCCGTTTTTATCTATAACTAAATCTGGGGAAGTGTATGGATAAGAGTAACCATCATTCCCTTCTCTGACTTTCACTTTATCGCCCATTTAATTATCCTCCTTTTGTATATTTTATTGGAGGTGTTTATTGCCCCCATATAATTTATATACTTTCGTAAAACCATTAATCCAAATACTCTTACAAAAGTATATAAAAAAATATGGGGACATTTCTGCCCCCATAAGTTAAAATTTATTAATTATTTTTACACACTTGTTTTATCTTCTTCAAATGTCATAAAATCTCCATTTGTATCAGTACCTATATCAAAAGTTACAGAATAAGTTTGTAAATCTAATGAACTTGTACCAAAGTCTTCAGTTATTTGTGGAGTACAATTAGCTATTGTTGCATTTAATATTTTTCTTGTACCGTCTGGGAATTTTAATTTCATTTTTCCTGTATAAGTATAAGTAGTAGATGGAGAATCACCTATATGTACTTTACCTTCTGCATCTTTTGTAGCTCCTAAAGTAACTAAAAACATATCAAAATTCATAACTTCCATTTCTGCTGTAAAAGTCATGGCTTTATTTGCTTTTAATGTTATTTTATTTTTACCATCAGCTCTAGCATTTAAAGTATCTTCTGATTGACCTAAATTAAATGCATTTACATAATCTAATGCTACGTCTTTATCTGTTCCAGTTTCACCATTTGGATGAAGTTTCCCTTGCATAGCACCTTCTATTACGAATAAAGTTTCTTGTGCCATTTCACATTACCTCCGTTTTATTAATTATTTATTCATCCCTCATTAGTCTTGTACCCATATACCAAGGAGGAATTTCTTTACCTTTATATGCTCCTGCAATAGCAAGTTTCCAAGCCAATTCGCAATCTTCCATTGCTTTCATTGATTTATAAGTGTCTTGTAATTGCCAAGCAGTCCAATTTTTTATTTCTTCATACGTAGTTTTTCTTGTATGTATCACTTGTCTTACTATTTCTTCAAAATATATAGCATTTTTTTTCATTTGTTTTTCTTTGTATTCTTTTTCATACTTTTCAAATAATGCTATATCTTCAGCCGAACCTTCAATCTTTTGCTTGATTTCTTTTTTAGGTTCATCATAATACATTATTTCTAAAACAATTTTAGATAATATATTAAAATTACTATCGTCTATAAAAGATTCAATATTATCTTGAGATTTAATAAATATACTATATCCTTTATCTCCACAATTTTTTAATTTTATATCTTTCGTATCATATAAAATCATAAGATATAATATTAAATCTACTAATAAAGATTTATTCTTTTGAGATAAGGTATAATATATATTAAAAGGCATTTCCACTTCTTCAAAAGCACCATTATTATTCCAATATCGAACCATATAAAAAGGTTTTATAAATTCTATACTATCTACCACCTCTATAAATGTTTGAACCTTGGGTTGTTTAATAATGCCCAAATTAAATTCTCTTAAATCAATATCTTTACCAGATAATAATTCTTTAGTGAATTTACATTTCATTGAAATATCTCACTGTAACACTTGTTATATAAGTATTATAATCAATTGGTATTGAATAATTTTGTGATGTAGTTCCTATAATTGGTTTTCCAATAGCCTCTAATCTTTCATCTTCTCTAAGAATTTCATTTATTCTTTTGTAAATGATAACATCTCTTGAACCATTTAATGTATTGGAACAACTATTGTGACAAACTACACCTATATCTAATCTAAAAGAACTTATAAATGAAGAAGTTTTACCATTATTTAAAGAAGCTGGTTCATCTTTATACATATTTAAAAATATATAACAATCAGATTCAAATATAGCGTCAAAGAGTTTATTAACTCTACGGTCTATAAATATTTTTTTATCATTAAGGTTTTTTATAGGCTCTTTTACTTTAGGTAGAGATAAAATATCATCTTCAGTGGTGTTTGTATAATACAACATTTTATTAATTGTATCATCAAGCATTAAAAGAGTTCCCACTTTATTTATATATCTATCTGGAAATGTTATTAACTTGCCCATTTTAAGATGCCCCCAATCCTCTTATTGTTATATTTTTAATATCTATAGTTTCACCATTCTTATTTTTTGCTATTAAAGTAATAACTTCTCCAATAATATCAAAATCTAAATCTACAGATATAGTACATTCTTTATTATTTGCATTAGTAATTTTACAAAAACCATAATCAAAATCTAATTCAAAATTTACTTCTTCGTCATATTGAATTTTATAAATTAAATCTTCACCTATATGTATTTTATCATTTCCTTCTATTTCTCCAGATTTAACAGACGAGTCATAAAAAGGATTATAAGCAACTAAATTATCGTCATCGTCTTCAACTAATTGAGTAGTTTCAAGTAACAACCATTTGATTAATCCATCACCAGGAACTTCTCTTCTAGTATACTCAAAATCATTTTTATGAGTTATTTTATAGGCTTGTTTATCTTTACCCATAAGTCTTGCACCGACGTTCAAACTAGAAGTTATCGGATTAGAACCTACTAAAACAGTTCTTTTTGCATCTAGGTTAGAAATATATTTATAATCGTGAATACCTTTAGAATACATCGTTAAGTTTGTGATATTAACTGGTGTTCTATAAATCTCACCTTTATATCCAATATTAAACCATTCATTGCATCTTCTTAATGTGTATTTTTTATGTGTCATTGTAGTGATTACTTCTTCAAATTCTAATATATAATATGATTTATTCCAATATATATAGCTACCAACATCTATTGGGCAACCTAATCTACAAACTAAATATTTTTCATCAAATGATGATTTATCATTATCAGCAACATCTTTTATGACCATTCTTTCATAAAGATTAGTTTCTTTATTTATTAATTCATCTGGTCTCGTATATTGGATTTCATAAGCACTTCGAGCCTCTTTAGTTAAGTAAAACTCAAAGTCGTTAATCATATCATTTCTTTCTTTTTCCTCTATTGTATTAAAATCTTTTAGATTTCTTTTTCTATATTTTTCAAAGTAATTACTCATTTATGTCAACTCCTCTTGTTGCATAACCTATTCTTAACTTTCTTAATTCTTTAACATACATTTCTCTAGTTTTCAAAAGGTTATTCAATAAGGTTGCAGGTGACTTAATAGAATATTCACTATCTGTTATATGAATAGTTAACGCATCTCTATTAAGTATTTTTGTATCTACAAAAGGAATTAACATACCTTTAGCTAATATTTGCTTTTCTTTCCAAGTTAATTCTGATTTAAAATAGCCGTCCTCTATAGTTAAATCTTGTTTGCATTGTTCAAAATTAGATATTGAAACATATAAGTAGGATTCTAACAAATCTTCAAGGACGGATTCATCTATTTCTAATAAATCATCTTTACCTAAATGTTTTAAAAATAAATCATAAATTTCTGTGACAGGTGTCATTTAATCACCTCTATTCATCAATATCTATTAATTGTTCTCTTCCTAATTTTCTGCATAAAACACGTTCTTTTTTTCTTGATAACTCATAGTCAGATTCTTCAGATTTAGTTAATAATATAGCTTTACAAGCTAAAGTTCTTATAAATTTATTACTTCTTCCTTCAATTTCTCTTTCAAAAACATCATCTGAAAGATTTAATATTGAATCTATTTGCATAGCAAATTGATTTTCTTCACTATTATATATACTTGTTATACCTAAATAATCAATTATATTATCTATTGTATATTCATCAGATAAAACATCTGTTATTGCCAACATATAATCTTTAAAATATGATTTATTTTTAGTTGCAACTTCATATAATTCCGATAGTGGTAATTCAGCATATTCATTTGGATATAAATCAAAATAAGTTTCTTCATTTTTATTCATGTATATTACACTCATAAAAGACATATTGCAAATTTCAATATATATTTCATCTTGTTTTTTTCTTAATTCCATATTTATCTGTCTTTTAGTTTTTTTTGTTTCTACTTTTTTTTTGATTTCTTCCGTTTTATCTACAGTCTTCGTTTTAGTAGTTTTCTTTATTTTTTCCATTTTATTCTCCCTTCTTGTAGAATTAAGCACTACTAATTAAAGTAGTGCTATATTATTTAAATATTAATTATTATGCAGTTATTTTTATCATTGCGTATGTAGAAGCTATAGCAACTCCTAAGTGTAACATACGATTCATTTCCATTTCTATTTGATAGTCTTGTCTATCTCCTTCTGTATCTTCGTACAATTCAACATCGCATTATCTTCGTATAAGTTCGTAACTCTTATACCGTTCTCTTATGAACTGCTCATGCTTTCACATGAGATGAGACTATTTCTTCACCCTATAAATAGGGGCAACCCACTTCCACCCACTTGGGTGTACGGTTTCGCAACCTAGTCGTTGAAGTTTTATCTCGTTTTATTTAAAATTTTATTTAAAATATTTTCTATATCATTATATTCCCAATAAGGTATTCTAATTAAATTCCAATTATTTTCTTTTGCATATTTATTTTTGATTTTATCATTTATAACAACAGAATCATGTCCGTCACCATTATATATTTCTTTATAATGAAATTCTCCATCATATTCAATCCATATTCTTTCATTAGGTAATATAAAGTCTGGTCTTAATGGATTTCCTTTTGGAGATAATAAATTATCAAAATAAGGTTTATCATAAACATAATCTATATTAAATTTATCCAATACTTCTGAAATTTTCTTCTCCCCTCTTGTTTGATTACATATCGGACATTCTTTATTGTTTTTAAAATTATTAAAAGTCCTATCAAATACATGTCCTTTTTGACACTTGATGTATAGAGGAATGGAGTTATTAATGTATTCTTTTGATAATAATTCAAATCCATTTAAACTTATATATTCTTTTACTTCTTTATATGTAAATTTAAATTTTTCAGAAAGGTGTTCATATTTACATATTTTACACCTTCTCCCATATTTGAAATTATCCCAAGATATATAACATATATGTCCTTTATCACATTTCATCTTCATAGGAATGTCGCTTTTAATGTATGTTTCCTCTAATAATTCATAATTAAATGATTCAATATATTTTTTTACGTAATCATAAGACAATTTTCTATCGTTAGACAATTTTTCAAAAGCACATTTTCTACATCTTTTACCATTTCTAAAATTTCCAAATGTAACATCATATTTATGACCTTTAGGACATTGTACTTCGATTTTCGTATGATTATTTTTATATTCTTTAGATAATAATTTATATCCGAAAGATTCTATATAATTTTTAACCTCTTCGTAAGATAATTTCTTTTTAGGAATAATCATCACTCCTTTCATTATCTCATTGGAATATTAATTATTTTAAATAAAACAGGGATACTTACCTGCATGAACAGGGATTTTGTGATATTAATCACCAGTGTTTAGGATTTAACCATGCACCATCTCTACGTTTTTTCTACTTTCGTGCCTTTACGTTTTAGTTTTCACTATCCGCTTTGGAGTAGAGCTTTACCCATTACCTGCAATTCAAGTTGTGTCCTATACCGATTGCTCGATATACGAGGCGTTAAGCTATATTTAGCTTGTTACCTTCATATCCAAGTTTTACAAGTGATTCTCCAACTGGAACTATTAATAACATATCGTCATCAACTTCAAAAGCACCAGTAGTTTTATCATAATAATTTGGTAATGGAACTAAAGGAGTACCTTCAAATACTTGAGTATATCCATAATTTCTTCTATCGTCTTTTTCAGCATCTGATACAAAAGTCGCATCTGATTTTACATGAGCTAATGCAGTTTTAGTTCCTAGTATTTGAACTTCTTGACCTGTAGAATCTGCAACTTTAGCTATCATTTCTTTTAAAGTAGTTGATAAAGCACCGTCATTAGATGCTTTACATAAATTTGGATTTCCAGAAGCATCATAAGCTCCAAATATAGTTTTTGTAACTAAAGTACATACTTTTTTATCAAAAGATTTAGATACTCTATCTACAAATAAAGTCCAGTCTATATTTCCTTTTAAGAAATCAAACATTTCAGCATAGATTTTAACGCCTAATCTGAAAGCTTTAGTATCTACCTTTTTATCATAGATTCTTTGTCTATGAACTGTTTTGACACCAGTAGCCATTATAGCAACTTTGAACAATTCGTCATTTTGAATTAAGAATTCTTTTTTATCTCCTATATCAAAAGTGTCAACATCTACTAAATCCCCAAAAGATTCAACAGTTATTTCGTTATGAGTTACAGTTATTAATTCTTCTAATAATTCAAATACTGTATTACCATTTCTTTTTAACCATCTTCTATAATTAGATTTCTTTTCTGGAAGTGGTTCTACTTTTTCAAATATCATATTTCTTATAACATCTGAAGCTTCTTTTCTTGAATAAGAACACACACCGTTATGTAAGTCTATTACCATTTGTCTAACATCGTTATCTATCATTCTTTTAACCTCCATTTTATTAATTATTTTATTCTTAATAGAATAATATTTGCACCATATCTTTACCCATTAAATTTGAAGTACCTGTAACTTCCCCTACTATTCTTTTAGCACCTGCTTCATCAGTAACTGGAGCAGTATATTTTTTAAGATTATGTGAATCAGCTTTAACAGTTAATTGGTCTCCTTTAACAACTTCATCAGCTATAAGTGTTTTTTCTATATCAACAACCATACCTTTGTGTAAGAAATAAATTCTTACTGGTTCACCAGCTGGTGTATTTGCATAATCACCAAAATTATAAGATGTTTCTTTTTCATATCTATGACCGTCAGATGCTACCATAGCTAATATTTTATTAGCGTCATCTTCTAGGTCACCTACTTCATAACATTCACCTTCAACTCCTATATTATCTATTTTAGCTAGAGTTGAATCAGCTAGTCCTTTTACTAATACTACTTCACCATTTTTTAATTCAGTAGAGCATATTGCTGATTTAGCAAAATTATCTTCTACATAAGTTAATATTTGATACATAAATTTTACCTCCTGTTTTATTATTTTTTAGTTCTCCATTTTTCTAATCTACCACCGTAAGGTGCATTAGAATCTATAAATTCTTCATTTGGATTTATTATACCTATTGAATTAGTTTTTCCATTTTTAGGTTTACTAAATGATTGAGTTTCTCTAACTTGATTAGCCCACATTATAGCTAATTTTCCTTCATATTCTTCTTTAGATATTTCATATTTTAATGCTTTATCTTGAAGTGCTTTAGCGTCTTCTGTGTCTAAAGAATATTTTTCAGTTATAGAATCAATTTCTAATTTAAATTGTTTAGCATCGCTATCGGCTTTAAATTGTTTTAATTCTTCATAATCACTCATGCTTTCTAATTGAGCTTTTAATTCTTCGTATTCAACTTTTAATTGGTCAAAAGCAGTTTTTAATTGTGTATATTTTTCATCTTCTGTGTTATCTTCAACAGAATGATTTTCTTTATCTTTATCTTCTTCCTCTTCTGAACAATCTTCTTTATTTTCTTCAGAATCATCTTGAGAACATTCTTCTTTTTGTTCTTCTTCATCCGGAGTGAAATCTTCTTGTTGAGTCCCCTCTTGATTTTCAAATTCTTCAGTTTCTTGAACTTCTTGATTTTCAAACTCTTTATCCATTGTTTCACCTCCCTTTTCTAAAGAATAAATTTTCTTCATTTCTTCTAATTCAGTTTTAACATCTCCACAAGTGAATAGAGATAAGTTAGCTCCTGCCATAGCAGGTTTAACACCTACACCAAGCATTGTTATGCCTAAAAAAGTAAAATCAGTTATTTCAAAGAATCCATCTTCTCTAAAGCTGAAATCGTCAACATCTATTTCCATAGATACCTCTAATGTACCATCATTAGAATCTAATACATCAAGTAATTGTTGGGAATATTCTCTCCATATTAATGCTGTGCAAGATAAATATTTCTTGCCGTCTTTTTCTACTTGTGTAATTATAGTATCTTCTGGAACGAATCCATAAGCTTTTTCAAGATATATTAATTGATAATCATAACCATCTGGGGTGTCTGTAGTTTCTATTTTAGTATCATGTCCACCTAAAACCCATTTGTCATCTTCATTTTTATAAACATGAGCCAATAAAGGTATACCCCTAATACTTTTTTCGGCACATTTCATTTGTGTTTCTGAATCAAACCAAGAACCATTTAAATTGTCTTGGTCGTGGCATACAAGTATTCTGCATCCTACAAATCTACTATCACTTGAAGATTTAAAAACTTCCATTTCACTATATAATTTTAAATGTTTATTTCCCAATTCTAATTCACACCCCCTTTCTTCTTAGAAAAATAATTTATTAGAAAACATGAATTTTCTTTTATCTTCATTACTGAATTTAACTTTAGTACTATTAAGAAAAATATAAACAGTTTTATTGTCTATAATACCTTCAGATAAAAACACTAATCCTTGATTTAAAAGTTCATGTTTATCTTCTTCATTAAATGCATATATGAATTTATTCATAATATATCACCTACTCATTTATATATAAAAATCCTTCACCTTGAAGTTTTGAACTTATACCCAAGTCTTTAGTATGCTTAATAAGTCTTGCATACAACTCTTCTTCTGAAGGAATTCTACCATATTTATTTATAAATTTTTCTCTTAATAATAATGATGTTCCTGCAACTATAGGTGCTGACATTGAAGTTCCACTTGATAAACACCATTTATTATCGAAGTATACAGATACAATATCTGTTCCAACAGCTACTATATCCACCCATTCGTTACTATTACTATATCTAGCAATAGATAAATCTTGATTTACTGCACCAACGTTTACACATTCTTGATAACTAGCAGGATATCCATATTCATCTGTATTTGCATTTTCATCACCGTCATTACCTGCTGAAGTAACAACAAGAATACCACGTGTATTAGCTTCTTTTACTAATTCATGTAATTCTTCATCACTTTTGGTACTTCCTAAACTCATAGATATTACATGAACATTTTGTTCTAAGGCATATTTAAAAGCATTTATAATACTTTTCATATCACCTTCACCTTTAGAGTTTAGTGCTTTAGCAACTACTACTTCACACTCTGGTGCTATTTGTATTACCTCACCTATACAGAAACTACCATGATTATTTTTATCAGTATAATCTTCTGAAGTTCCTTCATTTGTAAAATTTTTGCCTGCTACAATATTATTAACTATAAATGAATGAGAATGTGAACCTGTATCAATAATACAAACTCTTTGTCCTTTTCCGTTATATCCTTGTTTATGTAAAATTTGTATATTAGAAAGTTGTATTCCTTTACACATATAATCACTATAAGGATTTGTTGATAAAATATTATAATCCATTATATCACCTATCCTAAATTTAATTCTTATTTTAATATTTCTTCTATGTTATCTATATCATTGTATTGATATTTCCATATCATAAAGCACCCACGATTTATTAATTATTTTTTTATTCCATTTATTTAATGCTAAGTCTAAATCTTTATCTCTCATAAATACCCAAAATGTTCTATGATTATTAGGATTTAATCCACAAACATAATATTTAAGTCCTTCATTTATTAAAAATTTCTTTTGTTTAGCATCATAACATATATATAATGGATTTTTATAATTCATATTTCTTCCTCCTTAAATTAATAATCTCCGGCATTACTACTTTCTGGCATTCTATTTGGGTCGCCAGACTCCTCTGATGCACTCGGTCTACCACCTGTATTTTCAATATCTGCTCCCGACATTGTATGCGAATTAGCTAACGGACTCATAAGAGTTCCAAAATCTAATATACTTTCTATTTGAAGTATATTTAACGCTTCTAATGGTGAATATCCACATATTCCTAAATGTTCTAGCTTGCTTGTCCACGTTGTTAATCTATTGCAACTAGATTGAATTTTTTCCTCTTTATTAAATTTGGTTGTATCACAGAAATATAATTGAAAATTTTTTAATGATGAATTTTTACTAAAAACATAATTTAACCATATTTTGATTCTATCTAATAAATTCAATGGTACTAAACTATCTACAATTGTCCCATAGATTACAGATTGAGTGCTACTTCTATTATCTCCATTAAATAAATTGCTATCTATACCTGCTGTATCATATACATTATTAGTTAAATTGTTTATTTCTTCATAATCAGAAACTTTATTAGTTTGTAATGAAACGGAATCTATTTTATAAGGAGAACTTACAACTCCTATTCCATCCCTAACATTTCTAACTAATGCTCTATGATAAAACATTGCCGTTTCTGGCTCTATGCTTAATTCACCATCATCGTCTGTAGGTAACAATTGATGGATTAATTTAAAATTATTAGCTTCAATATTTTCCATACTAGCGTCAGCTAAATCTTTTATTCTACTTAAATCTAAAAGCAACCCAGAATAATATGGAATACCTTTACTTTCTATTACTTCTGGAAGAAAAGCTATTGCATTTTCAAGTGGTAACATATAATAGTTGTCTATGAAATTTTCATCATTTTTCAATTTACCTGCTTTATAATCAGCGTATAAATTTTGAATATCTATTGGGTAATATCCTAATTGTTTAGTATTAATACCACTAAGTTTTATACTATAACCTAACATAAAAGATTCGGTATAAGTAACTTTGCATAAATCTTCTGGTAAAGAAACAAATGTAATATTATCACTTGTTTCTTGTTTATATAAATATATTTCTCCTTTTCTAAATTCGCTTTCTAAAATCCAGGGACAAAGAGTTTTTAAATTATATTTTTCTAACTCTAAACAGGCTTTTCTGTAAGATTTAAAAAAGTTATCTTGTCCTTTAGTTATAAATTTACTTGCATCTAATGGGACTAAATAATGGTCGTAAGTTAATAAATTCGATTTATAATTTATTATTTCTTTTAAATTACCATTAATAACCCTCATTAATTCAGATTGTTGTTGTAGTGTAGTAACATTAGAATAAGGATTTTCTAAGGCACTAGCTATTGTATCCGTATCAACTTTACTTCTCTTTCTACTACTAGCTACCTTATCTATACTATTTATATCAATCATAGAAGATTTCTGTGCAAATTCTAAATTATTCTTTCTATTATCTTTCCCTTCGTTCAAACATTTTCACCACCTTTTTAATTAGCCAAGAAAATATGTCTCTTTTTCTTATTCCTATTTTTCTTTCTTATATCTCTTTCTATCAATTCTGCTAAATAATTACCATAAGTAATAGAAGAATATCTATCCTTACGATTTCTTCCTTTTTCTTTAAGAACTATATCACCATTCCCCATAGTTTCATAATCTAAGTTTATTGATTCAAATATAAAATTAGATGTTTGAATAAATGGTGCTATTTTATTAGCATGATATTCTGCGTCTTGATGATATTTTAAGTCTTTACTAAAATCTCCTCTTTTTTCATTTTCTTCTATTAATAATCTTATTTTTTTACTACTAAAAGCATTTTTAAGATATACTGCACAATCATTATTTATTTTTTGATTCCCTTTAATTACATATATACAATTTATACCATTTTTTAAAGGTTGAAAATCTTTTGATTGCGTACTCATATCATAAATACCAAAAGGTTCGTAATGTTCATCAATATTTTCGTCATAAGATGATTTTTCCATCTCTTGTATTACTGCTATACCTAAACCACCACCATCTATAATGATTTTATCAGCTTTAAATTCTGTATATAATCTCTTAATTCTAGTGGCTTGTTTTTCAAATTTCATACCATTATGTGATTCCATATAAACAACTTCTCTAATAATATTATTTCCACTAGGAAGTAATCTCCATAAAGTAAAAATAGAGTTATCATTTTTATTTGATTTGTTAGCTTTTGCCGTTGCTACGTCAACTGAAATTATTCTTATTTCATCTTTCTTTTTAGGCATTCGTTTTAATTTTTCTTTCTTTTTATCTGGATTCCTATAATCGTCGTCCGTTAATGGATAATAACAGTTTTTTAAAACTCTTGCATTTAACATATCTGCTGTGTTAAAGAAACAATCTCCACTTTGTCCATGCCATATAGCACCATATTCCATATTAAATACAAATTCACCCATATCCTCTTTATCTTCCTCAATCTTATCTTTTAAGACAAGTTTATGGTCTAAAGATGCTAAATAAGGAATTGCACAAGCAAATGCTTTTCCACTTTCAAACATTCTATTAAATATGGTTGTGAATTTTTCATAACTCCAGTGAACTTTTAACCATGCACTAGAAAGATATATTTCCATGTTAGATTCAAGAGGATAATCCTTATATTCGGGTTTTTCTAAAAACGGAGGTTTTCTTGGATTTGTTAAGAATTGTTTTAAAACTGAATTTATTACATCTAATTTGATAAGCCTAAATTCATCTGCAACCAATACATTCCCTCTCAACAGTTTTGTTATCCTATAAGCTTTTTATCTTATAGTTCTTACAGTTTCCTGCAAGCTCAGAATAAATTTCTACTCTCATAATCAAAGTTCTCAATGAGTAACGGAAGCTCGTGGGAGAATTATTGCTCTCATTTTTACGCTCATCCCCTATTCGTTACAGACGATATTAGATATTATCGCCCTCGGTATTAGCTCTATCCTTTAGGACTTAGCTTTTCTTACCAGCTTATTCCTCCTTAACTTAGTAAGGTTATAATTTTTACGTACTTTCAGCTAGACCGATACATCCCGTTTACGGTATTATGCACTTGAGAATTTACATAATACTAGGCTATACTTTTTATTTCATTAACTTTGTCAAATTTTCTATCTAAATATACAGTGGCATTATCATACATTAAATCCATTAATTTTAAACAATCATGTTTTCTACTTATTTCAAGTTTAAAACATTTTCTGTCTTTGTGTATGTAAGCTTTTATACTAAAATCTTCATTTAATTTATCAACTATATATTGAAGTGCTAATTTATTATTCCCTTGTATTGATATTCTAGGATATTTATGTTCTTTAACTTTTTTAATACAATAAGAACCATCACCATCAATATAACCTCTTAGAAAATGAAGGAATAAAACTTTATCTTCTATTTTAGGAAAAATAGTTGAATATGTCTTATTTTTGACTATGCCATTTTTAACTAAGCCTTCATAAATAGTTTTACTATATACTCTTATTAAGCAAGTTTCAGACTTTCTATTTGTCTCTTTCTTTCCATTGAATTTTTCTATTGAATTATAAGTTCCTATTTTTTTAGATATTTTATAATAATTATTAAATATTTTATTAAACTTCTTTAAATGCTCTATATCTTTATAATTTAATTCAATACCTAATTCATAATTTCTGTCAGAAGAAATTATATATCCATCTGCATATATAAACCCTAGCCAATATGCTTTTTCTTCAGTATCTATACTATCAAAAAAGTATTGGTCTCCCCTATCTTTAGAATTTATATTTACGGTCAATCCCATTCTTCTTTTCTTACAATCAATAGACGCTTCACTTTTATTTAGTATTTTTGCAATTTCCTTAACTGTATATTTGTCATGTATTTCTTCTAATTTCTTTTCTTCTTCATCAGTCCATCTTGACATTATAAACACCTTCTCCTTATTTATTAAAGAGAAGGAACAAAGGCTTACACTCCTTTAAATTCCTTGTAAAAATTTGACTTTAAAATAAATTTTTAACCTCTCGCTCCATCATTAGAAGCTATAGCTGTTATTACAGAACCATTTTTAAATATACATTTAACATTATCTTTATTATTTTGAACTTTTTTAATTTCTTTTGCTAACGCAGGGTAATCCCTTCGTAAATCTTCAATCTTTTCGGTTATAATTAATCCTGCCTGGTCTTTGTTACCAGATGCAACTATTATTTTAGAACCTGGATATAATATTGCTCTACAACATACAAATATCGCAGTTAGAAATGACTTACCGAGACCACGTGACGCAATAAAGCAGAAACTTGTGCATATATTCATCATATAAAGTAATATTTGTTGAAACAAATATAAATTAATTCCTAACCAATCCATACAAAATCTATGTGGATTTTTTCTAAAATATTCTGTCCATATTTTTACACCATCTAATAAATTTTCATATGAATCTTTTTTTAAGTTTTTTCTTTGTTTGCATTTTAATCTATTCTCCATATCCTTTTTCATCCTCCTCTGTATAAGGAGTTGAATCATTATTTATTAACTTTTTAATAGGATTTAAGAAGTAACGATTTAACCACCATTTAATTCTATCCACATCATCGTATTCTGGGTGGACATCTGGAATAGGTTCATTTTTTTCTATTTTAGCAATTAATGTACCATAACTTAAATTATCGTCTTCACCATATTTGCTCATTTTAGATGGTAAAACATTTAATTCTTCCATACGTTTGGAAATTTGATTAGTTAAGTTTTCAAATGCTTTTTGGTCATTCTTGACTATAGCTCTTTCTCTTAGAACCTCTAACATACATATTGTTTTAATTAAATTAACTTCTTGAATGGCTTTAGACGGATAATTATCTGTGTATTGTTCATATTTTCTTTGGAGTAATTCATACTCATCATCTTGAAATCCCTTACCCCAAAAGTTAACAATCTCACTTGAAGTAACTGTCTCTCCAGTAATAATATTAGTTACACCATCATAAGTAAGCATATTATCTAAAGATGTTAACCCTTTAAATGCTTTATCTCTATTCATTATTCTAGTATAATTACCTAAAAAATTATTGCCATATTTCTCAACACATTTTAGATATGTTTCTTCGTCATAATACATATCTAAAACCATACATAAATGTATAAATGCTAATCTATGGTCGTTGTTATAATTTTTTAATAACTTTTTAAAATATTTATCAACTACTTCTTTACTCATGGGTAATTTCTTATCATGCTCATAAAGCATTGATTGTGTAGAGTAGAAATCTCTAACGGTAGGTTTAAATTTACCTGTAGCTGAACATTGTTTTGTGTCTGCCATTATATCACTCTCCTTTAAAATGAAAAAAAATGGTTACGACTAATGGAAGGAGTTTTTAGTCGTAACCTAAAGGGGAGAATTTATTTTTTGAGCCTTATTTTAAAGACTCAAAAAATACTGATATAATTATCAATATCATTTCAATCCTTAAAATAAAAATACCACTCTTATTCGAGTGGTTTAATTAATTATTCAACTTTCATTACATAACTTGCAACTACTCCATCTTCATCAAGTATTAATAATGTTTGAGAAGGCTTGTTATATAATTTTTTCTTCATAGCATAATCATCTGTTGAAATCAAGCTTCCGTTCACATATATATCCGTATTATATTGTGAAAACATTTTAGGTTGGTGATAATGTCCTAATAAAATTAAATCTATGTTTTCACCACCTATAACCATAGATAATTCTTCACTTACTTTATTTAAATTAACTTGGTCGCCATGGCATGAAACAACTGTATTTCCTTTTACATTCATTACAGATAATTCACCATTATTTATCGAATCTAAAAATACAACATTAGATAAATTCGATGTTCTCATTTTAATCATTTCATTTAATAACATGGAATAATTATTACTATTACTTCTATCATCTTTAATCATTTCTACTGCTTCATGGTTACCATTGTTTTGAGTTACAGTTAAATAAAAATAATTTGATAATTTTTCTATTACCTGTGATATTATTTCACTAACACTTACTATTTGTTTTACCAAAGATTCTTGATTAGATAATTTAATACTATTATGTAATTCACCAGATATTAAATCTCCGTTCAATACTAAATGTAATTTATCTATATTATTATCAATGCAATGTTCTATTGTTTTATTAATTATTTTATTTAACCTTTTTATAGCTATATCTTTATTATATTTATTTATTGAATTTTCTACAGTCATAGAAATATGTAAATCGCTTAATATTAAAATTCCGTCTTTTCCACTAGAATCTTCTTTCGGAACATAGCGATTCAACAATGGATTTCTTGAATTTAAATTATTGATTTCTTCACTTATTAAATTCATTACATTTTCCATCCTAGATAATCCTCTTAATTGCCTATTCACTTCTGTTCTTAAATCAGTTAACTTTATTTTTTCCTTTTTTATTTCAGCTAATGTTTTGCTATCTATATCATTTTCATCTATAGTTTCAGAATATAATTTAAATCCATATGCTAATTTTCTTAAATGGTCATCTGAATAATCTGTTTCATATTTTCTATTTATATCTTCCCATGACACATCATTTAATTTATTAAGTTTATTTAAACAATCCTGTATTAATCCTTTTTTATTCATAATTCCCTCCAAATAAACAAAAAAATAATTGGGAGGTACAAAACCTCCCATATTCAATTATCTTTCAATAGTATTTTCTACTTTCAGTTTAACATTTTTATCTCCAACAAAATCAGCAAATAAATCATTAATTGCAAATCTTTCTATATCATAGCCGTCTTTATCGGTTTCAACAATGAAATATTCGCCCTCTTCTTCGATAATACGACCTACTTTTATTTCTAATGTTTTTCCTTCTTTAAATATCATAGAACCACTCTCCCGTTTAAAATTCTAAAACAGATTCACTTGTTGTAGCAACAACCACATCGCTTCCAAACAAACCTTTCAATACTAATTCTAAATCATCTATTAATAAATCTGTGTTTCTTCCTCTCATAACTATTTCAAAATTATTTCTATTCACCACTATCGGTTCTGGTATTTCTAACCACATTTCTCTTGCTTTATCTAATATGTATTTTTTACTTTGTTCTGTAGCGCATATTATGGGAGAATCAAGGATAGCAGATAATTTTATCAAGTGGAAAGTTTTACCATTTCCTCTATCCATTCTTAAAATTTTCATATTTATCCTCCCTTTATTAATTATTCTTCTATTCTTTCTTTTACAGATTTTTTAAGTCTAACTTTTACAGTAACTTTATCATCTGTTTTATAAGGTGTAGCTTGTCCTTCTTTAGTTTTTAATACACCTTCTCTACCTTTTTGTATCTTCTTATCAACTAGGAACATTCCCATACCAACTGTGTCTCCTACTTCCATTTGTTGATATATTGAAGAAACAGTATCTTCTAATCCTTTTAATATTTCTCTAGCCTCTGCTTGAGATACTTTTAAGCCTCTTTCTTCTAAAGCTCCTTGTAATTCTTTTACTACGTTTATTTCCATAAAACATACCCCCTTAATAAATTATAAAATATTAATAAAAATAACAAATATTGTAGGCTTTTTTAGCCTTACACAAAATACGCTATTTATACTAGGAAAAAAGTAGTATATTTTGCACACTTTTAAAATATTCTATTTTTATCGGCATTTTTTACATATAGATAATACTCCTTTACTTCCATTTTTATTAAATTTATTAATCAATTTAACTTCACCACATTTATTACAACGTTTATATTCTCCTTTTCTTATATTTAAATAATACCAATTTTCCAATTTTTCTTCATATACCTCAACTATTTTATTAACTATTCTGTCTAAATATTTACTCACTGTACCTACGCTTTTATTTAACTCTTTAGCTATTTTACTTACCGTCATACCTTTCATCCATAAATTTAATAATTCTTCTTGTTTTTCAGTTAATTTAACCTCATTGAGTACATCTTCTAAATCTTTGAATATACATCCTAAATCGCTTTGAAAATCATACACTTCTAATTCTCTATATAATTGCAATAAAGCTTTCATATGAGTAGAATCCAATTCATCAAGTTCGTCCCAATCGGGCTCCCCTGCATCTTTTAATGGAGCTTTCCAAACAATAGGTTTTGCTAATTCTATTTTTGCTTGTAGCATGTCTTTTTTAAGTTCTCCTATGTGGTTTACTAAAAATGATTTAGCTTGTCTTTCCGTTTTAATCTTAGTGTGTCCTTTGTTTTGCATGTACTCCATAAACTCATCCAATCTATCTTCTCTTATGTAGGAACTCAATCTATCTATTTCTTTTTTATATTCTCTTAACTCTGGATAATTTTTTAAATCTTCAGCTGTAACTTTTTCATCTTTAGCTTTCTTGTAATTTTCTTTTCTCCTTAATATAATAACACCGTCATCTACCGATTCTCCATATGTATCAAAATATTTTCTATCTTTAGATATAGCATCTTGAAACTTCTTTTCATTGTCATATATTTTAATATGTTCTTTCTTTTTTTTATTAGGGTCACACCACATTATATAATTTGCTATAGCTTCTAAAGTCTTTGCTATATTTGATTCAGAATATAATTCTGTTTCTGAATTAGGCATTAAATCAATATAACTTGTTTTATTAATACGTTGAACAAATACTTCATTCCAAAATTCATCATTACTAAATTCTATTCCATTCTTATCTTTTATCACATTTAACAAATCGTATATGTATTGTATTCTACCTTCTAAATCATTTATATTTGTATCTAATTTTGTATAATCATAAATACCTTTTCCATCTATCTTGCTAAAAAATCTATTGAAATATACTCTTCCCATTTTATCCACCCCTATTTTATTAATTATTTTTATCTAATTCTTCTATTCTATTTTTAGCTATATTGAAATAATTTTTATCTAATTCTATTCCTACAAATCTTCTATTAGTATTTAAACAAGCAACACCTGTACTACCACTACCCATTGTAAAATCTAATACCAAATCGTTTTCATTTGTGTATGTTTTAATTAAATATTCAAGTAATGCCACTGGTTTTTGAGTAGGATGCAATCCTCTATCTGCGTTAAATTTTAATACGTTTGATGGATAATTGGTATACCATTGTTCATAAGTATTTCTTTTTTTCTCACTTGCCAAATGACCTAGATTACCACCTTTACCTTTATTTGATTTTATTATTGGCTGTTTCAATTTTACCAATCCTTGAGGATTATATGTCGGCTGTTTCTTGTAAAAAATATTTATATATTCAGTTTTCTTTAGTGGCATTCTCTTGCAATGTTGAAAATTCTTGCCCTGTTCCTTTTCCCATATCCAATCATATTTATAATTTTTAATATTACTATTTATTAATTTTGATGTAAATGGATTATCTGAAAACAATACTGTTGCACCATTATCTTTTATTAATTTATTTATTCTTTCCCACATTTCCTCTAAAGGTATAACTGAATCCCATTTGCAAGCAGTTTTTCCATAAGGTGGGTCTGTTATAATTGCATCAAATTTTACACCTAAACTAATTAATCCATCCATAACCTCCAAACAATCCCCTTGATATAATTTATATCTTACATTCATAACATTTCCTCCTTTATTAATTATTTTCTACTTTGAATAATCATCTATTCTATCTATTTTATACTCAATACGCTCCAAGCTCCAGAATAATCTTTCTATATGTTCCTTATTTCTCCCTTCTTCAATTGCTTGTTTAATTTTTTCTTCTATTTTTATAACCCTATCCGTATTAGCTACTCTACTCATTCTATATCACCTCCCATTCATTTATTTTAAATACAAGCGATTCGTATATACTGTCTAAAATACATTTATCGTCTTTTATCGTTGTTATTGCCCAATCTTCATATTTAAATTGTTCCTCTAGTTGTTTCTTTGCATATTCTTTCATTTTATCTTTAGCTGTATTCTTATCCTTACAAACACATTTAACTTTCTTATGAACTCCTTCTTCACTAAAATATATTTCTGTGACAATATACACTTTCATGTCTATACCTCCTAAATTCAATTTTAAGCCATTCTATCTCTTTCTTGAATAACTAATCCTATTTTCAATTAAAAACTCTTAGAAAAGCTCTCGTTAGATATTTTCACCACCTCCTTATATTAGTATATTAACATTGAGGGTTAATAAATTACCTATGAGTTAAAATTATTTTTATTATCACTTTGAATAAATATAATTCTTCATCCCCTAGTCGTCATAATAATTAAAAACCAAATTATTATTCCTCCTTCCCCTTATCTCAATAAGGGGAATTATCTCTTTATTAATTATTTTTACTCTTCTTTTATTCTTTTAAGAAAATGAATTTTTTGTCTTTAAAATATTGCGATAAAACTATGTTATTTTAAAGTGCGATTTTTGATTTTGCAACCTTAGAGGTAACAAAATTACTTATCTAACCAAATAATTAATAAATTTCTCATTCTCTTAGATGGTATATATAAATTAATTTCTTTTTCTTCTCTTATTGCACTTCTAAATAACCATTGAATTAATTCAGATAAACTCCAAATATCTTCGTCTATTTTAACTCCTTTATCAACAAAGAAATTATTAATTGTGGGTTTATAATATCTATTTATTAAATAAGCACAATTAGTTTTATCTTTATATTCATTAGTTGCTCTGCTATTACAAGGTACAAATCCATTTGTATAACCTTTACCTTTACATTGTTGTTTATAATCCTCAAAACAAGTCCACATATTAAATTTACCCTTTCCTTTAACTATATGTGTAAAATAGTTTGCTGTATTATTCTTTAATTTTTTCATCAATTCCTTCTTGCTAGATTTATCATACCAACTTTTAGACAGTGCAGTAGTCTTATCTCCTATAGCATTTAATTTACCTTCATATATATGTATTAAGTCTTTATATTTACTACCGTTGATTTCTTGATATTCACATAAATTATATTTGCTATCAATTTTATCTATTGATTTATATTCATATTCTACGTTATTTAAATCGTAATAATATCTTTGTACTTGACCTTTAAACATATATGTTAATATGTAAACCTCTTTAAAAGCTGTAAATATATTAATTGGAAATGTCCATAACATTAGTGAATTATTAAAGAAATATACATCGCCATTTTTAATTGGATTTTTCATACTACTAAATTTACCTTCATATGTATCATCTATCCAATGGGCTTTATTTTCTTCGTCTATTTCAATTATTTTTTCATTTATTAATATTTGAATATCTCTTTTAGATATTGGTATTTGTTCAACAACATCGCATACTTCGTCTAATATAAGTATATATTCACCTTCTCGAATATCATTTATTACTTCTTGACTTAATCCTCTAAATAAAGAGTGTGTTGAAATTACGTTATAACCCTCTTTTACAAGCTCATAGAAATGATTTGTTTTACTACCTTTCCCTAACTTTTCATTTGGTCTTTTGAATTCTCTATTATCACAGTTTTTAATTACCCTATCAATTTCAGATAAAAATGGTGTAATATACATAAATCTTTCAAATAGTTCATTATTCATGTATTGTATTGCATATGAAGTTTTTCCATATCCACATGGCGCATCAACTACTGTTATTTTACATTGATTTTTCATAATTTTCCCTCCTAAAATAAATGATTCTCTAATATATATTCTATATCATCTAAACTATAAAACCATATCGTTAATAATTCCATATTATTATCTATAGCATATTTAATTTTCATATTATCGTGAATTTTTAATCTTTCAAAATTTTCATATTTTTTATGAAAGAAAGGTGTATATTGTTTGTGTTGTTCACCATGATATTCTATTAATAAATTAAATTCCGGGAGATAAAAATCATATCTTAAAGGTTCATTTCCTAAACCATTTAATCCTTTAAATTCTTTTTCTTTCTCAAATTTAATGTCATTATCACTTAAAAAATCAACAATTCTTTCTTCACCTTTACTATAAAATACACTACCGTATTCTAAGTTTAACATTTCAAATGAGGATTTTGTAGTTATTAAGTTTTCATTTAATTTGTATTTACCACCTTTCTTATCTGTTATTAATAAATCATTCGTCAATGATATAACATCGTTTAAATTTTGATACCCATGTTTATTATGGTATCTTAAAGATTTTTTTACATCAATAAAATCATTTGTATATATTGTTATTGGTTCTATAAAATTAAAAATCATACTATGCTTTCTTGAATCCATGTAATTATATAATTCTCTCATAGGATTAATAAATAATCTTAAAGAAGTATTACGTTTTTTTCCTTTATAGAAATATTTTTCGTTTATATAAAAAGCACCGTCTTTTTCAATTATTAATTCTTTAGATTTCATTTCTTTTATGAAACTAAAGAAAGTGGTTTTACCTAATTTCATAATTTTCATTATGTCTTTTTGTGTCATGGGTTTTAATTTACTTCCTTGTTTGATATATAATGCGTTATCATTATATTTAATAAAGGTCGCCAAATACAATAATCTTAATTTGTTTGCTTGGGATATTTCTATATCTTCCAATAAACATTTATTATCCTCGTAAACAACATTTATGAATCCTCCTAGTTGTTTGCATTTATTTTTATATAGTTTACGCTGTTCTTTCATGGATAGTTTATTATTTTTCATGTCGCCACCTCCTTTTTATTAATTATTTTTACGTTGATAATATTTACATCTTTTTGCATGTGTATTTGTAAAGAAAACAATCACCTCCTTTCTTATATTATTATATTAACATTACACTTTTAAAAATTACTTATGGTTTTCATTATCTTTTTTCTTTTTAATTATAGCGTCGTGAATTACTACCATCATTATCAATGTAATCATAGGAAGAAACATAATTCCTACTAATGTTATTATGAAAGCCACCTCTCCAAATGCTTCACCAACTATAACTGAATATTTTAAAGCTTTAAATAATATAAATGCAGTTATCACAGCTCCTGATAATGTTGCACTATTTTTACCAGCATATCTCCACATAATATCAACTCCTTTTTATTTATTTATTTCTTATTTATGTATTAACATAACTGTATAAAAAATTACCTATGAATTACAAAAAAATGTTTGTCCATCTTATTTTTTATTAAGCTTCTTTAATACCATTACAAAAATACTCCGAATATATGTATTATATTTATATAATTAACAGCTAATGATGAAAAATTACCTATGAATTACATTATTTTTAATATATATAGTATTTAATTTAGTATTTAATAGTATTTAAGAAAGCTACTTCTATTGATATTCCTTGTGTCCATCATATTATATATGAGTTTTAAAGGTCTTAATATGTGTTTTTAAGGGATATATATGTTAAATTAAGTATCATTTCGTTTATAAATATGTGTTTTTAAGGGCATTTTTATTTCCTTAATTACTCATAATAATTTAAATATGTTAAAATAAGGGACTATTAATATGAGATATTAAGGGTTATAATATAACTATGAGAAATTAAGGAGGTTTTAATATGAGTAAAAATCAAATACTTATGAAAAATAACACAATAGTTAGTGCTAGATATAACATATCTCTCATGCATAATAATATATTTATTTTCATATTGTATAAACTTCAGAAGGCTAAGTCTGGCAATGCATATTGTTATATAAGTAAACAAGAATTTCAAAATCTTATTTCAAATAAAACACAGAAAACAGTTCCAGGTATTAAAAAAGTATTAGATAATATGCTAGATGAAAAAATATACTTTAGAGAAGATGGTGAGTGGAGCTGTAAATATAGTATTATAGCTGGGTATGAATATAATAAAAAAGAAGATTTATTTAAAATAGTTGTCATTGATAAAGTTTATCATCTTCTTATGAATTACAAGGCTTATACACCTATTAATATGAAAGTATTTTTAACTTTAAAATCAATATATAGCCAAAGATTATATGACCTTCTTAGACTATGGAGTAATACAAAAGAAGATATAACATATGAACTAGATGAATTAAAAGATTTATTAATGCTAAATAACAAATATAATTTGTATGCTGATTTTAAAAGAAATGTTCTTCAACGAGCTAAAAAGGAATTAAATAATACTGGAATGTTTGAATTATCATATACTGAAAATAAAAAAGGGCGAAGTGTAAAGTCTATAACATTTCATGTAAAAGATTTAGATAAAAGAGTATATTTTAAAAAGAAACAAACTGAACAAATTTCGCCATTGTCATACATTTCTAATAAGGATTTAATATCAAATGATTGTATATCATCTTTTCAAAAAGATTTTGAACTAATAGATTTCACATACGAAGATATGAATCAAGCTTTTATTGAATCAATTAATATAACATTATCTAAATTTAATGTAGATAAAATAGATTATAATGTATATCCTTACTTTAAAGCTGTGTTAAATAATAAAATTAGGTATTATACTGACTTATTTATAAAGACAAGTATTTTTTAATCAATCTATCGACAAAATATATTTTCCATGTTATCATAATATAGTACACTCTCATAAGAATTGCAAATATCACGTATAACATAGAATTTTCTTACAATTTTAATTAAATTATTACCTTTTGGAGATAAAATGTAATAATCAGCCCTTTTTAGGGCTTTTTCTTTTGTTTTTTATACATTTTTACTCATTTTTTGCTAAAAACTTAGTATTTTATTCGTATTTTTTCTTAATAATTTCACCAAATTCAGTAGGTTTCATAAAAATTTTCCCAAGTATTGACCTATTTTTATAAGTTTCCATTGATGTTTCTAACTCCTCTAATGTATCTTCTTTAATTAATCCGCCAATTATTTCCATTCTATCTTTTGATTCCATCTTCCATTCTACTTCCCAAATCTCTTTCATACCATTAACCTCCTAAAATAATTTTTTAATTATTTTATATTCATATTCATAGCGTGGATTTTTATTGCATATTTCTTTTAATTCTTCAATTTCTTCCTTGATTTGCTCTTTATTTTCAAGTTTTGCTCTCTTTCTATAAATTGTTCTACAACAATCAAATCTGTCCTGCATATATCCATATAATTCATATTTCATAGTTACACCTCCTTATTTTTTACTATATTTTTACTCATTTTTCACTAAATTTAATCGTTTATTCGTATTTTTTCTTAATAATTTCACCAAATTTAGTAGGTCTTGTAGTAATTAATTCACGCTTATTTCTATGTGCATAGTATTTCATAGATTCTCTTAATTCTTCATATGTGTCTTCTTTTATTATCCCACAAGTCATTCTCATTCCATCTCTCGATTTACTTTCCCATTCCACTTCCCAAAGTTCTTTCATATTATAACCTCCTTAAAAGAATCTTTTAATAACATCATATGCATATACGTATGAAGGATTTTTACTGCATTTTTCTTTTAATTTATTTATTTCCTCTTCTATTTCTTTTTTATTTTTTGTTTCAATTTCATTCATATAAATATTTTCATATAAATCATCTCTATCTTCTATAGATTCATATAATGTATACTTCATTATTTTACCTCCTCTTTCTTTTTACCATACTTTTCACATATTTTAAGTACAGTCTCTCTATCAATATAGAAAGTTTGTATTTCTGTACCATATTCTTCATAGTCAAATACTCTCATATTCCCTGCACCTCTTAATAAATGTAAATATCCATAGTTAATTATCATATTAGACCTAATTTCATCTTTACATTTACCACCTATAACGATATTTATATTCTGTTTAGTTATATTAGGTAATATATCTTTAGAAGGTAATTGGGTAGTTAGTATTAGAAATACCCCTGCTCCTGCACCTCTACTAGCTATTAAAGCTAGCATATTATGAAAATCTTTATTCTTCATATAAGAAGATAACTCTTCTATCACTATAAATCTAATAGGTATCTTTTTAAACTTTCTATACTCCCATATATCAGTACAATTTCTATAAGTAAACTGTTCATATCTTTTATCTATATCTTGTATAGCATCAAATAATATATCTTCAGCTTCATTTCTATTTTCTGTATAATGAATTACATTTTTACAGTTTCTAAATTCAAATAAATCTACTCTCTTTTCATTGATTAAATCTAATACAACATCACATTTTCTTTTCATAACTAATTGAGATATAATAACTCTTAAACAATTAGATTTACCACATCTAGTAGCTCCCGCCAAATACATATGTGCATTAGAAGGTTCGCTAAAATCAATATATCTAATGCTACAATCTTCTAAATTAATTCCAATAGGGATTTTGTATCCTTTAGCTTTATGTTTTTCTAAATCAAAGTCAGCACACACTATCTCTTCCTTTTTAATTCTTAATTGAATATAATATCCATTCTTTTTAAAACTAACATCTTCCTTTTCTTTATTTAATAAATGACAAAACTTATTCTTATTATTATTAAAATCGTCTATAGTCATCCCCGTAGGTATTATAAATTCATATATTTTATAGTTTTCGTCTTCCCATTTATTTCTTAACTTAGGTATATCTCCAGAAGCATTCTTCATATTGATATTATTAAAGAAATCAGTAAAATCAATATGTTTAATATTAAATACATCTAAAGCTGATTTACATAATAATGTTATTGTATCCCAAATAGTATTTGTTAAAGGTTCTATTACATTACTCATATTATCATCTCCTTTTACTTAACTATATGCAAGTGTGTAGTAAATGTTTCCTAAATATTAAAAAAAATATTTTAGTAACATTATTTAAATATATACATATACTATATTGAGGTGATAATATGACTGAAAGAGATATCCAAGTATTAAACTTTATTAATCTAGTTACTATGTGTAGAACAGAACATATAAGAAATTTATTTTTTGCAGGATTAACTAATACCACTTGGGATAGAAGAGCTAATAAATTAGTAGAATATAAGCAATTAAAACGCTTTAGAAGCGGAATATATAATAGAGAATATATTTATTATATTGAAAATAAACCTAACGAGAGATTACTTAGGCATGATATGTATATAACTGAATTAATATATAATTTATTATTACTAGGTGTAGAAATAATAAACGTAGATAGAAATGTTCACTTAGGGAATGTTATAGCAGATGGTTATATTATAATTAGATATAAAAAAGACAATACTATAATTAAGAAAGGCTTATTGATAGAGGTTCAATTACATGGTAGGTTATCAGATTGTATAGATAAATACACAGATATTAATCCTATTAAAGAATATGTTATTGAACAAGGCATGCAAACTCTTCCTTCTCTACTTATTATAAGTGACTTACAAGGTAAGACTAGAAATAAAATTCTTAAAACTATGTGTGTAAACTGTAACTTAGAGTGTTTAGACAAGTGTATATTATAATGTAAAATTGAGTGTGTGGTATGACTATTGCTTGTACTACACACTCTTTTATTTGGTATTTCAATGGTTTGGTACGGTAAACTAAGGAGTTTATATAGATAAATTAATACGTAATAGAGGTATATTATATCTGATTAAACCCGTATTTTCCCATTTATTTCCAATATATTAAATATACTATTAAATTCCCATTAAATCAAGTACTAATTTATAAACGTAAAATAACATATTTATAATACCATTTCCCGAGAATAAGTACAACACAGAAACATTTAATTTTAATACTTTTAAATTAGGCAAAATAGAGTATAACAAAAACGTATTAATTTCCTAGTATTCTTAATTTGCAAATATGTTTATGTTATAAAGGTAGGAGCTTGTAGGAATTGCTAAAAATCTAATTCGGTATTTTTTACGACACATAGTTGGTAAACTACTACACAGAATAAAATTTTTGTCAAGCCCCTCCGAATATGATACCACCCCCTAGATGTTGAAATATCAACATTTCTTACCCTTTGAAAAAAATTCCTTTGCTCAAAAAGTGCGATTAAGTATTAATTAATCGTACATTCTTAATTTTATAAAGTGGTTTGCTTGTCTAGGTAATGTAGTTTTCAATACTACATTGCATACTTATCCACAATCTTTACACGTGTTATCCACAGGTTGTATATTATACATACGAAAGCAAGTCTTACAATACTAACAACAATAACAACCAACCACAAGCCTACTAATATCAACAACTCCAACTATTCAATTCCTATCGTTCTTATTACACTTATCCACAAGTTATAAACAGACTTATCTACAATTTTTATCTAAGTTATCCACAAGTAAAATTTTTCTAATTTTTCCATTTTTACATTTTTTACCATTTATTCAATTCTCCTTAATAATCTAAAGTAATTTTTCTGTTTTCCTTTATTTTCCTAAAGTGTTTACCTATAATTGTTTCACAGTTTACCTTTATTACCCAATACTATGCAACCATTGCAATAACTATATCCTATACCTATAATGGGTATATTGTAAAGCGTGAAATTGTTGGAATTGCTACATTCTTCTATTTTCTTCTATTTGTATATACCTATGTAGGGTATTCAATCCTAGTTATATCAACGGTTTCACTGTTTTCCTGTATATTTTCCTAAGTCCTGTAATGCTTGATAATGCTAGATAGTTAATAAATATACCTATGATAATTAAGATAATAAAGCATAATGTTAATTTATATTAACTAATTAAGCTATTCTCTTTTGTTCTCTTTATTATATAAAGCATGTATATATTTTGTCGAATGCTCTAAAGCTAGTAATATCAACAACTACAGTATTTTATAATAACTTTATAATATAAAACAATCTTTATATTTTCCCTAATTAAATAAAGCTAATCCTTGATTTACCTTAATATTTTAAAGGAGATATTATCATTTTGCTTTATTTAATTAAGTTAAACTTATTAATTAATACCAACTTTATTTATTAAACTTTAAAATCAATTTTAAAATGGAATACTTCATAAAAATAATTTTGTACGATAAAATACTTTTTTATAGCTTTACTAAAATAAGTAAATTGTACTATCCACTTTAATAAAATTTGTGACCCTTTTTTCTACTATCAATAAATAAAGTATTCGACACAATGCACCTTACTTATATAAAGTATTCGACACTTGCTTTCACTATATAAATTATTTTTTATGTAAGAATTATCTAATATGATACAAATATATTTTAATATATAAATTATTTTTTATGTAAAGAATTAATTATTTAAAGGGCGTAAACTTAAATAAATAAAGTGACCCTTTTTTCTACTATCACTTTTTAAAGTAAAACTTGTCGAACACTTTAATAATTGACTGTGGAGTCTATCTTTTACTTAAAAAATTAAAGTATTTAGCTATAAAAATTTATTTATATATAAACTTTTATTTTTATTGTAGATATCTAAAATATAGCTTAAACAGTTGATATTACTAACTTGTAGCGTTTTTACTTATCATTTTTCTATCTATATATTTTTTAAGAAAAAAATAAATTTCAAAAAATTGTTGACAAATTAAACTAGAACGTGATATCATATAAACATAAACAACAACAAAAAAATAATTAATAAAAATTCAAAAAAGTATTTGACAAAAGAATATAACTTGTATTATAATTAAAACATAATCAAATCAATTAGCAACCTTGTTATAACATAAGAAATAAAATCATTTCATAAAATTAAATACTTAATATCCCTATTGAGTATTTAAAAAAAAATTAATAAAAATATTTGACAAAATAAAAAATATATGCTATTATTATAACATAATAAAAATAATTAATAAATAGGAGTGGTAAATATGAAAACAAGAAATCCAAAGAACTTAGTTAAAAGATATGAAAATCTTTGCGAATTAGAAAACACTGTATCAGATTGTTATTTAGGAAATTCAAGTTTCTATATGTTATCTGACGGTAGATACTTGAATGCCGAATCTGATGGTAGTTACAGAGCAGTCGACCATAGAATAATTTTTGGAGCTACAAAAATAAGTGCATACGATAATGACGCTTTTGGAAAATTACAAAGAAATTACCAACTTATTAGAATAGTTCCAGAGTGTGAAACTATAATGTTAGATAAAAAACAGAAGATAACATTAGAACAACAAAGAGAACTTGACAACCTTGGTTTTGACATAGAATATTATTGGGAATAATAATCTATTCCCTAAAGCTCAAGTTTTAAAAATAATTAATAAATAAAGGGGAAAATGAAAAATGTTAAAGGGAGAAATAAAAAAAGGAACAATAAGAAGAACAGAAGGACAAGAAAAGAAATATATAAAACAGTTCAAAGGTAACGACCTAGAAAAGTGTATCATAGCAATAAATAATATGATGCATCAACGTATATACGCATCAAGTCACTTGAGAAAAAAATCAACAGTATCATATAATATGAGAGCAATTTGTGAAATGTTGAAATATGGAGAATTTGACGTCATAGAATACAATTACACTAGAGGACAAGGAAGAATATTAGTGGAAAGTTGGAGTACGTTTCCAGTAGAAATTGATGATAAAATGACACAATGTACAATGAAGGTTGTCGTTGAGCCAAAAACACAAAAAATTATAACAGTATGGTATAATAGCGTTGACGACACTCATGCAAGTTTAAATATGAAAAGATATAACAAGGACTTAGAAGTTGTGTTCTAGTCCTTCCAGCTCAATGCTATCCAATGATAGTATATAATATTAAATAAAAGGAAGGTTGATATTATGTTAAAAACTATATTAGAAGGAAATAATAGAGGAAAAAAAGCTAGAGTTATTAAATATTTACAAAAAGAAGTATTTAACGATAATCAAAATATTACCGATATAGCTAACTGGGAACACGCTGGAGCATGTAAAGGCAATAAAAGTATATGCGTTGAATATAGACTTGAATTCGATAACTTAGGATATATGACAATAAGAATAGATGAGGAATACAACGGCAAAATGACAGTAAGATATCAAGACGTTGTTAGACGTGACTTGATAACAAGAGACGAACTTTATAAAAGACAAAAAGAAGAATATCAAGCCAACAAATCAACATTAAAAGAAATAAGCGAATGGAAATAATAATAAAATGATAGAGGATTTAACAGTCCTCTATCAGCTCAAAAATGATTATAAAAAATATTAATAAAAACTATTGACAAAAGATAGTAGAATATGATATTATAATCATGATAGTAAAAATAATTAATAAAATTAAGGAGTGATTTTGAATGACTAAAAATGAAAAAAAAATATTATTAGAAGAATATGGATATCAATATCAAATAGAACAACTAATGGATAAAGATATAAAATTTTATAAAAATGTATTAGATAAATTAGGACTTCATAATGACAGAATAAATATAGAAAATGAAGTTTATTATATGAAGAATGAATTGAGCACTGTAAAATCTAGTACTTATGAAAATCTTAATGATATAATTGAAAAATACAATGATGGTAAAAGAGTTAATGCAGAAGTTATGGAAGTTTACTTAGATGAAATAGAATATCAAGCAACAGAAGAACATAAAAAGTGTATAAAAGCTAGTAAAAAAATTATATTAGAGGGTTAGTTAATCCTCTAGGCTCAACTATCAAAATGATAGCAAATTATATTAATTAGGAGTGATTAAGTTATGAAGAATAAAATATTATGCATGTTAGTAGTATTAATAGGAGTTGTTATATTCAAAAATGAAATATCAATCATGTTGATGTATGTAGTTGATTTGATAGGCTATACATTCAATATTAATGTAGTTGATGTAATTGATTTTCTTAATACTATATACTATTTGTAGTATTAAGAATGATAATATAACATTGGGAGGGTAACCTCCTACTAGCTCAATACTATCAGAAATGATAGTAAAAAATAATTAATAAAATTGTTGACAATTCTTTAATGATAGTGTATATAATATTAATATAAAATAAATTAATAAAAAAGAAATTGTATAGGCACATTTAACGGGATAGGAGCTACAATGTATGAAGAATTTTTATTAAGTATTGGATTTAATAAAAAAGATATCAAAATGATAATTGACAGAAGTAATAGAAATAAACCATACATAGTAATTGAATGTATGGTCACTAATGAAGAATATAAAAAAATAAATAATTATGTTATTACAAATTTAAAAGAATATTGTATATAAACTGGACTAAATTCCAGTTGTTCTTAAACTATCATAAATGATAGTAAAAATAATTAATAAATTAGGAGGGTTTAAAATGAGAAAATCAGAATTACAAAGTATATTAAGAGATTTAGAAGGGTATAAAATAATTTTAACAAAAGAAACTTACAAAAAAGAAGGAAGAAAAAACTTCCCTAAAAATCCTTTAGAAGTAACTACAGAAGAAATAACAACAGAAGAATATGATAAAATATTTTCTAGTGGAGACTTCTTTAAGTCACTAGGAGGAATTGAAAGAACTTATAAGAGTTATACTTTAGCAGGTTATATACCAACTAAATTAGTAAGTGTAAGCCCTAATAAAGAAATTAAAATTGTAAGAAGAATATCTGTTGAAAGATACTAAAAATAATTAATAATACCGTCTATATTTATAGACGGTATTGCTCAAAACTATCAAATGATAGTATAAATAATTAATAAAATTTTAGGAGGTTTTAAAATGAACAACGATTTAATGAGATTAAGAAGTTTAATAGGGAGCGAATTGGATTATGATGACACAATTTGTGCAATGATAGATGAAGACAAAGAAGTAATAATAGACGATGTAAAACGCAATAGCAACTTTGAAGAATATGGTCGTTGTAGTCTATATCTAGTATATTATAACGACCCAATAAGCAAGACATATGGTATATGGGTTGATGCTGATAATATAATACGTGTAATATCATAAGGGCGTTTAAGCCCTGGTTCTTAGTCATCAAAATGATGACAGAATATATTAATATTTTGGAGGTAATAATATATGCGTATAGAAGGTTATATATTGGACTGTGATAATAATAACTTAGCTAATAGCGTATTAGAATATTTAAAAAGAAAAACAAATAATTTAACTTATAAATATGAAGAGGATATTTACAGTTTATTTGTAAAAGGTGATATAGTATCAGATGATACAGAAATATATATTAACAATTTTATAGATTTTTTAGAAAATAATAATATGTGTTTTATGGGTATGTTTGGGGAGTAATTCCCCAAGTTCTAGATTGTCTTAAATGATAGTAAAATACATTAATAAATATTTGTAGACTGGAGTTTTATCCAGTCTTTTTTATTGTCTATAAAATGATAATGATTTTCATTAACATTAAATTTCAACTCCAGAAGTTATTTTTATAAAAGTTTAATAAAAACGACTTCTTAAACGCCATTCTAAAGCGTTTTAAAATGATTAAGGTATAAATACCTTGTAGGTTATAGAATTCCTTTATAATGGATTATATAGGATATTTTATATTTTTATCTATAATTGATAATACTTTTCATTTGTATATTTATTCTCGTTTGAAAATGATAGCAAAATAAATTAATTTGTTATTGAGAATAATAATCATAACTATAAAAATTAATTTATATATAAA